TCAGTCCTCCTTCGATAGGAACTCATCGAACTTGCTAACCATCTTGAGGTTAGCCGTAATCTCCTTGTCGATGTCAGATTTCTGTGTACCAATGTCGTCGAGCTGAGACTTCAACTTCTCCTCACGCCTTACTGCTTCGTCTTTTGCGGCAGTAAGCTCACCAATAGCAACCCCGATACCATCACGAGCCTTCTGAAACGTCCGAAGGTGAGCGTTGACCTTACCTTGTGCCCGCGCCATGCGGTGCTGTGGAGCCTTGAGGAATAATGACAGTAAACGTTTGAACATATAACTACCTCCCGTAATGGTTGAATTTATTCAGCGGAGCAAGAGCCACTATCGGATGAACCCGAGTCGCTTCCGCAGTTGTCATTGCTTTCGTACCCACCGCTGTTGCCTTCGTAGTAGGTCGTTGTCGGAGTGGTATTGTAGTAACTGCCGCCGCTAGAACTGCTTGATCGAGGTGACTGTGAAACGCTTGGTCGGCGGGAGTTGAAGCGTCCCGTCTTGGTTCCCTGGTGATTGATTGGTGATCGTGCAGTTGGTTTACTAACACTCACGAGTTCATCTCCCCTGCATTGTCGAAGCTCGTCCCGAACCCGCCGCGATCAGCGTTGCCCAGTCCTGCAACTTCGTACAACTCCTTCATGAACAGCGGCAGGAATACTGCTTGGCATACCTTGTCGCCATCGTAAATCGTAGTTGGCTTGTCCGTTTCGTTCTTGAACTCAGCCGCCCACTCGTCTCCATCCCCGCAGAACAAGGAGTCCATCACGCCGACACCGTTAGTCAGCTTTACTTTCCACTTGCGATACGTGGAGGATCTCTGGAACAGCAGACCTACAGCTTCCATAGGAATCTCTGTCGCTACATTCAGTGGGATGACTGCTACCTCCCCAGGAGCAAGATGAATAGGTTCATCCAGTCGTGCAAAGAGATCGTACCCTGCATTGCGGGGGTTCTCCTTGTTGAAACCTTGGCGGCTAGTATCCATACGCTTGTAGGGAATGAACCCGTGAACCTGGGCAATCGCCTTACCCTTCTTGCCGCAATTCTCGCAACCCATCGTTTACTCACCCGCCTGATATGTCATAAGCACCGCATAAAACGGTTTGCCGTAGGACTTGTTGTAAGTGGAGGAGAACTCCATCCCTAAGACTAGGGAGGTTGAGTTCTCGTCTTGCCACTCACTGATCTGCTTGTCCAAGGCGGCTACAGATGCCGCCGAGAACGTCTTCACCTTGAACGATTGAGCGTATTTACTGATCTTCATCACTTGCCACCATCCAACAGGTGAAGCTTAGGTGCTTCAGGGAGGATAATCTCAGGAGTGTTCTGCTCAGCCTTCTTCTCCTCAACCAGGGCTTCAAACTCTTCCTCGCTCAACTCTTGAATCTCAAGATCGAGAGTGGTCGTCAGGATGTAACCCATACCATCAGTGAGGTGGACGTTGAAGAATGTCTGCGGCTGTTCATTGAAGGAACCATCCTCATAGTTGAATCCGATGACAGCTTTCTCGTATCCCGCCACAACGCCCGCGAACCATACGTTTACTTTCGTAGTGCCGCCCGTAGGTGTTTGAACCTCGTGCATGTTCGTTGGTGCGTGAACGTACTTACCGATCATGCTTGCTACGATTTCCTCCGTAAGAACTTGATCCTTCGCTTTAATTACTTGTGCCATTTGTAATTCCTCCAAATTTGTATTTGAGCTTTTCGCTCTCTCACTTTCTCTATACGACACGGTTCGACCTGAGTTAAGCGTACTTTTTCAAGTTTTTCAGGATGTCGATTTTACTGCCCGAATCAATTGGCGGGGCGTATGAATCCTCAAACTGAGTGACGATAATCTCCCGTGATTTCAACTGCAACGTGACCAGTACACTGCGCCCGTGGAACTTCATTCGAGACTTCACAAGGATGCGATTCTTGTTCCCGTCGAGAACATACTCGGCTATATCCCCATTAGCCAGTGACTCCATTACATTGGCTCTCGAAAGACCTTGCTTGAGCATTCCTGAAAGGCACTCTTGAGTGAATGTGAAATTACCGTCCACAAACTTCAAGATCGCTTCTCTTTCTAGTTGGTTAATACTTACTCCATCTTTCCGCACGACTTCACCTCCCTTAATTTCTCTATACGACATGAATAATTGGCAGTTAAATTGGGCATAAAGGTGATGTGGTGCCACACGCTATACACGAATCTGCGGCTAGTCGCAGGGGTTTTGTCGTGTACATACCTGGGAAGAACAAAGCCTAAGGCTGATCGGGACGCTGATCGGTCTATTCGTGCTGTTATAAAGAAAAAAGCACCCCGAAGGGTGCCTTATAATTACTTCTTCTTACGGTTTTGGAGCTTGTCGAAGCCGTTAGCTGTAGACACTTTGGCATACTGCTTGGACTTAGCTTCAAAGAAGTCCGTCTTGGTGGCGTTAAGTGCTTCGTCAGAGAATGGACGAATCCAAGGCATAACGTTCTCCCCTTCAAAGTGCTTGCCTAGACCCATCATCACCAGTCGTTGGTTGGCAACCCACTTTACATAGCTCTCGAACTCATCGAGGTCTACGTTATCCAGTTCACCAAGTACGTGATGAGACCAAGCGATCTCAAGGTCAACTGCGGTACGGAAGGTCTCAACAGTCCACTGCATGTTCTCCTCAGTGTTCAGTTCAGGGTAATCCTTAAGAAGCTGTTTGAATACTTCAGAGAAGAAGTACACATGCTGACGCTCATCCCGTTGGATATAGGAAGCCATCTCCGCAGTACGCATCATTCGCTGACTTCCCACCCGCGCCAAGCTATAGAAGAACGCGAACCCAGTGTAGAAGTCCAGTCCTTCCAAGATGATGTCAGCCACCAAAGACTTGAAGAAGGTCTGAGGGGTTGGGTTATCACGGAAGTCCTGGTACAGCTCTCGGATGAATAGGTTACGCTTCAGCAATACCTCATCCGTTTTCCAGTACTCGAACACTTCCTTCTGAGTCTCATAGTCTGCGATGGACGACAGCACGTAAGTGTACGACTGGTTATGGATGATCTCCTGTTGACCGATGATGCCGCAGATCGCTTGCAGTGACGAGTCCGTAAGATAATCCTTCACATCTGCCACGTACATACTTTGCATGGAGTCCAGTACTCCCAGGAGACCAATGATCTTCAGGTAAGCAGTCTGCTCCTGTTCACTCAGCTCCTCCTCGAACTGCATCTTGTCAGCGTTCATAGGGATTTCATCAGGAATCCAGTGGTTACCAATCAGTACCTTGTAGAGCTTATACATTTTAGGCATCCGAATGTCATCCCAGTTCAAGATACCTGAGCACTCTCCGTTGACGATGCGGGTAGATTTGTTAGGCGCGGTGATGTCAAAGATGGGCTGTTTTTTCAATTGTTCCAAGTTAATTCCTCCTTAAATTGTCCTTCACATTCTCTATACGACACAGGTACGTCTCAGTTAAGAAAGAAAAACCCGCCTATTTCTAAGCGAGTTTCTTCCTATTATAATGTGTTGCTTATGAAGCGCAGGATTCACATTCTTCAGGCATCTCGTTTGCCATGTTACGTACGTAGTAAGTGGTTTTCACACCGCTTTTCCATGCGTCCAGGTGAAGCTCAAGGAAGTCCATTGCGTCGATGTCAGGCTTCACGTACAAGTTGAACGATTGTCCTTGGTCAATGAACCGTTGACGAGATGCTACGTGCTTAATAGACCAGTGTTGGTCAAGCTCGAAGGCATTCTTACGGTAGTACTGCACGGTAACCATGTTCAGATCAGGTGCAGGGTTGGCAATCTTGTAGGTCGTCTTCTCCTCGTATGTCAAGAGTCCGTACACAGGGTCGATGGAAGCTGTAGAACCTGCAATAACGGATGTCGATCCATTCGGAGCCACCGCGAACAAGTATCCATTACGAATACCGTGCTCCATGACATCCAGGCACAACTGATACCAGTCAAGTCCCTGAGGGCTTTCGATTGGGAATAGTTTACCTTCAGCGTCACGACCGACTAAGCCGCGATCAATGAAGTAGTTACCGTTAGCCCACTCGGAACCTTTGAACAGAGGGTACGCGCCTTTCTCCATCGACAACTTCATGGATGCCTTGATGCCATAGAAGCTGATCTTCTCGTACAGGTTCACGTTGTACTCAACAGCCGCATCCGACTCCCACCGCAGGTGATTCAATGCTAGACGGTGATGGTATCCGAACGTTCCAAGACCAATAGCACGATATTGTTGGTTGGTGTGTACCGCTTGAAGGACTTCAAGCTTATCAGCATTCAGGTCAATGATGTTGTCCAACATGCGAACCTGGATGTCGATGATACGTTCAAGCTCATGATCCTCTGCTTTACCTAGGTTGATAGAGGATAGGTTACACACTACCATCTCACCAGGAATCTTCTCGATGAGGATGCGAGTCTTACCTTCCTTAGTTACCAGTTCCTCCCTCACTACCTTGGTGGCAGATTGGTTCTGTTCGATCTCTGTGCAGAGGTTAGAACAGTAGATGATTCCGTGACCTTTGTTCGGGTTGGCACGGTTTACTGTGTCCTTGTAGAACATGTAAGGTACACCAGTCTCAAGCTGAGAGGTCAGGATACGGATGAAGATGTCGATAGCAGGTACGGTCAATCGCGGCAGAGTTGGGTGATCTACGCATTGTTGGTACAGCTCACGGAATCTTCCCTTACCCTGCTCCTCGTCATACACCTCGTCCAGTTCAAAGCCCATGATGGTATGTACTTCGTGAGGGCAGAACAAGTGCCAGTCGTCTCCGTTGTCCACTGCTTCCATGAACAGGTCAGAAGCAATGAATCCCAGGAAGATGTCGTGTGCTCTCATACGATCATCTCCGTTGTTCAGTCTGAGATCGAGGAAGCTCAGGATGTCACGGTGCCAGTCTTGCAGGTATACTGCAATGGAACCTTTACGAGTACCCAACTGGTCTACGGATACCGCAGTGTTGTTGAGCTGTCGAATCCAAGGCACCACACCCGCCGACTTGTTCTTGTAGCCACGGATGTCGGAGTTACGAGCACGCACCTTGCCCATGTATACGCCGATACCGCCACCCATCTTGCTCAACCGAGCTACGTCCGTGTTGGAATCGTAGATACCGATAAGCGAGTCATCTACTGTGTCAATGAAGCAGGACGAGAGCTGACCGCCCTTTGCCTTACCTGCATTCGACATCGTAGGCGTTGCTGTAGTCATCTTCAGAGTTGACTGTGCCCAGTATGCTTCTTTGACTAATTCCATACGCTTCTCAGGGGCTTCGTTAAGCATCTCAACCATGGAGATAATCATGTAACGCTCCTGAGGAAGCTCGAAAGTGTTCTTCTCGTAGTCCCCTGTCAGGTAACGCTCATCAAGAGTAAGGAGACCAATGAACGTGAACAGGTGGTCGCGGGTATGGTCAATCGTTGCTTCAAGCTCAGCAATGTCACTGTCGGAATATACTTCCAACAATCGAGCATCATAGATACCGATAGACGTGAGGTACTTGAGCAGATCACTGAAGGAACCATACGGTTTATTTGGGTAAGTCTTGTATTCACGGTTGATCGCCGCTTGCTTGTACAGTTTGGTTCCGTAGATGCGGGATGCTACGAACATCCAATCAGGGAACTCTTTGTCGATCAGCTCTACCGCAGTCATGTACAATGCGTTGGTTATATCAACGCTTGCCACCTCTACGCGGTTCAGCTTGGACAATGCACCCTTCAGCAGTACCTCTTGGTCTAGGTTAGGGTGGTTCTCCATGACACGGGAGATGTATACCATCAACCTCTCAAGGTCAAAGCTCATCTCTCTGTTCTCAGGTTTGGTTACGGTCTTGATGCGAGTCTTAATTGCTGTCACGGTTTTCTCTCCCCCACGGTTTATTTTGATAGCCTGTAGTTTGCCATTAGGTGATCCACTACGAAGTCGAGTCCTGGCAATCTCTGCGAAACCATCTCCTCTAGTAACGGAGACAGTGATCGTAATCCCACCGCTATAATTGGCGTTCTATTAGTATAGGCAGTATGGATTATCACTACTTCATCCACTGAGAGGTTTTCGTTGGTCGCATCGAAGACTACGACATCTGATTGAACCACAGCCCTCTCGACCATGAGCATGTATTCACGGTTACTCATCCCGATGGCTGTGGAAGGGTCATGGTGTGCCCATGCAATGTCGGTATAGGTACTCAGGCTCTCTAATGAGAACCCGATAGCTACTGCGCTAATCACTACCGACCACCGCCCATCCATACGCTTTACCCTTTTTGACTTCCTCAAGAGTTAGCGTCCCAAGCTCCTGACCATCCAGGTACTTGAACAGGTCAGACACATATACTTCAAACTGCTCCCCTGTATCCGTGTGCTCAATAGTTAGCCCTGCACTTGATCGGGAGGAGAACCACCCCACGATCTTGAAGGTGCCACCTACTCGTTGCTTGTCCCGAGTCTTGTTCTTAAGCTCAGGACGAACAGGATACTCATGGTTCAAGCAATAGCCGTACTTGTCATCGTCCTTGTACTCCTTATCGCAGGAGGGGCATACCTTGACCATGATCTGACTACTCTTTGCCACTGAACAACCTCCTTCCTTGATCGACGACCTCCCGAAGCTCTTTCAACTCCCTCATCAGCTTGTGGTACTCGTCTCCCGTCATGATCGCCACACTATAATCCAATCGGGTCAACCCCTGCTTGTCATCGCGGGTCTCCTGCACAGTGATGTTCTCAAACAGAGGTTTCCTGAACTTATTTGCCATGTCATTGTCAATGATCTTCTTCAGCTCATCAGGAGGAATTTTACAAGTAGCTACCTCAAGATCAGTTACCAACCGAGTTGCGTGATACAAGTTCATCCCTTAACCTCCTCAGCAAGTCAAGCTCCTCTACCAAGGTGTAGAACTCTCTATCCCGAATAACGAAGTAGTCAGTGTTCTCACCGAAAGAGAATGCAAGGGCAGGTATCTTCTTGTTCTCGAACCCTTCCTGCTCAATCTTGTCCATCCATTCCTTCTTTATGGTCATTGACTTGGAAGGTTTCTCCTTGGTCTTGGCTTCTATTTGAAACAGCTCGGATACGATGTCACTCTTAGCGAACCACAACGCCCCCGAAGCCAATACTCTTTTCGCATCTTGTTTGATCTGTTGAAGACTCCGTGTAATGCGAGTCTCTTGTCGCTTGGAAGCGATCTGACCTCTGCTCTTAGACATTTACCTGACCCATCCTCTCTACAACCTGCTGTTTAATTGAGCTTTCTACAGCTTCAATAATGCGTGGGCTGTTCTCCGATACGATCTGCTGAGTAACGGTGAGGTAAATATCCCTCTTTGCTTGATTCAATCTATATTTGAGACAGTACCCCAGGGACAGGGCGATAGCGTTAGCTACCCCCGCCACTGCGATACCGTAGGCGATTGGCTCCATACGGTTCATCCCTTCTGTTTCATTTCATAAATCTTCAGGCGAAGTGTAGCCCGAAGCATAGGGAAGAACAGCCCTACGATGGATGGTGGAATGTCGAGGATGACACGCACCACATGATACAAGCGAATTACTCGCTCTCTACCGAGGAACACGTTGAGATACCCTTTGACCATCCCTTCATCCCTGGTTTCAGACCAAATGTGGCAAGCTCTGACGATGAAGTAGAGAGCATAAGCCGCCCACAGAATCATCTGCCACCAAGTCAAGCTGACAAACGATGTATACAATCCCACGAACATACGGTTACCCCCTAATTGCGTTTTGGACTAGCTCGTAGATCATGTTGTAAAGCTTGCTATCGTTCTCCTGAACGTCCAATTCTACGGCTTCTTTGACCTTAGCGATACCGTTCCACTTCTGCTCCTTGCCTTCCTCATCGGGAACGATCTCCCCAGTAGTGGTGTCAACGAGCTTGAGCCAAGACGTTCCGCTAAGAACACCCACCTCTTTAGCTACCGTTACAAGCTCCATGATTCTGTCCATACCATAGGCATAGTACAGGTCGATGGAAGCAGTTCGGAACGGCGGCGCGATCTTGTTCTTCGATACCTTCAGCTTGGACTGCTGACCTAGGATTACCTTGGCTGATCCCGATCCTTTAGCGAAGAACTCGCCTTTGCTTACGTCCAATGTCTGAGTGGAGTTATGCTTGAATGCACGCCCACCTGAGGAATCAGTTGGAGTACCGTACATGGAGAAGCCGCCGATCTTGTCACGCAACTGCTGAATGAAGATCAGTGTGGTGCCTGAGTTCTTCAGCTCACCTGAGTTGACGAGCTTACGCATGGCAGAGGAGTTCAGCTTGGACGTACCGCCCACCCGAGTCTCTTTCTCGAAGTCGTCATTCTCCATCTCGCTTTTAAGCATCAGACCGTCCGTGGAATCCAGTACGATATAGGCGAACCGTCTGCTACGAAGCATCGAAAGGATCATGCCGTAGATTTTCTCTGCGTAGGTATCAGGCTGAGAGACGAACAGCTTATCTGTGTTCACTCCGAGAGTCCGTGCCCACTCAAGGTTCAAGGCATTCTCCAAGTCGATGATCGCATTGTCACGTTCAGGCTCAACCTGCTGTGCTTCTGCAATCGCCATGAGTGCCAATGTCGTTTTACCTGCCGCTTCCCCGCCACGAAGGAATACCATCCGTCCCTGGGCAAAGCCGCCGCCAAGTGCCAGGTCGAGCATCAAGGAGCCTGATGACCGCACATTGATGTCGAACAGCTTCTCGGACTTACCGAGCAGGAACATGGACTGCTCACCGAACTCCTTACGGAATTGCTGAAGGAGCTTGACCCGTTCCGCGTCATAGATGTCGATTTCTTTCTCAACCGTTGCTGTTTCCGTCATTGCTCACCCTCCGTGAATTTCTCAATTTCATCCCATGTCTTCTTCATCCTAAGTAGAGGACTGAAGGCACATATAGCGTTGTCATACGACTCCCCATCGAGTTGTTTGATGTCCCGTAAGGTACGGAGCAGTGCGACGAACGCCCCAAGAGAGTTATGAATGAACTCATCGTAGGTTACTTTCGAGGGGAGGATATTTCTCTTGTACGCATCAATTGTCATCCCGTGAGCGATTACAGTTCTCTCAAGACCTTTCGACAAGGTTACGTAACTCTTACCGTCATCAAGTTTCACTTCAAACTGAATCAAGTCTTACATCCTCCTTCGTGGTGATCTTTACGTTGTAGAAGCCGTGCTTATCCCGTTTCACAACAGCGGAGTCTCCCACGGAGGTCTTAAAAGTACCGTCCGTGAGATTGTTCTCCTGCATAAACGGGATGATCTTCTCGTGAACCAGGTCTCGGAAGCTCATCTCCGCACCTCCCTTACTTCTTTTTCTTTTCGAGCTTACGTCTGCGAACAGTCACGAACTCAGACTTGTTCTCGCTGAGGAACTGCCCTACTACACTCGAAGTGACGACCTGCTTCTCAACAAGAGCCGACACTCCTTGGTAGTCAAGCTCATCACGCTCACGACCAGTCTTGGAAGCAAGACCATCCTTGTCGAAGGACTTCGTGTAACGGTAGTTGTTCTTGAATGCCAAGCAGTGAAGCTCATCCACAGGTACCGTCATCTCAGCCACACCCTCCTCGCGGAGAATGTCTGCGATCTCGTCTTTGATGCGGGCTTCTGCCAATTCGATCTCAGACTTCTTCAGACGAAGACTCAACAACTCGCTACCCAACTGAACCAACTTAAACTCTTTACTCATGCGTTATTCCCCCTGTTAATTTGTCTTCTTGTATCAAGATTGTCGTTACCTCTGCGAGTGATCTCCCGAGAGATCGCGTTTGCACGGTGCTCATATCCTTCACGTAAGGCACGGAAGGTGATAAATGTAGCGAGATTCTGAGTGTAGGTCTGCTCCCATTCCACATATACTGGCTCTGTGTGGACTGCGGCATCCCGTAGCTCTCGGCTCCCGTCTTGGATTGTGTACAGTTGTTTCTTGATAGTGTCTCTGATCTCCCGAGCCGTAGCTTGGTCGATGTCAGCGAGTGCTTCACAGTATCTTGCATAGGAGATCATTGTCGTCCATCGGTCAAGAAAGTCACCCAGTTCGGAGAATGGTACATTCGCCACCCCACCGTACCGCCGCTTCATCTGCTCCCACTCCGTGAAAAGGTCAACCCCATTCACAGCATCCTCAGGCTTTGGCGGGACTGGTAGACCCGCCTTAGCAATTTTGGACTTCGTGGCTTCCCTGGACTCGAATGACTTAATCCCCTGCTCGATTTGCTGTCGAGTCATTTCAGGCATTAGTCACACAACCCCTCATATTGCTCACCTAACTCGGCAAGCCGTTTCAATTCGTTGAAGTGGGTGTAATGGATGGTCACCAGTACGTCCTTGTTGTCACCCTTCTCCTTCATGACAAGGATTGGGGTCTTCTTGGATGCCTTAGCTTCCACCGCCAACTTATCCCACCAACGGAAGATTGCTATCTTGGTGTAGCACTTACACTCGATCTCGTAGGTAGAGTGGATAACGTCCCCCGTGCGATCTTCACCTTGGTCGGTTTTGTTAATTGCCCCCGACCCCATGTTACGCTTAGCACCATCAAAGATGTTCTTACCTACCCAACGCTCGAATGCTTTCCACAACTTGTCAGCCATCTTAGAAACCCCCTATATGCCAGTAGATAAATCCATGAGTCAGCCCCAGGATGTAGAACACGAGGAGGACAAGGATAGTAAGTTGCTCAGGGTCAAGTTGTTTTTTGAACAAGGGCTTAACCCCCTAACGCCGAGAACTCCGTGCGATATTCTCTTGCCTTTTCTTGACGTGCTTCAAGAACTCGTGCAGGAGGTGTGATCTCCCGAAGCTCCACCAATTTACGGAACTGACGAGTGATCGTCTCCGCAGGTGTTGCCTTGCGAATCTCTGCCATTTCCTTCACATTGTCATACAGCACCCAGTAGGAAGCTACGAGATCGTTGTAGTTCTCCTTCACCTCAGGGAAGGCTTTCACCATCTCGATGATGTTCTTGCGAATGTTGAAATACTGCGCTACTTTCGGTTGCTCTTGCATCCTTATTCCTCCTCGAAGTTCTTAAATTGTCTTACACTTTCTCTATACGACATGGATTAAGAGCAGTTAAGGGGCTATTTTAAGCAAAGAAAAAGGAGAGCATTAGCTCTCCTTAATTGCTTTCATAACGATCTCCAACTTATCCAACGGCAGTTTCCTGAAGTCGGTACCACTAATCTCATACAGGAGATTCCTCCTACGGTTAGCATCCTTGACTTCTTGTGTAACTGGTTGCAGGTAGTAACGTGTTGTAAACCACCCCTCACCTGAACGATGATCTCCTCGATTATCAAATAGAAGATCATTGTCTAGCCTGATCTTTCCAGTAGGGGTGACACGCTTCACCTTATGGATGGCATAACTCTTATCACCGCCATAGCGAACGGTATTGTACGCCACCTCGTCCCCTTCCTTTAGACCTTTAAGCCACTTTTCGTGTTCTTCTCCTCTTATCATTTCTTCTTCGGCTCCTTTAGGTCTGCGTCACAGAGGTATTTGAACTCGCAGTATCTACAGCTATCGCCTTCTTCCTTCGGCGGCAACTCTCCACGCAGAACGTAGTCTTCGATGGTTGTAATACGGGCTACGACCCAATCCAGTTGTTCCTGACGATACTCCACGAAGTACGCCTTCCACTCCTGGTTCCCCTTATTCAGGTACAGAAACATGACGTACTTAACTCCTGTCCCTAGGCAGTAGATCGCCCCCTGCTTCAGGTGGTCTTTCAGCGGCTCAATGATCTTGTCATAGTCGGTGGGGTTGATCGTCTTGAACTCGAACAGTATGTCCTTGTTAATGAACGAGAACGCCCCGTCCACCATTGCCGAGATCGGGTACTTCTTCGTCCAACGGCTGTCAACGAATTTGACTTCCATTGGAGGAGCGTTGTGCTCTTTAATCCACTCAATACCTTCCGCTCCGTATGTAGGTAGCTCCTCAAGTGGAATGAGCTTAACAGCAGATTTCTCCTCCTCGTTCATCTTCATGAGAACCTGGGTCTGAACCCATTCATGAAGCTGAGTCCCTACGTCCAGGATGCGCTCCGAACGCGGATACTTCTTCTTACGAGGAGGTTGTCCCGTCAGCTTGTAAAACTGAAGCCGCCCGCACTTGTAGTAACTTGACGGGTTGAACGCAAGTCTACCTGATCGTTTGTTGTTACGTGAAGTGAGGAACTTGTCCAATACAGCCGTGAATAGCTCCTCAGGTGTTTTATTCGCTACGTTGGATTCCTTCTTCACCATGTTTGCTAGTTTCTTCAACGACACAGTTAAGTACCTCCCTTGATTTTTCTATTCCGTAGTACCTAACTTGAACGGTGTGTTGGCTATCTGCGGAGAAATTCACAACATCAATCTCCGTAAGTTCTGTATTGTTGGCAGTCAGTATCTCAAGAATTTCCTGTGCCATCTGTGCAGGGCAGTCACAGAAATACAACTGATCATGACACTTAGGACACCTTGTTCGGTCATCAGCAGTATCTTGTTTTCCACAGAGCCACTTCCACTCTTGTAACTTCTCTGTTAACTCAGTCAAAGAACTCACCCACCACTTCAAATAAGAATTTAATCAGCGGCTTGCCGATCAGACCAACGATCACACCAACAATACCGCCGACAATGAACCAACCAGGGTCAAAGGGATTCATCGGAACAGCCCTCCCCAAATGATTCCTGCGGAAACACCTGTAATGCTCAGGGATAACAACAGGAACAATAGCTCGTACTTATTGATGCTTTTGAAGGTGAATTTCCTCACTAGAACCAGTGTGAAGAACGCATAGAATACAAAGAATAACCACGCGATAACTAACATTGAGCCTTCACCCTTTCCTTGGCTTCCTTAGCAAGCTCATCAGCTCGCTCGTTGTATTTGTTACCGTCATGCCCCTTCACCCAATGCCACTTGACATCGAGGTATTCAGACATGCGATAAATTGATTTGATAAGATTAAGATTTGGTCGATCAAGCCATCCATCCATCTTCCACCTATAGCAACGCTCACTGAAGGCATTCACTACATACTGGCTGTCGGAAACAACGTGGATATCCCAGTGTTTTGCTTTGTCAAAGTCCAGGCTTCTTATGGATTCATAAGCCGCCATCATCTCCATCTCTCCAATGGAAGTTCCTTTCTTGCCGCCCGACAGCTCCTTGTAATGGACTACCTCCCTGTCGCCGTTAAGGACGAGGAGCACAGCTCCCCACCCTCCGATACAATCGGGCTTACCATTCTTTGATGTCGAGCCATCTGTGAAGATGGCGATTCGCATTAGAAACCACCCTTACGCCATGTGACATTCACTTTGATGGTCGCGTACCGCTGAACGAAGTGGAACTTGCGGTTACCCAGGCTGTAGGTGTACCCGTTCTCAACGATGCGATCACCCAGGTTAGGGCTAGGGCTATCCTTGTGAGCGTTCAGCTCCTTAACACGACTTTCGGAGTACATCTCGTACAACTCGAAACCATCCCCTTCGATGTCTCCTGTAACAACTACATATTTCTTGAACCATTCATGGAAGTCGCCGTCAAACCAAAAGTACAACCGTAATCCCGTATCCTTCAGGAACACATGGATTGGTGTAAAGGAACGGGACTTGTAGCCGCTCATGAAGTATGTCTTGGCGGTGAACCAGTTGCCTTCAGGTAGCTTACGAGCGTCTTGCACCATGAACTGTTCGCTAATTGCTTTCACTTTGTCATTGATCATTCTCATTTCCCCCTGAGAAGGTGGCACCCAGTTTCATCGAACAGGAGTGCTTCACCTTTATTTATGTTGAAATGCACGTTCTCTTTGTCGTAGATCAGTCGCTCTGACTTCTCGTATTGGCTCACCGCTTCAGGCGGCGGGTTCACAGTCACGTTTGCATGATCTGTGACCACCCACCCCCGAGGGTTTGCTCTCTTGCTCGGCTTGGTCTCAACTGACCAACCGTTCTCCACGAGAATGACAGGAGCCTTGGTACAGCTTTTGTAGGTGTGAGAAGTCCACATCTTCTTAGGCAGACACCAGTGGACGATGTTCTTCACGCCACATCCTCCTCGTCGAACATGGAGAGATCGTCTTCGGACATCTTCTGACCCCACTTCGCTCCAACCTCAATGTCGGATTTAAGACCGCAGTCCAACGGCAATGCGTTACACATGATGTCTGCAATTCTACGAAGGTTGTCCATGCCGATATTCTCAGGTACATCGAAGATGATCTCGTCATGCACCCACATCACGATTCTTGAATCTAACTCCTCAAGAAGCGGCTGAAGCTTGATTGAAGCGATTTTAACCATGTCTGCTGAGGAGCCTTGGATCACAGCGTTAATTCCCATCCGATGACCACGACCGATGAGCCACTTCTTACCTGATTGCATCTCCTCGTAAACTCTCCGCTTACGACCGAGCATGGTCTCAGTGAATTGGTCAGCGTTCATGATCTTGCGTTGCTCAGCCATCCACCGTTTAACGCCTGGGTACGCATCGAAGTAACCTTTGATGTACTCGACAGCTTCGTCCTCGGTAATCTCCAAGGTTTCTGCCAAGCCTTTCTCACTCATGCCGTAAATGATTCCGAAGTTAACGACCTTGGCATCCTTACGGAATTTCTCGTACTGGATACCTAGGAAAACATCCTCACGAAGTGCTTCAGGGTTCTTCGAGTTGATCTTCTCCTCATTGAACAGCTTGCGAACGAGATCATCGCTAAGGAGCCTGTCTTCCACGAGCTTACCGTCAGGATCAAGGAATAAGTCCTTCATGCCGCGACGATACTCAAACTCCTCATATGTGACGTTAGGGTTGTTTCGGTTCCACATCCCCACAGCGGTCATACTGTGGACATCCAATCCATCGCGGTAAATCTTCAACAAGGTCTCGTCTTGCGACACATGAGCAAGTACACGAAGCTCTTGTTGCGAGAAGTCAATGGAAGCCAACAAGCGACCATTATCCGAGATGAAGGCGTTACGAATGAGACCGCCCACCTTCGCGGGAATCTGCTGAAGGTTCGGTGAGTTACAACTCATACGTCCAGTCTTAGTTCCTACAGGGTTGAATGAGGTGTGCACTCGACCATTCACGAGATTCTTAGGAAGCTTGTCTGCAAATGCTGTAGTCAGCTTCACCTTCTCGCTGTATTCGAGCATCAGTCCGATAACCTCGTGAGTCTTCTTCAGCTTCTTGAGCGTCTTCTTGTCGGTGCTCATCGGCTTATCCTTATTGACCCTAGGAAGCCCTAGCTTGACGTATAAGGCTTCTGCTTTCTGTGCAGGGGAGTTAAGATTGATCTCTCCCGTATACGCCCAAATCTTCTGTCTCAGAAGCTCTAGCTCGTTGTGCAAGTCCTTGGCTACTTTCTCAACCAAGTACTCACGATCAAGAAGCACTCCTGCTTGCTCTGCCTTCCACACAATATCTAGGAAGGGCATCTCTATATTGAAGAACAGGTCATACAGCTTCTTGAGGTTCCCACGGTTCAACGCCCGCCCCTGGAACTCTGCCATACGATAAGTAAGCTCGGTATCCTTGATGGCGTAGTATCCTGCCAAGCACCCCGTCCGAGTGTTCGGGTCGAGCTTGATTGGAATTTTGTCGAACGTGATCTTTCCGAACAACGTGGAGAACTTATCTGCTTCGACCTTCAGGTAGTACGGAGCCATATCTTTGAGAGCCTTTGACTGGTTCTCATCGAGTACAGCCTGACCTATCATGGTATCGAACCATGGCACCAGTCGAATCTGCATCCAATTCCAAAGGACGTGCATATCAAACTTAGCGTTGTGGAGCAGGTACTTAGTGCTCCTGTCCTCCAAGATGGGTCGTAGCATGTCTGCCACAATGTCTTTTGGTAAACAAATCTCGTCGATGTGCTTGAGTGGGATATAGTATCCGCGATGAGGTGCGTAGAAGCTGATACCTACGATCTCATCAGCAAACGGGTTAACACCCATGGTCTCGGTATCGACCGCAACCACGCTCTGTGTTCGGAGCCATCTGCACATATCGTCCAGTTCTTCCAAGCTCCAAACCATGTGATAGTAGTCAGGTAAGACGGTGTTATTTGCCATCTCAATGATCTGCTGTTCTTTCTTAGTGATCTTCTTAGCGGCAGACTTCTCGGTGACACCCTTCTTCGCCCGAGTCTTCTTTTTCTCGGTCTTAGCTTCTCGGTCATCCAAGAGTCCTGTCAGTTCAAGTGCTCCCTGGTCTTCCAAGACTTTAGCCTTGCGGGGTGCTCTCTTGCGCTTAGGTAGTTCGACCACTTCAAGAGTCATTCAGTACCACCTCCTACTTCCTCTATACGAAAAGAAAAGCACCCAGTTAAGGGTGCTTCTCGTTAAGTTCTCGCTTTAGAGATTTTGACTTCTATACCATACTTCTCTCCGTCCTCGAATGTCTGCAACAGGTAGTTGAACAGTCCTGAAGCATCCTCTCGCCCGCCTTCAGCTACTAATATCAGCTTGTGGATACCCCCAACAGGTGGAATAATAAGCTCAGCGCAGTAAGCACCCAAAGCGTCAGCAGACGCAATCTCCTGGTACTCCTCCTCACTGATCGGCATGGTGTGCAGACGTTCAGTGTCAACACTCACTTCTTGCTCCAACACCTCTTTAACGCTTCCTGTAGACTCTTTGCCAAGTTTGTACGCCGCAACTTCCATGTCCCATTCCTCGTTCAAGCCTTCAGGAACCTCATACCCCGCCTTGTTCTTCAGGACGCTCACCTTGTACCCGTAGATGGTTTGGTACTTGGCACCGAATATCTCTGCGAGATCGTTAGTGGTGATCTCAGGGTACTTGGTCACAATGTAGGCTACCTTCTGCTTGTCGATCTTCAGGTTTGTTCTCACGGTTTTCTTTCGCCCCTCATAGGATGGTTTGTTAGACAGGTAATCCTCAACAGCCTTATCCACCGCCGCCGAGTCTATCATCTTCCTCAGGTACGTCAATCGACCCGACTGGTGACGGGTTCGGTAGTAGCTAATAACAGTTGAGCTGTAACCAAAAATCTTAGCGAAGTCTTTGTTATCAAGTTGCTCGAACTTTCTGAACGCGTAAACTAGCTTTGCTACATCCACGTTTTCTTCGTTTTTCGTTACTGAGGTAGACATAGGAGTTACCTCCTCCTTCTTCTTCTTTTCTTCGATTGGGTCAGTTCGCAAGACACCATCTTTGCCTATACGGTATACGGTGGTCTTCTCACCTTTTTAAGGTGAACTCCACGCAACAGTCACGGCAAAAGTACGTATTCGTAGCAACTATCCCGAGGTTCGCTGAATCACATGAGGGACATCTAAACCCTAATAGCATCCATAGATCACACCTCTCGTCCTATCTACTTTCTCTATACGAGGTGGTTAGACCAGAGTTAAATAGAAAAAGCACCCACTAGGGGTGCCTTATCTACTTCTATTCAATTAGAACGGGAAGTCGTCGTTGTTCTTGGAGTTGCCGCCTTGGTTCCCGCCGCCGTTATTTCCGCTGTCGCCGCTAGGAGCATCAGTCACCTGACCAATACCACTCATCAGCTTTTGAATAGCTTCACGAGTCAGCGTTTGAGATTCTACGAGAGCTTCCAAGTCCATACGCTCAACCTTCTCAGCGAACGGCTGAGGATCACGAGCGAAGAACTGGTACGTAGTATTCAGTTTCTCACCTTGACGAGCGATCTTGAAGTCGCGCTTTGTAAGATCACCGTACTCCTCGATCAGACCAAGCAACTGTGTTCCCATTGTCTTGGAAGCCTTGAGTACTTTAACCTTCTTGTCAGAGTAGTCGTACACTTCCAAGTAGGACTTGAATCCAGGCTTATTACCACTACCTTGCAACGGGTCTTCATTGCGTGGAAGTGCAGTAATAGTTTGCCATTGACCATTGATCTCCAACGTGTACTCCCAAACGGAGATGATGTCTTCAGCAGGAGTCAAGATACGTACTACAGCCGATTCATTTGGTTTAATTTTCAGCATTGTAGTAGAGTTGTTAGCCGCGTCACGAATTGCACCAAGACCTTTTTGAATCGCCATGTTATTTCACCTTATCCTTTTCGTTTTGTAGTGGTGGGCTTCTTGCCCCCTCACTTTCTCTATACGAAGTGATTAAGGATGAGTTAAGAGGGTGTTTCAAAGATTTTTAATGTGGGTAATACCTATAGGGGATGTACGTAGGGAATAAAAAGCCACCATGACTGATGTCATAGCGGCGGGGTATGCTCTACAGGGCTTCGTACTTTTCGCGGATACCTTTCCATAGTTGGGAGATGCGGGCTTTAGTTACTCCGAGGATACTAGCAATCTCTACGAACTCGTACCCATTGGAGCGAAGCTTGAAGATTTCTTTCTCCCGTTCATTCAGCTTCATGTTCTCCATGATGTCAGTCACGAACTCGAAATTCTCGAATGCGTACCCTTCATGTCCTAGCGTCAACCCCATGCTCGTATCGGCGGTCTCGTCTTCAACGTCAAGATCAGTGGATACAACTTGAACAGCGTTCACTACGTTCAGGTTTTTCTCTGACATGCACTTTCGGTACATATCTTTGATCTTGTTGTCAATCAAGTGGTCTACGAATGTTGACATTTTCGCTTTCTCAGCACTGTATTGATCAAGTGACTTGTACAACTTAATCATGACCTCTTGAGTTACGTCCTCTTTCTCCATCCCCGCAAACGTTTTGCCTTTAAGCTTTTGTCGGCATTTATCTTGAGCCTTATTCAAGAAAGCATCCATATCACCGATTGCAAACAATTCATCGAAACCCATAGTTGTAGTAGACATTTATAATTTCCCCCGTAGTCATTTTAGTTTTTAGTTGGATTTTTAATTTCTTCGATGTCTAGGTATCCTGCATCTCTAACCATCGACTCGTATTCGAGGTATGGGATAGTCTTGATGGAACCTAGCTTGTTATTTCTCAGCAGATCGTTGGAATCCTTGTATTTCTGCTCCTCGATGTCAGTTATTCCATATTGGCGGTTAGGGTACAGTACCACATTTACCCTTATTGCCGAATGCTTGGAGATTAGCTCATATGCCCTTAACGTACAGGCAACCCCTGCTTCATCATTATCGAAAAAAAGATTTACCGTCTTTATCCCTGCCCGCATCAATTCACGCACCTGCTCGACGAATAAAATACGTCCTAGAATTGCTCCCGCAGGTAAGCGTCCTTCGTAGCAAGACATTGTATCAGTTTCGGACTCGTTTAGATAAAGTTCATTGATAGGTTTCGGAGCTTGTAGAATATAGTATAGACCATACACTATATCCTTCTTCTCTATCCCCTTCTCATTAAGGAATCCTTTTCGTGAGACAAACCGCTTCTTTATAAACCTTATCAATCCCTTGCTTGTCCTAACTGGAAAAGTAATTGCTTGAGTAACTTCGTCATAGCCCACTTCATACTTACTGATCGTGTGCTCGGAAAATCCTCGACCATATATGTATGAATGTCGTTTCTTTGTATATCGGAGCACTTCTTCTTCGGGTAAAGACCTCATTCGATCTTTTTTATTTCCACCATTCAGTATACTTTCCATATCAATAGGATTTCGCTCGTTAGAGCTTACCACTAGATAGTTCTTCATAATAAACTGCATACCTAGGAGTTCATTAGGTAGCCCAACAGCGTGAGCCACTAGACTAGCGAGACTTCCATGAGCACCACAACCGAAACAATTGTATCGGTACGGGTACTCTGTCTCGACACCGCAAGCGGGGTTATTACCATCATCGTGGAAGGGACATAAGAACATTATGTTCTCGCCCTTGTTCGTCACTTTTGAGAAAGCTGAGACATTGTAGCGAGAGATACTTCTCGCAAGCCAGTAAGCTCTCAAATCATCAAGTACTTCTTCAATCTCTAGCTGATAAGACGACAGCAGAGAGTTTTGCATGTCCTGCCCTCCTCACAATTAAAAGCCATCTCACTCGAATTTGCAAGACTTTTGTCGAACACACGTATTGCAATATAAATTGTCTAATAAGAATACCAAACGCGAACGGGTGTTCGCAACCCTTATTTTCCACCTCCACTGAATCTTATTTCCTATCAAATCTAAAAACTGCTTACACTTGCTCTATACGCGCTAGTTAATGCTTAGTTAAGGGGGAATATAAATTTTTTTTTTCTGAATTAATTGCTAGATCAATGAGAGCATAGTAAACAAAAAAGACCAACACAGAACACACCAGTGAGCAAGATACCCATAGTGGTGGTAATGTGTCGGTCTTGGTCAGACTTAATATTCGTTCCAATTACCGATAGTCTTTTGTTGAAAACCATACGGCTTCTTTCAGATCACGAAGGTCTGTCCAATCGCCGTAAGAGAAGTATATAGGAAAGATGTGGTAACTGTCAACCAAAAAATAGACCTGTAGGACTAACTAACGAAAAAAATATGTATAGGTCTACAGTCTATGTACCTATGGAATGCGAACCTCCTCATTTTTCAATAATTGTTCTATGTCTTTGTTGAGTTTCATGATAGTCACTTGCTCTGTGAAGTCTGAGCCAAAGAAGGTGGTTTTTATTTCTTCTATTTTCAGCCCCATATTCATATACGCGAAAACTGGGTTGAAATCTTCTACCATGGCACGACATAGCTTTTGCCTATATTGGTCAAACACATCGCTAGGGTGCGAACTCATGTGTTCAAGCATTAAGGACTCAGGGTGTGAAAACTTGGCAATGTATTTGATAATAATAAAGTTATTCATCAAAGACACTCGCGTATCAACAGGACCCTTCTCCGTAAATTCTTTCCTTAGTCTCGACGCGATCTTAGCAAGTTCCTTCTCGAAATCCTTACTCTCTATTATGCCGTCCCTCCCTTACACACACCTTCCGTGGAAACACCTTAATTAGTCTATTTAATCAAATGGACAAAGCAATGGCAAGTTGGAATAAGTCCCATAATTAAACAAGGAGGTGCCTTAGGTCTAAGGCACCTCTCTAATTTATAAGCCTAACTTATGCTTTTTGTAGTAAGGCATTGCCCATTTACCTGATGGGTCAAGCTCAATCAATCCGCAAGTCTTCTTCTCGGGACACCCTCCCGCCGTATAGCAAGGCATGTTCACATCACCGAAGACAGTAGGGAACACTTTCTTCAGTTGGTTAGTTTCTTGTCTACGGATACGGCGAATTTCATCCTGCGCTCGTAAACACAACCGCTTCTCAGCATGGTGAATCCATGACCAAAGGTTACGTGTATCCATATACATAGTGTTTACTCCAACAGGTAGCCGCGCTCGCATGGTCTCACGAATACGTTCAGGATTAAGACCTAAGGCATCCCAAAAGTCGTTCAGCTCATCGTCGGTGTACTTCGAGTACCGTTCGATTGCCCGTTCGTGATCGTCAATCCATTCCTGGCGCATCACTGCAAGCTGTGCCGCCTTTTCAGGCTCAACCTTGGCTTTCTTCTCAATGAAGGATGTTTCCAGGTAATTAGGGACATAGTAAGTAAGTCCACCGTCTGCCGCTCTACAGTACCGAAGGGATCGCTCGTCGAAGGAAGCGTGTCTTGCCCTCAAGTCCTGCCGCGCTACGAAGATCGGAACCTTCTTAACGAATGTCGCGGCACCATGTTCGATTACAGTGTTGTGGTTACTGTCGCGGCAGTGCAGTGTAATTCGCTGACCTACTTTGTTAGGGGTCAGTGTCTCCTCATCATGAGCTACCTGAACAGTGTCGTAACATAGTGCCCCTGCGTTTGCCAACAGCACCTCAGCTCCATCGTACCACCCCACCATAACTGAAGTCATGATAGGGATGTCACGAGTCAATTCAATTACGTTCTTGTACTTCTTGCCGTTATATTCAAACCGTACTGCCACGATGTCATCTCTCCTCTTTAGTCTTTGTACGGGTCGAACTCGTCAGCTCCCGCCATGCACACACCGATAGGTCTTAGAACGTTCATGACGTTCAATGTACCTACATGAGAGTTCAGTACCTCTCGAAGCTTGCGGTACACAAACGGACTCTCGTCAGTTCCCGCCCCGCGCAGTTCAACGCCATATTCTTGAATTGCTTGTGCCATCATCTCAGGAGAGATCGCACCGCCTGAACGAGTCTTTGTTTTGTAGTTCATCTTCCCTGCCGCCTGTGTTCGGCTCATTACGCGCCCTGCACCATGAACAGTGCTATAGAATGCGTTCGCGCTCTCAGTACTCTCAACACCTTGAACGATCACCGAGATGTCACCCATGGAGCCGCCAATGAATCCAAGCTGACCAGGGGCAAGTGGTGTCGCGCCCTTACGAACAACAACGACCTCTTTACCGTAGTGCTCCTCTTTCCAGGCGTAGTTATGGTGATTATGTACTGCAAGATCGTAATCCGCTCCCAGGATGTCCAACACTTGGTCAATAACATAGTCACGACCTGCGTATGCGTATCGTCCTGCCAGTTTCATAGCACGGTAATACATATCACCAATCTCGCTGTCCAAGTCGAACAGTGTTGGTGGTTGCTCCATCTTCTCCCCAGGAGCCTTACCGAAGAACTCACGCCCCGCCCCGAGATTCAAGAACCCGCTTGCTGTCTTGTGACCAAACCCTCGGCTACCAAAGTGGTTCGCAATCCAAACCAACCCAGTCGTTGGCTCAACCAAGATGTCAACGAAGTGATTCCCTGAACCTACAGTACCCAGTTGATTACGGGCAAGGGACTCCATCTTCTGATTAACACCCAGGTCTTTGAATACCGCCCAGTCAGGATCATCGAACAAGGCATGGTCAACCTTCTCACTGTTCACACGCCCTACTCCGAAAGAGATTCTACGTGCAATCTCATCCATTACCGCAGGGAGCTTGTCCTGCAAGTCTTCGACATGGAGGTCAGTACGAACAGCCTTGTTGCCGCAACCAATGTCGTAACCAACACCTGACGGAGAGATTTGACCGTCATACACAATCACGCCGCCCACAGGTTGGCTGTAACCGAAGTGACCGTCAGCGCAAAGAACGCCGCCAACTACATTCCCTGTGTTCAAGCAGGTATCAAACTGACCGATAGTTTTCTCGTCATGTTTTCCGTAGATTACTCTTTTCATTTTCATTCCCCCTAGTTCGTTTATAAGTTGTTAGATGACGCATTCAGATGAATTTTTGTCATCACGCATACGTGAGAACTGCGGGTGACGATAGAAACCGTCCTTGGTTCTCTGCATGGCTTTTATCTCCATGACTTCACCGATGTAGTTCTGAGGGTTCTCGGACATGTCCTTACGAAGATCGTCCGTAATTCCCGAACACTCCCCAAGCTCGATCAGGTTTCCGTTTGCGTCGAACTTCCCGAACTTCACGGCACCTTTCCAGTCATTGAAGAAGAACTTGGTAACTGGAACCCAACCCTCTTTCGGAACAAAGACTCTCTCACCGTCCACCAAAGTAGCGTCAAGGACGTTGTAAGTGTTAATTACAAACTCCTTCTCGCCGCTAGGATTGATCCAGTAAGACCACGATTCGATCTCCTTGCCCGTGTACTCACGAACAGCATCTTTGAAGCCCATAATGACCACATCGTCATCAATCTCGGTCTTAACCTTGATCCAGTTCTTCGCGGGCTTCTTGCCAGGGACGTACTTACCGTTGATGTTCTTGAGCATGATACCTTCGCCACCCTCAGCAAGGACTTTAGCCAAGAACTCCTTCTTGTTCTCCGTGACATACTCAGGGCACTTCATGAACTCGTTCCGAACAACGGGAAACACTCTCTCAAGAATTGCTCTACGTTCGTGCCATGGCTTATCAACCAACCACTCCCCTTGGAACATGAGAATGTCGTAGACCATGTAGTACAACTTCCCTTGCTCCTCTTGTCGTTCGATAGCCTTTTCAGCCTTCGCCCCCAGGATGGAAGTCACCTCATTGGATGTCTTGCCTGGGAAGTACAACTCACCATCCAGGATGAGTCCTGGGAAGGTTGAGAGATGTTCGGATAGATGAGGAACCCGATCACTCTTTTCAACAGGGATTCCGTCCACGTCACTGATGCGACGAGAGAAGAACCTACCGACGATGGAGAGATAACGAGAACCGTCCCACTTAACCTCAGCAACATAATTCGGATCACTCATGAAGGCTTCCAGTTTCGCGTCGTCCTTGACCGCATTACCTCCCATCGGCAGAACATGTTTATCTAATGGATAATCGCGCATTAAAATGACCTCCTAGGATTGGGTTACTTTCTTAGGGCACGTTCTCAAGTACTGGCGTGTCTTTTTACCATTCAGTTCAAACCAAGATGCACACTTACTTTCGAGGTACCATTTACAGTCACGACAGATGTTTTGAACTACGTTCTGACACCTCATTGGAACTTTGTCTTGGAGCTTAGCAGGGATTTTTTCCCCACCGCTCACCAAGACCTTGTGACATTTATCGAAGTAGTCACACCCATTACAGGCAACATTAATTTTGTTGTACATTCGGAACCTCAATCTTGAGGACGCTGAATGCAACAAGGTTAAGAAGAACCTCAGCCCCATGCTGGTTCTCAATGAGATCGAAAGCTTCTTCAGTAGCACCGACAATCTCTTTATCAGAAGTAAACTCCATAGTTACGATGTCATTTCTCGTCAGTGCGTAAGTCAGTCTGTACAGCATCGTTATCCTCCTCTTGTGCAGTAAGCTCGATGTCTCGAACTTCTGTGAGATCAATGATGTGAGCTACGCCATCCGTGTCTTCCAACGTGATCGCCTTCCCCTCGTGCTTGTGCTTGATGAAAAGCCTGCGGTACTCTTGCTTGACCTCCTCAGCAGTTAGCGGGATTTCACGGACAACCTTGTCAGTGTCCTTTTCCTTTTGCTGAAGTCTCGGGTTTTCTTCAACCCAGGTGACGGTCTTCTTCTTCTTGCCATTTCCTTTGAAGTAGAAATGAGCCGTGAGCTGTGCATTCATCAGGTAGTACCTCCTAGAAATAAATTGGCTCCCTAATTCCTCTATACGAGGTAGGGAGCTGTGAGTTAAGGGCTTAGAACACCATTTCTTCTTTCGTTGTTTCTTCCCATATACCAGTGTCGAGATCAGTACGCATGAAGACATCCTCGTCCTTCTTACCACCACGGTTCTTCTTGAGTGACAGCTTGAAGATGTCGTCGATCTTACGAAGGGTAACTACCTTCGTGGCTTTTTGCGCGGGGTTGTCCGACTCTTGGATTTGGTGAAGCTCAGGAGCCGCGTTCGGGTCTTTCTTCTGATCTTTCGCGGAGTCACGTCCCGCCTGTGCCAACATGATCGTCGGGGTCTTCGTACTAAGGTTCACGTCACGAATCCCATTTGTCACATTGATAATGCGGCGACGAATATCACGCTCACCCGTACCGTCCGAAAGGTCATACAATTGGTCAAGTACGATCAAGCCTGGACGTTCGGACTCGATAATCGCTCGAATATCCATCGGGGTGAACGGCTTACCACGGTTAGCGTCCTGGGACAGGATAATCATGCGCTGATCCTTCTTCATCAGCTCCAAAGTGTATTCACGATACAGCTCAGCATCGGTCAGCCGACCCTCGTTTAGGGCACGGTTACTGAAGTGCGCTCTGAAGGTATCCATACGGTAAGCTACCTCGATTTCAGGCATCTCGGTACTAAGGTAGATAATCGGGTCATTTATGTTAGCTTTTACGAAGGATAGCCATGCGGCATAGGCGAAGAACTCCCCCACCCACGACTTACCTTCGTTTGTCCGACCTGCAAGAAGCACGAGGTCATCCATCTTCCAACCACCCGTGAGATCATCGAGTCCTTTGATGCCTGTCGTGATTCCTGAAAGACCTGTTTGACCGTGCTTCTCCATGTACTTGTTGTAGCGATCCTCCGCATGTTTAGTCCATTCGTACTGTCCGATGTTTCCTGTGAACTTCTTCAGCATCACATCGAGATCGTTCCGCATCTTCCACATGGCTTCGAGCGTTTGACCACTGTTGGTCATGTTCGCGTTCTCTACAAGCACTGGACGGTAATCCATGTATGCCCTCTGTTCCCGCAGGACGTTAACACAATACTCAACAGGATCAAGGTCTTTCAGAACCCTGAAGTCCTCGAACTCCACCGCCACGGTCTCAATCGTAGGCATGTGTCCGTTCATGTCATTGCGGAATCCTTCGATCCAAACAACCACATCCTGAAGGGCGACGAAGTAAGTGTTGTCTATTCCATGCTTCCGCATGAGGTAGGGGTCTTTGCTTTGTAGCCAGTGATTAACATATGAAAGTTCCTCAAGCACGTTTGATTACCCCCTTAACAGACTCAGGTCTTCTATCGCGACCCTCAACCTGAACACCAACACAGTCGGATAGTAATCGGGAAACAGTACGCTTACCAATGACCTTCTCGTGAGACAATGCCTTTGAATCGAAGTTGGATGTGACAATAGTGGAGCGTCCTGCGTTGAATCTTTCATTAACGATCAAGTAGGTTTGCTCAGCCGTAAATTCCGAGGTCGTTCCCGCTCCGATGTCATCTAACAGCAGGAATGGGACTTCTTTAATAGAAGAAACACGTCTTTGCACTGCTTCATCATCTCTGCGATAACGTAAATCATCCATTAGATCGGCGTAGCTGACGAACAACGCTAACGGGTTCTCGAAGTCGAACTTGCTAGTCATGCACGTCTTGTAGATGTATTGGTTCAGAAGCATTGCGGCGTTATATGTCTTACCTGTCCCCGCTCCTCTGTTCCACAGGAAGAAGTTAGTGCCGTTCTCCTCAACTTCCTCGACGATATTTTCAACGTACACGTTAAGTCCTTCGTAAATGTAGCGGTTATCATCATCAATCTTGTAGTTGTAGATGTTAGCCTTCAGGTACTTTTTAGGTACCTCTGAAAGCTTCAGTGCTTTATCTAAACGAAACTTTGGGTTACACCAATCAGGGAAATCAGGTGTTTCCACCTCCCCTGAATACCTCTTGCAGAATGGTGTAGCCAAACACTTCGCGCAGTCTTTGTACGGGGTATTCATCAGATCACTCCTTAGCTAAATATGTTGTAGTCAACTCCACCATCGTCTTCAAGCGAAGGCTTCTCGTCTTTCTTGTTCATGTACCACGGAAGCTTACCTGTACGAGTGAACTCATCCAGTACCGCTTGGGTGTTCGTGGAGCCAAACAACCTAACTGTCTTTGGGGCGAATTGGTCGATGCTGAAGAACTTATCAAGAGCTTCCTTGAGGGAACTGTTGTCTCCCTTGGTCTCTCGCATCTTGTGCATCGTCTTCTGATCTTCTTCCGTCCATGAGTAGGCACTGTGGTACTTATCTTGATAATGCCGCATGAAGTAAGCGCGGAAATGGTTGGTGTTCCAATCCTCTACGGGAGCTTCATCAGGGTTCTTACTTACACCCTTCCTCTTGGCTTTCTCAGGCTTCGTAGGGTCTCCCACCTTCTCTACGCCCTCCTCTCGGATTACCTGCGGCTTACGGCGACCTGAAGGCTGTGGTGGCTTAGGTTGCTCAGACATTGATTGTCCTGGCTCCTCTACGTGAGTCTCGCCTTGCCACTGTACGAACCACTGCCTTACTTTGTCTTTATGAGCGTTAGGGTCAGACTCTTGAGAGACTGTGGTGTACACCTCTGAGTCTTTGTAATCTGCCAGGGAGTTAGCGAACACTTCTCGCTCGTCAGACCCAAACAGTTCCTTACGTATCTCATGCACAATCTCCGAATGCGCGATCACGGGAACCGTGTGAAGCTCCTCAAGAAGGTACATCAACGGTCTCCCTGGATGTCGTATCGTCTTGATGAAGCCCTTCTTCCTAAGCTCCTCTACATACTTGGTAACTGAGTTCTTAGACCACCCCAGTTCAGCGCGTAGCAGGGCTTGGCTTGGGAAGCATTCCTTGCTCCCGTTGTAAGCATACTGATTAAGATTGTGGTAGAGAGCCTTGGCATCACTCGTGAGAAAGTAACATCTGTCTACCTTGCTGTGGATTTGGGTGAAGCCGAAGTTAACTCCAAACTGAGTCAGAAACTCTTTCTCAGATGAAGCAAATCTGGTTGTAAATCTCTCCTCCATGCTGAATACACACCTCCTACTTGCTCTATACGACTTAGGTAGGCGGCTGTTAAATGGTTGACAAGGATAATCGTCATGGATATACTCAGGATTATGAGCGATCATATTATGAGCGATGGAGGAACCTGCATGAAACTACTTGAGGATTTTTGCAATTACATAATGAATGAGAAGAATTTGTCGATGAACACCGTGGACGGTTATGGAAGGGATTTGAGTCAGTTTACTTCCTTTATTGAGAAGCCCGTTACGAAGGTTACCACTGAGGATGTTTCTTCTTTTCTGTCTCACCGCCGCGCTGAAGGTGACGGGGTTTCTACCGTTAGCCGCAAACTGTCAGCAATCAAGTCCTTTTACAATTTTTTGGTTCGCAGAGGTAAGCTCAAGTACAATCCCGCTTCTTCAATAGAAGGAATGAAAAAGCCAAAGCGACTCCCTCGCCCTGTCGATTCAGAGGACATTGACAGCCTACTGAATATGATTGATAACCTGAGAGATCGGACTATATTTGAGGTTCTTTATGCTACTGGAATACGTAGGGAGGAGCTGTGCGCGATAAATATACAAACTGACATAAACTTCAGGAGAGGTGAACTGAGGGTTGTGGGTAAAGGTGATAGCGAAAGAATCATCCCTCTGTTCCCTCGTACCCTTGACTATATTAAGTCCCTCTCTGCTGAGCACGGGAAAGAGTGGTTGTTCCCGAGCATCAAGACAGGAGGGCATATCGGTAAGCGACAGATCAATGAGATCGTTAACAAGTGGACGAGTGCCGCAGGTCTTGAGTGGGTAACGCCACATAAATTCCGACATTCCTTCGCCACCCACCTAATGGATAACGGTGTTGATCTCGGAGACATCCAGGAACTTCTTGGGCATAGCAGTCCCGAGACCACAAAAATATACGCAGGGGTAAGTAAGGGTCGTGCTCGTAGCGCGGTCATGAAGCACCCATTAGCAACAGAAAAAGGACAGCCTTGAGCTGTCCTTTAGTATTTCTTAACGGCGATTCGGTTGCCTTTAGAGTCGTAGAAGTACCTGAAGTTCGTCTGTGTTGGGGTTGCTCCCATCGTAGAGATCATCCTGTACTCAAGCATACCTGCCGCATCATACTGATAGACCACATCCATCAGTGTCGGGAGCATTACAAAGTCTACCCCATTAAAGAGGTAAATCTCCCCGATGGATGTTACCAGGAAAGATTCCCCCTGGGAGAAGCCATCCGTACTGTCAGGCATAGTAAGTACTGGTTCCTTCACGATCTGCTCTACATAGTTGTCAGTAACCACTTGACGAATTACCCGACCTAGGTCATCGAACGCGAAGTAAGTTACCACATCCTTGTACTCCACCAAATCACTGATCGCATCCCAGGGGTCGATGGTATTAAGCTTCCCACGCTCTGCCGCTGTCATGCTTACGTGGTCTACACCGTCCGTAATCATATCAGCACTGTGCGTGTCAGGATGCTCGTACTTATTTGCATCACTCTCAATAGCAGAGAGCTTATCTCTCTCAGCCCTGGTCATAGCTACCTTATTGGTTCCATCAGAGAGGATGTCAGCACTATGGGTACTTGGGTGGGTATATACCACGATCTTGGTACCGTTAAGGGTCAACGCACCATTATCAGTATCGTTTAGAACCCTGTCCCCGCTCACCTTTGCGTAACCCTTGGTGCTGTATGTGTACGCCGTTGGCTCTCCCTGATTGCTCGTGTCCTGACGCACCAAGTAAAGCCGCCCAACCTCTCCTGTAGATGGAAGCTCTGTCTTTAATCTGACCGAGACCACGTTCCCTATCGAGACCGCATCAAGTCTACCATCCAGAGATGAGTATGAATCTCGGGCTTGCTTGACCTCCCTCTCTACCTTTGCCGCCTTACTGAATGAAACAATATCCATAACGCACCCCCTACCTTGTCGTTAATCCTGTGACCTCAATCCAGAAGTCAGCAACGTCAGTCCCCAGGTTCTTGATTGAAAGGTGCAGAGACGAAGTACCGTCTGCATCCTCGTAAGGGAGATCGAGCATATCGTAAATACCTTCCAGGAAGTTACCAGTCGAGTACTGAGCATTGTTGAAGTACAGTATTTCAGGCGTGGTGCCTGAGCTGTCTAATATATTGACCTCTACGTTCGTCTCCCTCGAAGGGATGACTCGCAAGGTCTTAATCAGGAACCTAGGGTGATCCATCGGTATGGACACGATTGCCTTAGACCCACCGCCTACAGATTCAACTTTCCAACCCAGTGCTACAGGCATGAACACCTTTCTCATCTCCTCCATCAGCTTCCATGTTCTGTTCAACTATTGTCCCTCCTTCTCGGGATGTGAGTATCAGGATACCTACGGGGTCGAAGTACGGTGGTTGTTCCCCCACCTACTCCATTGTTCGTCCAGTCTCCCCACGTCTTACCTGTAAGGTCTTCTTGGTGAACTGGAATCCTGACCTTGATAACAGCGTCCAGTCCGTTATAGTTCTCCTTCACTCGTATACCATGTAGGGACTCTCTAACTATCCCTACCCCATTACTACTAGGGACAATCTCAACACGTTGGACTAAGTTTAGCTCGGAGGGCTGTCCTAGGAATGTACGCTCCCCGTACTGGTACTTGTCTGAAATAAACCCGTTCAGTTTATCTTCGTGGTTATCCATCACACGCCATGTTCCCCATCGGTAAATGTCAACCATCTCCGCAGTTGTGCTCAGAAGACCGACCTCATACGACATCTCCCGCCCGTCAAAAACTTCAGGAACCACTTCCTGGTTGTATCCAATACTGAACAGCTTGGCGATCCTCCCTTTAGGGGAAAGGGAGCCGTTAGCGGCGGCTCCCCCAATACTTCCGTTATATACTGCCATCTGTAATCACCGCCCTAGTTCATTAGTACGGCGACCGTTGACCCCGTGAGGAAACTCTGACCTCCGATGGACAAGGAGTACACCTTATACGTCTTCGTACCCACTTTGATCTCGTCCCCATGGGATACACCTGCTGAAGGTACCGCGTAGATGTCGATGAGTTCTCCCCGCGCACCTTCTACCCCGTTGCACATAATCAACGGAGCGAGATGATACAAAGAACCCCATCCTGGGTTTACTGGAAGCATTGCAGAGTAAGCATCATAGATGTTGTTCACCGTAAGCTTATCCTTGTCTCTGAGAGTCCTGATCCCGTTGTCCCCGTTATAACTCAGACCGATCCCGAGAGCCGAGGAGTCATTCTCAGTTGCATACCTGTTAAGGACTCCGAAATACCCAAGGTTAGCTACACCTGAAACAGAGTTCACATCACCTTGTAGGTAGATAATGATGCGGTTAGGTTGAACAGATACTTGGTAGTCGATCAAGAGGTTACTGTCAACCAAAGTGTTATGAACAACGAAGTCCTTCTTAATCTCAGCCCTACTCACGGGAATACTTCCGTCAGCCGACATAACATCTTCAGCAACACCCACAACTAACTTGTTTCCTGTGATGCTTTTGCTATTACCTACCTCAAGTCGAAAGAACAATTTATCTGTTCCAGTCGTACCTACCGATTTTAGTACGAGAGAGCTTGCATTCTCGTAATGGATAGACCAAGGAGAGCTGACAATAGTCTTGAACCCTTGGACGATATTTGCGTACAGCTCATTCAATTTCACTTTACCTGAGAATGTTGCCATGTCTCATGGACACCTCCTATATTGGGAATAACAAAGCTCTCTGCCCGCCACCTAGAACACGAGCACCGTGGAAGAACTTCGGTCGGGAGTAGAGATTGTTCTGACTAGAGATGTAGTAGTATCTGCCATTGTCAGCGTTAGGGTAATCCTGATCTACTACATGGAAGACGTAGTACTTACCGTCAGCTCCTAAGTCTAGGATAGAACCATCAGGGTGTTGAACACCGTTCTTGAATACGATTGATCGCATACCTTTTAACTCTCCGCGAACACCTTCTTGAGGGTGGTACACCATGAAAGGTGTTACGTAATAGCGAGAACCAAGCCCTGGGGAAGCAAGAGATTCAGTTCCGAAGTTGTATAGTTCATACTCTGTACCGTTACGAGAAGTTCTAACTACCCCTCGTGGTGTATCGTACTGATCGGCGGTATTATCGTCATGAAGGTTGAAAGGCATATGAGTAAACACACCGTAGAACTTGTTAGCAATAGCGGGGTCTTCGGTCTCGACAGCCTGACATCTACCTAGGTAAATCCGAACAGGGTACCCAGTAGTGTGATTGTCCAACCTCTCTCCGTGAATGAACATTACGTCTTCATTGGTAATGACCGTCCACTTATAGTTGATATTGTACTGCCCTGAATAGCACATGAACGGAGTCTCCGTGTAAGCACTGCTAGTGAATCCCGCAGGAGGGTTGGTGTACATATCAGGAGTTGCAACGTCGGTACCCAGGTTTTTCATCCCCCACCTGATGCTCACACCTCGCGCATGAGCGAACACGCACATAGTGAAGCGCATTTGACTGTCTTTCCTGTTGGTAGCAACCGCATTACCCCAGTTAGCGTAAGTAGTTTCCGCTGTGTACTTTACAACCCAGTAAGGGTCTACCGCATTGGTTAGTGCGGTAGCTAGTTGATTAGCAAACGTGTTTAGAGTACTTGTGAACTCGTGTCTACGAACCATTGTCAAGGGTTACACCTCCTTCTCAATCTCAAACAAGAGTACCCTCTGTCCCCCGCCTAAGAGGAGGGAAGAATCAAAGAAATAAGGTTGCCCGTTAACATACGACCCACTCGTTGTAAACCACCCTTGGTAGGAAGTGGGGTATGCCTGGGAGGTGGCGTGAAACACGTAGTACCGCTCCTCCCCCAAGTCAAGAATAGAACCATCGGGGTACTTACTTGCGTCCCTTAGAACTGCTGTCCTCACCCCGTGAAACTCCCCTCGAACACCCTCGTTACCGTGCCACACATAGAAAGGAGAAATAAAGAATCTACCGCCCACCCCTGGGGAAGGCACCTGACTACTTGTAGCAAAGTGGTACAAGGCGTTTGGAGTACCATTGCGAGAGCTTCTTACATAACCCGATCCTGAGCTGTATTTTAGCTCATCCTCGGCATCGTCTAGGCTCATAGGAAAGTGGCTAAATACACCAACGAAGTCGTTTGCAATTAACGGGTCTTCATCTTCAAAGGGTTTAAGTCTACCCATATACAAACGTACTGGATAAGCCTGGGCAGGGTAGTTTTGCGGCTCCCCGTATACGAAGATGTAATCCTCAGCCGTAAACACAGTCCACTTGTAGTACGTGTTTACATGGGAGCTTGTAGTTGCACTACTGTTGACGTATGAATCTCCTGTTTGGAAAGGTATCTCTGACCTGCTACCCACATTCGTGGATAGGTCGGGGATGACGGAAGACCCGTTGTTTCTAATCCCTACCTTCATGATGTGGTTCTTGTAGGACATCCTATCACTCCAGGAGTTTACACAAGACAAGGTAACACAGATAGTGAAAAACATACTTGGGTCTTTCACATTCTTCGCGGTAATTGTTCCGTAGTTAACAACGTTATGGTTGGTTCCACTCCACACCTTAGAGTTCGCGTAAGTGTTGTTTGCGCTATAACCCCACTCCCAGTGAATGTCCCCGTAAAGTTCTTGAGACATGGTATTGTAAAGCTCGGACGCGAAGGTCGTTGTGGTAGCATAGAACTCATATCTACGTAATGATCCTAACAGTTGATTTTCAGCCATTCACAGCACCTCCTTTAAGCTCCAAATCTTGTCCGCATGTCTCGCAAGATATGCTCTTTAATTACCGCAAGAAGCACGGCTTTGATGTTGTCGTCACGCTCTTTTACTAACGCAGAGTGCTCCTCGTCCTTGTCCTGTAATTCCCTCTCCGTTTCCTCCCCTGTAAGGATAAGTTCGGATACGTCAGGAATTGCCTGTAACGAGGGTAGGAACTTTTGAGCTACGCTATCAAACAGGATATTACTCTGAAAAGAAAACACCAGAGTCTCGAATTCACCTTTTGTGAAAGACTCCTGGTTATTTCCCGAGAGCTTGTCCAGGATAGTAGGGACTGCAAATTTCACATCCTGTACTGTCTTAGCCATATCAAATCACAACCTTTCTTATTTTAGTACCTGTGATGTTCCCTGTAGCATCATACTCGAAGGTCTTCTTGACTCCTTGACCGTCATAGATCAAAGTCTCGGTAGCCACTGTTCCATCATCATTGTATGTGAACGATGTCTTCTTCAAGAGCTGAGGGGTCACCCCCGTAGTATAGACTTCCTCGGATTCAATGTCCCCGTTAGAGAAGTAGTTGTACTTGATGTCGAGATCAAGACCTGTCCCCTCAAGGAATGTAATCCTTCTCCTTACGTCTGTATCATCGTAAGTGTCCCCGCCTTGCAAGACATAGTACATTGCACCGTTATTGATCTCACGTTCCACCTTGCCCGCCGAGTCGCGCTGATACTCAATACTCTTGAGCTGACCGTTACTCTCTGTGATTGCTTGACGTTCAACGTTACCGTTGACATCGTAGAAATACTCAATCGTGCGGTTGATACCACCAGTAACAGTCTCAGTGTGAACCTTTCCATCAGGGTAGTAAGTATAGTCGGTAATGGAGGTTGTGTTGATGATAGAACCCCTTCCGATCACTGTCACCCGCGCTTCCTTAGGTACGTCGAACGTGAAACGAATTACGGTCTCGCTATACTCGATGTAGTCGTCCAAGACATCCATACGAATACCGTCGAGGAAAACCTCTGCCGAGTTGGAGCCGATCACGTACTTGGGGATTGTGAAGTCCCTCTGAGAACTTAGGCGAGTATCAGGCGGTGAAGTAAAATGGAATACCGATTGGTGCTCCATAGTACCACGGCTCTCTGCCAACTCAAGTCGGCTTTGCATGTTGTCAAGCCTGTCCTTCAGGGCATCGTATACAACGCCGTTCTTGTCCTCACGAGAATCTTTAACCTCTCTAACTACCTTATCTAGGTCGGTCTGCATGGCAGTGATCGCCTTGCCCTGGTTAGTAATAGAAGTCTTGTGACCGTCTACGTCAGTCTCAAGATTTGCTACCTTCTCCTGAAGGTCGGCTACATCTACCTCAACAGAGCCTTTAGTTAGGAAGTATCTGAAGTCGGTTGCCGTGAGAGCTGTCGTTGGAGACAGACCCACGTCAATGCCGCCAATGATAATAGCATTGTCAGGCTCCTGGTTATCCGTGCCATACGAATAAGAGCCATCTTCGTGAAGGAAGATGTAGTAAGAGGTATTCGCCGTTATGTCAGGGATAGATAAGTTCTGAGTGAATTTATCGACGATGGACTTGTTAATACTCGCCCGCCCTGCTTGAATGGTCACCACAACACTATTGGTTGCATCCTCATAGACAGGATTTGTAACGCTTAGGTCAGTAATCGGTTGCTTAGCAACTTCATCAATGTACTGCTCAAGACTTTCGAAGCGATCACCTACGGACGCTTCAGCTCCTCTAGCGTTCTTGATTTCAGTCTCCGCAAGGCTTAACCGTTTCTCGTGATCGTTCTGATTTGTTTGCAGAGTAGCAACGTCTTTAACTAATACAAGTGCATCCCTCTCATAATTATCAAGACGGTTCTCATGCTTGGTAACCGTTTCTTCGAGATTTGTCAGCCTTTCTTCGTGATCTTCGACAGTAATCTTATTGTCGTTAGCCGTTGTCTCGATCTTATTAATACGGTCACCAAGGCTTAACTCTGAACCCCTAGCACCCTCCACTTCAGCGATAGAGAAGTCAATCTCCTCATGCGTATGTGTGCCGATGTCGGTCAGTTCCTTATGGCTCTTGAGTGAGTCTGAATGGGACTGGTTAATCCTTACTGACATTTGACCACCTCCGATCTTGCCCCTAATTTATCTATACGATGTAACTCGGGATATTTTAAGTCACAGGTAAGTGGAATACATCTTCAGAGAGAACTTGACTTGTGAAGCGTACCTATCCTGCGAGTCCTCCCGCGCCATCCTCAGCCAAAACTTATATGACTGCCCTGGCTCAATTTTGAACGCTGTTACCGAGTAACTGAATCCACCTGGGAAGCCGCCGACATCAGGAGCGATCTGAACCTTATCTGTCCCTGTTGTCAACGCAAAAGTGACATCCTTGAAGTCACCCGTCATCATAGGGTTCTTGGCGAACATCTGAACCTCTTGCGTAGCTGAGCCGCCCGCAGTCAAGTAGCCAAGAAAGCGATCAGTATTCGGAGTAAGGAGTACATCAAAGTACCCGCCACTCTCTGTTGATTCCTTGTAATAAAGGTCAGGAATTACCTCGAAGTACATTAAGTCTCCTTTGTAGACCTTAATGTCGTCCATTCCCTGGAACCTGTTACCGTCCAATAGCTCTACACCGAAGTTTCCTTCAAACGGGTAAGGGTACCTATCCAGTTCAAAGATCACGGAGGTCTCCTCACTTCTGCACACCTTGGTTTCAAGAACCACGCCGTTGCTGTCGATTAGATCAACTTTAGTTCCCTTCGTCAGGTTATCTACCGTCACGGACGTTCCCCTGTTCACCCTGATGTATTCAACGGTCAACGGATGATCTCCATCGCCCCGCAGGTACAGCCCAATCTTAGGTGCCCCACTAAGCTCTACGCTACCGAGGATGTTCCAAATGACACCATCATCTGACCAGTAGGCTGTGAAGTAGTTGTGGTCACGCACAAGGCGAATCCATGGGTAGGTCTTCAACAGCGGTGTTGGTAATGATGTATCCAGGAACTCCTCAATTTCCATATAGTTGTGCTCGTCCACAAAAACGACAATCCCACCGAAACAACCTTCTTTGTCAGGGTTGTAGTTGTTCTTCACGTCCATAACGAATTGCTTGGTATCCGTTAAAGGTTTGAGGAACATATAAAGAGTAGGGGCACCATGTTTAAGAACAAGGTTGCCCCCACTTACTTCATATCGGGTGGGGTCGTTAGGGAGCACTTCCCACTTGGGGTCAAGGTTAGAGTTCAGGAAGTCGTCTTCATAAATCCTCCCCGACTCCATAAGCCTTGCAACTCCCATACAGACACCCCTTTCTTTATGTGAATAGCCATATACGCTTACCGATCACGCACATCTTAGGTCGAGATTTCCAAATGTCCAGTAGACACTTGATAAGAGCTTCAACGCACTGGTCGCCCCCGCCGCCTTCGCAGTAAGGGGTAACATACACGTCATCACAAATCCAGTTAGTCAGCTCCATCCAGTCTAGTTGGGCATACTCGTAACTACGAACCCCGACCTCTTGGTATGAAGTGAACACCCACTTGAACTCATGCTTTCCCTTAGGTACTGGGTAAGAGAATGTATAGTAGCCACCCTCAGTGGTGAATGTCTTGATTAGCTCTCCATCAATGAAGAAGTCAAGCTGACTGTCGAACGGCTCAGGAACCCAAACCCATCTCTCATATACCTTGAAGTCGTGCATACGGAATGTAGTCATGTACCTTTTTCCTGTCCAAGAACTTACATAGCCTTTTTGATCTGTAGTGATCTCCACCCTGTATTTAGTATAGGGCGTTGGCTGTAATCCAGTAACGCTGAACTCGTGATAAGCTTCGCCGTAGTAGCGTTGATCGAGGACAACGGAACCGTCCTCTCGAATGACCCGCACCCTCATGTGGCTGTCATCACAACCTCCCATCCAAACAGGCTTGTTGTCCCAAACCTCGAAGTGAGTTACCTCTGCCCATGACTTATCTACAGGAACGCTATCCTCCATGGAGAAGGAGCCACCCCAAATCATTGCACCGTCACCAGGACAGCCTTGCTCGAACTTTATCTCAACGCGGTAATCTTTTATCTCATCAGAGGTGTTATCGACAGTAATCTCTACGAACTCATCATCCGTATTAACAACATACTTGGTGTCGATCAGGTTACTGCCCTCGTAAGTCTTGATAGCAATTCGAGAACCTGGGCAAGCATCAAGCATATTCTCGTAGAGCCGTATAACATCGAGCCACACATGACTCCCACCATCAGGTGCGGTTGTGTCAGGAGGAGGATCAGTCCACCACCCATCGTCAGGGTGAGGGGAGTCACCGCTTGGGTACACGTTCCCTTGAGCATCTACGCAGTAACCATTCCAGTACTCATTGAACTTACCTCCACTCAAAGTGAACCCGCCGCCATTAAGACCCGTTCCTGAACCATTACCTTTTCTCAAGGTATACTGGACTGTGTAGGATTTCCCTGGTTGAGTGTATCCTGAGAAATTAATGTTGTACGTAGCAACGTTTCCGTCATTTCCGTAATATTTTTGGGAGTACACCTTCTGACCTGTCTCCTTGTCGTACAAATCGACAAGAACGTAAGTCTGATCGTCAAGCCTTGGTTTATCAATCAACCTCCAATCGTTTAATCCAGTAGGGTCGGATGTCTTCAGGCTGATGTTATTGATCGTGGCGTGGAAGTAGAAATTGTTTGATTCGTCGTAGTCATAATCGGGATAGGTATCGGTAATACCAAACACGATGGTGTACCAACCTGGGGAAACTGCCTTTGTTACGCTAAATGGCTCTGCTTCAGCCCACATGTTATTGGTGATGTTCTCAAAGTTGGAAATCTTACCATCGTGGTACCCTTGATTATCCTTCTCATCTAAGAGGGTAATCTTCTTGGACGGGTTGCTGTCAGGTATGAGGTACACTCGGAACCGCGCCCGTTGATCTCCTGTCCAAATGTACGTATGGTATAGGAAGCTAAGGCTCAAGCTCCCGTCACAGTAGAACCGCTCAAACACCTTCTTGGTGTGTGGTGTGTCGAATTCTGTCAGAGGATTTCCTGGTCTCAGACCTTTGACCTTCAGTACGTAGTATTTCTGCGTGGAGTGTTGCCACACGATATTGTCGTTCGTATACCAGTCCTGATTAAGGGCACTCATGTTGATAGGGCGAAGACCTGGGGTAGTAACGTTTTGCGCGGGATACACCTTCAGCTTCTCGAAGTAATCAACTTCCCCAAACTCAGGAGCGTAGAAGCTTCGGGTAATTATCTTACCGTCCTGCTCCACCCCGTGGGCAATAGGAACCCCTCCATCGTAGTAAATCCCGCCTTGGTTACCCCAAGCCCATGAGGATGTGCGATCTGCTTCTCCTCGACTCGATGTCTGACCATAGTTGATTCCGTGTACTTCACTTCCGCTTGGGTAGCAGTGTTCTCCGAATGGGTTGTCCGAACCACTCCCACTCCCACTTCCACCGCCGCTACCGCCTGAACCCTCGTTGCCAGGGATGTATACACTGCCATCCCGATAAACCCAACGGAAGGTGTGGTTTCCAGGAGGTAGTGGGTACATGCAGTTTGTACCTGCGTCACCGTTTTCTTCGTTCCCTGTCCAAACGGTAACCCCGTCAATCTGAAGTTCTAGCATCTCTCCGCTGTCGAATTGACCGCCATACTGCCAACAGATGTAACCTGAATTACTGATGCTTGCAGAGAAATCACAGGTGTACTCTCCACCATGTCCTTCAGCCCACATCACCCCGTCACCGACTGGTGGTGGGTCTGACGGATCAACTTCTGCTGACGGGTCAATCCAAGGAGGGCTTAGGTCAACCCAGTCCCAACCACTACTGAAAGTCAAAGCAGGGTCATAGTTGTCTTCCTCATTGAACAGCTCCTCAAACACCATGATGTCGCGGGTATCTCCACTTACTGGGTCGTAGTTCCCGTCCATAGCAGGGTAGATACGCATATGCTCTTTGAATGTGACCTTGGCTCCTGGATTTAGGCGCATGTTGTAATTGATTGTATCCCCGTTATTCTCAGTCTTTGCCCCGCCATCAGTAGAATCCCAATCCCTTTGTATGTCCACGTAGCTTCCTAGTGGAGACTCCGTTCGGTAAGTTTGAGAAGCTGAGCCACCGTAAGAGAATACCTTCTCGAAGTTATACATAAAGGGCTGCTCCGTATAGGAATCACGTATAAGGAATTGAATGTTGTTATTACCTGCACTTAGCGGGATGCGGATACCACTCCCTGAACCCTGCTCTCTTGTGTAGTAAACGGACACCCCATTCACCATCACCTCGAAGGCTTCTGTCGGTCGTAGATCATGTGCGTAGTTGAAGATGAACCACCCATCGTCAGGTATATACACTGTTGTCTGCGCGACCATTACTCCTTCTTGGGGTTCATCAATGCGAAGGTAGTTTAAGTGGTCAACCCAGTTTGGTGATCCTGACATGCTCCATGAGTAGTAACTCAACCCCTGCCCCAAGTGGTATGGCTCCCAGTGGTCAATGATTCGCGGCGGGCATATAACCTCTAAGTTTCCGAAGATGTCAACTGTGGTATCTTCCCCAACCACCACTTCATATGTGATTAGGGCGTTGTCAACTTCAGTCTCGCTGTACTCCCCGTTCTGAATCCACTCCACACCGTGCAATGAATCAGCGTAACTTCCATGAGGAGCGTCACCATGCTGTGTCCTGCTCGTGAACTGGTCATCGAAGAATAGGTTGTAATCAGTGTTCGGGTAAGGTTCCCCATCAATCCCCATCTTGTAAGCAAAGGAGATGGTTCCGTCACACTCGTTATCAAGCTCCATCGTCATTGTCTTACTTCTACGATCATCTGTAATGAACTGACCACTGAAGTGAGCCTGTGCGATACTCTGAGGAGACCTCACAACCCAGTTCCCATCCGTTCTGACTTCCTCCCCGTCGAGGTCGTAGTCAGGGGGTGCAGGGAACTTACGTGTATCAACAATCTCTACGACCTCAATATCCTTGATATAGATGCCGTTGTGTTGCCATACCTCAGGGCGCATCTTCCTTATCAGCCAGTCGAACTTATACATCTGCCCAGGCTGTAAGGTGAATGCCGCTTGTTGCCATCCCGTGTTCTCGCTCCATTCCCCGCCGACCTGCTGACCGTTGATATAGAACAGCATCCCGTTACCCCGCTTCGCGCTTGCAAGGTACTTGAACCTGACTTGACCATATCGCTTAACCCGCCAGTTGAATGTGATCTTTGACGAGTTACCAATCTCAAGGAGTCCAAGATCGAGCTTCAGAATCATGTCTGCGCCTGACTGCTCGTTTTTACCTACGGAATGGACTGTCACCCACTCTTGATCTTCAGTCGATGAAACGTAGCGGAAGAAGTCAGGGAACTTATCTGAGAACGGTACATCCTCTTTCATCGAGAACAAAGGGATCTCATACACCGTAGCGTCGAAGTGGTTAAAGTAGTTTCCACTGAAATGATGGTAGTACGGTGCAGGGCATGTCGGTAAGGACACCCCAAGGTGTGTTCCTCCTGGCTCCTGAGCATTCTCAAGAATCTTATAGATACAGTCCTTGATCATCTGTAATACCCTTTGGTACTGAGTCTTATCAGGTGGCTGTTGTTGCATCACCCACCACTCAATCCTGCGATACATGTTCCACAAAGCTTCGCGGCACCTGACGCTTGCATACCATGATTTATCCCTAAGATACTGCTCAATGATTTGGTCGATTGTGTTTTCCAAAGCATCAAGCTGAACCGTCTGCCACCGACCGATCTGACCGTACCCAGGGTCGCCCAGGATAGGGTTGTTCTCGTCACCATGTCGGTCAGTCTCACTCCTAGGAGCATTGGGACTTTGCGGCAGGTGCTCGGGGTGGTTAGGATTTCCTGTGTCGTAATCCTCTGCGATCTTTGCCCTCATGTTAGCGAACAGAACGCCTTGTTGAGACTTGGTAAATAGCCCAAACGTATGACCCATAAAATCACCTCTTACCCTCTCTATACGAAAAACGGAGCACCGAGTTAATCGGTGCCCGTCAAATCGTATTGAAGTTTGTAGTCAGTGTAGATTTGGATTCGCCCATCCATAACCGATACTGACAATGTGTACCACTTATCCTTTTCCCACTTGAATGGTTGCATTGGGGAGCCTATGGCGGTAGGCGTTCCACCGACGACCTTGAACAACTGCATTGGTCTTCTCATCCCCAGGCTGTTGTCTGCATCTCCTCCGTGTACCATGAACATCCAGTAGTTGTTCTCATCGTAGTACTTGAAGATGATCCCTGCTCCATCAGCATCGCCCTCTGTATCAACCTTGAAGTCGATTGAGAACTTGTACTTGTCGGCAAGGAAGTTATTGCGGTACCAACCACCCACTGTAGGGATGTCACTCTTAGAGTAGAACTTACCGATCAGCTTATCACGCTCCCATTCTCCATCACCAAACTCAATCCAATCATCAGTCTGAGACAGCTCCAAAGCGTCCATGTCCTTGGAGTAAGGGTAGTAAACGTTGAAGGGGTCTTCAGGGTCGTAATCCTCAGGGACTCCGAAGCCGCCCTCCCAATCCTCAGGGTTCATACCTTGGTCGAGAAGGTCGTTGGTGTAGTCGTAGATCAGACCTTGTGCCATTGTGTCCATGATCGGCAGGTATGCTTCGGATGGTTGATCGCGGAAAGCAAGGTGCTCGTCTGTTTGCAGGAAGCTGTCCCGAGGTTCCGTCTTCGCTACATGGTAGATTTCCATGAGGTGAGCTGTTCTCTCAGGAAGGAATGCGTGGAGCTGTTCCAGGTACTCAGCCCTCGCTTCAGGACGTTCTGCAAAGATGAAGCCTGTGATTACCTGAGAGCAACGCTCCTCGAAGGTAGCCATTAATGATTCAAGGTCTTCGATCTCCGATAGCCGTGCATTGGCGGTACCGACTGGGAGCTGACGCTCAACAAAGGATTCACGTTCCTCCTTGTGAGCCAACGAGTAATCATCCTCCGTGTACCCTGCTCTTGACTGGTGTGTTGCCAGGGAATACTCATCACTGGTGTACCCTGCATCCATAAGCTTCCTTCCGATGGTCTCGCCATCTCCGACCACGAACCCTCCATCGACATCCTTACTTCCGTAAGACAGCTCATCGTCCGAATACCCTAGTCGCTGAAGCGAATGCCCGTAGAGGTCTTCCCCAATGTCACCGTGACGCTCTTTGACAACATTGCCTTCGATCTCATGCAGATGAGCACTACGATCACCCTTACCTGCAAAGAATGCTTCCTCGTCAAGGTTCGCGTTCCTTATTTTAACTACGTTGGATTCTCCCTCGTGCATGTAGCCCTCTCGGATGCCTTTATGAGCGAACACTCCTTCAATCATCTCAACCTGCTTATATTGGATACCGACAAGTTCAGTCTCAAGAACTGAATCCCTAAGTCCTTTGCCGCCGAACAGCAAGTCTTCGTCAATTGAAGCGTTTCTCATCTTCAGTACATCGTCAATGGTCTCGTGTAGATGAGCTTCCCTTCCACCCTTTCTAGCGAACAGGCTGTCTTCGAGGTATGAATCCCTCTCTCCCTTGCCCGCAAAGATCGTACCTTCTATCTCCGCGTCCTTGACATCCTTGAATGCGAAGACATTATTATGAAGAAACGCATCTTTTCCATCCTTATATGCAAAGAGGTTGTCGTGAACGAAGGAGTCCTTGGCGTTCTTAAAGCCTACAAGGTTTTCTTCCAGGTGACCGTACTGCGGTTTGTCTGCAAGCAGGTTCTCCTCAAGATTTCCGTACTGCGGCTTATCTGCTGTCAGCTCCTCCTCGATAGTACCGTACTTCAGTTTTGTACCGCCGACGATCTCGATTGGGACATCTCCATATTTCAGGCTAGTACCGCCCACAATTTCAATTGGGATGTCACCGTATTTCAAGCCGGTTCCACCTACAGATTCTACAGGTACGTCTCCATACTTCAGGCTAGTGCCGCCTAGAGGTAATAATGGATCAAGGTAACCGTATTGCGGTTTGTCTGCTACGAGCTGTTCTTCAAGCTCCCCTATCTTCTCCTTGCCACTCTCGGTGGTCTCGTGCAGGTAGGAATCCTTAGGGTTCTTGATCGCAAACAGGTTATCATGCAAGTACGAGTCATTCACGTTCTTGTACCCGACGAGGTCATCAAATGTAACCGAGTCCTTGGTGCCTTTAATGGCGAAGATGGTTTCATCCCCAAAGTTGAAGGAATCCCTCTCACCCTTCAAAGCGAAGATCGTTTCATCACCGAAGTCATATGCCGCTTTAGGGAGAACGTTCCCGAACACAGTGTCCTCGATCTCTGCCAGCTTACCTCCCTTGATACCGTCCAGGAACAGCTCGATCACTGAATCCTTAACATCTTTCACACCGAACAGCGTGCCCTCGTCAAGCTGACTGAACCGTAGCTTGACCACATTACTCTCCGTCTCGTGGACGTGGGCATCTTTTGACAACTTGATCGCTGTCAGCTCCTCGTGCAGGTGAGCGTCCTTAGTGTTTCTCTCAGCAGTCAGGTCAGTGTTGAGGAATGCAGGTTGTGATTCTGTGACTGCAAAGATCGAATCGTCGCTGACTGTTCCTATAAGCCCTTCCCTCACAGCTTCTACTGAGCTGTCGTCCAGGATGGATTGCTGAGCTTCACGAGTACCAATGGTGTACTCATCGTTGATGTGGAGCTGTCTCAGGTTCGAGGTACCCAAGGTATACTCGTCATTCGTGAATCCATCCCGCGCCCGCGCAGTTCCAATGGAATAATCGTCACTCACGAACGTTTGACGGAGCTGAAGGGTAGCCAGGGAGTACTCGATATCAATAGCTCCTTGACGCGGCTTCAACGATCCGATGGAGTACTCATCGTTAGTGAATCCCTCCCTCGACTTAGAAGTACCAATGGAGTATTCATAGCTAATGTCTCCTTCCCTAGACTTGGCTGTTCCCATAGAGTACTCGTCGTTGGTGTAGCCCTCACGGGATTTCGCTTGCCCTGTGGAGTACTCATCATTGAGATACATCTGCCGCAGGAAAGGACTTCCGAGAGTGTACTCCTCATCAACGTACCCGAAGCGATCACGGGGTGCCCCGCCCATTGCGAACTCGGTATGAAGCTGTCCACCAATCTCTTCCCGTGTGCCCAAGGAGTACTCATCTGATGTGTAGCCGCCGCGTTCGTACTTGCTTCCCAAGGAGTATTCATCCGAGGTATAGCCGCCACGTTCATGCTTGCTTCCCAGGGAGTATTCGTCTGAAGTGGTGCCGCCGCGCTCGTGCTTGTCGCCCATGTACTCAGGATCATCAGGGTAAAGACCACCGTCAGGGGTGAGTGTTCCTGTCCAATCAGGGAACTCAATGATGGCAGGTCTCGTTCTGAAGTCGTCCCCGTACAGGACTTCCTCAATCTCACCGTGCAGTGTTTCTTTGATCTTGGTGCCCTCGAACCCAACATCCACCATGTGAGACTCACGTTTGTCCTTATCAGCAATAGTCAGTTCCAAATCAACAATACCTTCTTTGGTAACACTGGACGCTAACGGGTAATCATTAGAAGTGAACCCTTCACTAGCTTCCTTAACACCCTCGAAGTTCAGTGTGATAATGCCTGACTTCGTACCGTCCTTGGAACCCGCAAGGATACCGCTGTCGATAAGGGCATCAATACGCTCCTTCACACCAACGATAAATTCCTCATCAAGGTAAGCAGGTGCGTCAGCATTGTGAACCGCGTCGATCATCAATTCTAAGATCACCGCAGGTCTGTTCTGAAGCAACTCACCTACGATCATGTCCTCGTCAAGATAACCTGGGTATTCCTTGTTTCCGAGCCAACCGCCGCCCGCCAACCTATCCAATAGCTCATCACGGTAGATCGTTGGTCTTCCCAGTTCCTTGATCGACTGCATGACTCTTTCCAACCGCATATTTTTCTGTCCCTTACTGAACTCAAGCGGCTTTTCAGTGAGGTGCATATTCTTCTGCGTATGGTTCTTGCCGAACGATTCCAAGAAGCTCAAATGGGTGTCTCGGGAGATTTCCTTGTCAGCCGAAACGTGTTCGGTCAGCCACATGTCACGCTCACTTTCCCTATCCGAAGCAACCAAGTCGTTTGTATGCAGACCAAAAGAATCGTTCCTCTCAGCACCCTCCTCGATCTTAGGTAGTAACATATTGCGTGGGGCTGTACTTGCTTCATGGAAACGCTCCTCGATGTAAGCTTCAACCTTATCGTCCCTCACACCCAGGTGGTACTTCTGTAGAACGTCCAAGGCTTCAGTGAATACCCTTTTACCCACAGGTCTTTCGTGCTCAATATAACCTAACGTCTTTCTTACCCTGCTTGATTCCTGAAGGTCTCTGAACACAAAACCGTACTCTGTGCTGTCTCGGTAAGCCTGTTGCATTTCCCGATCTACAGTTCCCTGAACCACGAAGATTCTCTTAGCAGTAGGTTTATCCTGCTCAATATACATGCTCTCTACGAACAACCTCTGTGCAGGGGTAAGGTCTTCGATCAGGTGCATCTTCTCGACAATATCACGGGAAGCCCAAGGGAACTCCTTGTCGATAACTGCCACGGTGTCAATGTCACGGTGTGCCAGGATGATACCCGATTCTGTTACCGTGGGATGCTTGTCGATGATACGAGTAGCCATGATAGGGTTCCATAGAATGTCACTTGGACGGAGAACTGGTTCATAGCGGAATCTTACGCGTGTACCTTCAGTCAGCTCATCATGTAGGTGTATTTGACCCTTACCGATCTCTCGCACACCCCGCACCTCTCGATGAAGAAGCGTAGGGTACTGTCTGTCCTTCAGTTTTGCCAGTACGTTCTCATGGATCATTAACCCTTCTTCAATGTCGCGGCGGGCTTGGCCAAGCTCAGCAATAAACGCCTTCTCGCTGAACTCCCTCGATGCTTCAATGATCTTGTCTGTAGTGGAGCCGCTGAAGGTCGTTTCTCTCAGTGCCTTGTCCATAGTTCTCATCAGTGCCAGTTTTGCTTCGTCCACCCGCGTACCTACAGGGCGAGAGTAGTCAATAAACAGGTACTTGACTTCCTGAAAACGTCTGATGAAAGCGGTAGACATGTCATTCGGCACAACCATCTCGTGATTGTCGATAACCCTTGCCCCTAGGATCGTGGCTTCTTGTACCATAGCTTCTCTTTCAATGTCACGAGTACCTAGAAGGTCTTGATACAGCACCTCGACTTCCTGACGGGATACCCGCTCTGCTTTAATCGTCTCGCTAAGCTCAGTATCCCTTAGATGGCTCATGACTGCTTTCAGTAGCGGCTCTGTCTCTGCGGATCGACCAATGATCTTCTCAACAGCATCATACAGCCCCGCCATATCCAGGTCAGGCTGATCGTCCCTTACGGAGTCCACTAGCTCACGGACAACCATCCCGTACTCGCTAACCTTATCTGCACTGTCGGCATAGTCAGCAATCATACCGAACTCGTTGACCCTAAAACTGATCTTACTCGGGTCGATCTTACCGAGGTTCTGTACAAACCTGCGTGTAAGCCCCAGGTTGCGAACGATCTTCAACTCCTTGTCGTTGTCCACCCGCCAACCCTCAGTCATACCATCATCCAGGGAAGCGTCCTTCAGGAAGTTAGGTCTGTGACCCATAGGATGCTCGTCGGACTCAAGTGCTTCGATCAAGGCTGTTCGCTCTGCTTCAAAAGAGAACTCCATCATGTGACCTCTGCCATCCTTTGTTGAGTCGCCTGAAACCTGTTCGTGCAGTAATCCAGTTTTTGATTGCTTCCCGTCACCGAAGACAATGAACCCTTCCTCCGCTTCCATGTCCTTACGGATAGCTTGGATGAGGTCGTGATTAATACCGTAAGAAACAGAACGGGCTACGTAGAAGTCGAGCATTAGGACACTTGGGTACCGACTATAAGGCATATAGATAAACCGATACTCCTCTGGTCTACTTCCTGTGGTGCCAACGGTGAAAAGGTAACCGTACTGCGTGGTTGTATAGTCTATTACAGTAAAATCGTACTGGCTTACAACTTGATTCACGTCACCGCCCCCTTTAAATTAAAAAGGGAACCTCCTGAGTGGAGTCTCAGAAAGTTCCCTCTTACTGAATCTATACGACTCAGCTATCGTGCAGTTTAACTTACAGCGGGTAACGGACTTCCTTCAGGATCGCTACGCCCATTCGTTGGTTCGCAGACAGGTTCATGAAGGTTTGCTCTGTGTCCGTATCGAAGTAGCGGTACACCTCTTGGTTCCAAGGCTTGCCTTCTACGTCAATGATAAGCTCATCCAGGTGAAGGATGTTGTGCTTAGTAACCGCGATGCAGTTGTCGAACTGTCCACGGTAACCCTCGTAAGGGTGAACCACGTAGATCGGAGACAGGTGGTACTTGGAAGTCCACTTGGACGCTTGGAAACCTTGTGGTTCCAGTTCCAAACCAGTGTCGCCCAGTTCAGGGTCAAGGTAGGCTTTGCCCTTAGGTGGAGCCTGTGTGATGAACGATGGGTAGTGACGTTGGAACTCAATACCCGATTTCGTCTTCAGCATTTGCAGGGTGTTGTTACCTGCGGAAGTGTACTGACCGAAGTAGTACGTTCCAGTCGTTGCGATTTGCGTGATGTCGGGTTCTTCGATTACCGCGCCCGCCGTAAGCATCACGTTACCGTCCACATCGTTCAGGTTGTACTTGAACGGCTTCAGGGCACCAACGTATAGGAAGGACTTCTTGTAGTCCAGGAAGTTAACCGCAGGGTCAGCTACGAGAACCATAGCCAGTCGGTTATTCATGACGTTAATGTACATGTACACTGGCTTCTCTTTGTTACGGTCAGTTGGTGTGTAGTCTTCCAGTGCCCATTGATACAGTACTGGGTGACCAGTCAACTTGAACGTAGGGCGAGTGGTTACAGGTAGTGTCGTAGGATCAGTACCTTCCAGTCCTTCAAGCAACTGAACCGTAAGTGTGCTGTGCTCCTCATAACTAGGGGTTGGAGCCACTGTACGTGGAACCAGTGCGTGGTTGATGAAGCTCACGTAGAACTTCTTAGTAAGAGGAGTTGCTTGTGTACCAATCGTAATCGTGCCTTGGAGGATTAGCTCCTGAACGCGACCGTTGGTGTCAAGCTCCTCGTAGAACACTTCCCACAGGCTTTGCTCTTGTACTTCACCCGCCGTAGTCTCGAACGGGTAGGTGTCGAACCCAGTAACTTCTTCCTTGAGCTTTGTCAGCAAGTCCTGGGATGTGGTAATAGTCTCAACGTATCTGAAGTTTGCCATTGAGTAGTAACCCTCCTTATTTGATCTCTTTCAAGAACGCGATTGTGATAACGTCAGGTGATGGTGAGTGCTTGAACAAGTTCAACGGACTCTTGATACTGAAGAACTTGTACACTTCAGTCCAGGTACCCAACGATGGGTTTGCAGTGTCTTTCAGAATCTCCGTGTCAACAATAAGCTCATCTCGGTTCACGAGGTTATGGTCGTGGATTGCAACAACCCCATCCATGTAACCACGGTAACCTTCAGCTTGGTGGACAAGGTAGATCGGACTCGCATGGTACTTGCCCGTCCATAAGGATTTTTGGAATCCGTCTGCGTCAACAATTAGTTTAGACAGACCTGGGGGAAGTGTACCTACTGATGGATAGTTCGGAAGATGTGTAATGAATGCAGGATAGTACCGTTGGAACAATACGTTACTGCGAGTCTTCAGCATCGACATCGAATCCATACCGTTGGATGTATACTCACCGTACTTAGCGTACAGATCAGGGTTAAGCTCAGTAATTACATCGTTCTTGGTGTATCCAGTCATATCGGTTCTCAGGTCTCCCATACCCACCGTCACGCCGAAGTTACCTGCATGGTCGTATTCGTTGAACGGAACGATCTTACCGATGTATCCGAAGCTACGGTAGTAACCGTGGATGTTCGGTGAAGGGTCACCTTCAATAACCAGGACAATGCGGTCGTTGTTGACAGACATTGTGTAGGAGATCAAGTAGTCAGGTCTACGCTTCTTGTTAGGCAACCAAGCAGTTGTTGAATCTCTACCGTGGAAGAAGTGAGCCGCAGGGCTTACGATTTCGGTGACTCCATCGTAGTCCAGTTTCCACTTAACCACAGGAGGAACGAACTCTTTAACTGCATTTGGGTCGTTCCAGGAAAGGTAAACGTAGTGAGCCTTCAACTGGTCGATTACGGTAGGCGCTACCCCGAGTTTAAGCGTATCAGGATCAACAATGCCCTCGTAAGTCAGCTTAGGATCACCCTGAGCCATGGAACCGTCAAACCCTTCCCCGTGATAGACGTTAATGTAATTCCAATCGTCCACGGGTTGCTCGAACATAACGTAGTAATCACGAGAAGGAATCCCTGAAGGGACTGTTGGAGTACCTTTAATCACGACACGAGACGGTAAGCTGTTCAGTAAGTCTGCCTTATAGTTTAGCTCATTGAACTTGTACTGTTGCTTGTTAGGCTCATAGTAGGTTTCAGTGATTGTTCCCCACGTAAATTTACCCCAAGCATCGCTACTAGCGCGACGAGAGTAGTTGTAGTAGAATCGACCATTCTTTATCCCCCGTACCGCGTAAGCCCAGTCAGAAGGCATCTCGACAACGATCTCAAACTGATTCCATTCACTGGATGGTTCAGTAGCACCGTCAAGGGTGTCGATAGTCTGCTGTACCAAGTAAGCCTTATACCCTACAGGAGTTGTATCGTCTACCACAACAGTAATCAGACAACCAGGGACATCTACATACTTAACCTCTTGGGTCTGTCCATCCGTATAGGAGAACTGAACAACCTGGATTTTCCTACCTGTTCGGTAATTACCAAAGTCTTTACCGATGTCAGTATTCACAGGCTCAGGCTTACCTTCTGCATCTTCTTTGAAGTAGGACAGCTCTACTTCGTGCAGATAACCATCTGCATCTACAGCCTTATCGCCGCCGATGATCTTTGCATCTGTCCAGTTAGGTACCTTAAACACTTCGTACTTGTTTCCGTCCGTGTGCTCGTACATACCTACCACATCAAGGTTGTATCCCTTTTGGTAGGTCACCCACTTATAGCCATCAGATTCGTAAACACTCTCCCACCGATTTGCGTCAATACCACCCTCAACCCTAGGGATGTCAGCGTTAACGACCTGATCGGCAAGTGTTTTAATAAGCTTCTGCGCTTCTGTTTCACCGTCAATGTAGGCGGCAAAGTTCGTCAGCGGTTTTTGTAGTGCCATCGGTTACCCTCCTTATCTCAAGAATTTGATGTTGTACCACACCGACTTCGCTTCAGGAACTACGTTTACAAAGTCAAATTTGATCTGAGTTCCCGCCGCGATGGGGTACACAATGCCGAAGCTGTTACCCATGGAGACGGACTCAGGAAGCTCCTTCGTAAAGATCGTCTGGCACACCTTCTCGTTACCGATGGTCAACTCCCAGTAATCACCTACGCAGTACTGACTCGCCGCGAAAGCGATAGACAAGAACTCCGTATCGTATGGAAGTGTGAATGTGTCCGACTTCGTAGTCTGAGCGGCAGGTATATCCAACATCTGCCCCCTAATAAAAGGGATGGTCTTCTTGCTGAAGTGTGGGTATGGCAACTCGCGTACTTTGTCGATAACGCCGCCCGCGACATACACAATGTTAAATGCCATCTTTCCACCCCCTAATTTCTATATACGATTCACGCTCGTTCCAGTTAAGCGTCCTTCATCATCATAGTTTAGACCGATATGATAAGTGAGTACCGACTCGCCGCTTGCATCGAAAGTCCTTGAAGTCACTTGTGTCAAACGAAAGTACTTATAATAGGAATAATCAGGATGCGTGTATCCAACTCCCACAGGAAAACCCGTGTCATCTTCGGAGCCAAACTTCATCCAAATTGAAACCCTCCACGTTGATTCATAAATCATATCCGCGCCCGTTACCCTCTCGGTATCCATCGGATGTTCCCTAAAAAGAGTAACAGAAGGCTCCCCTTCAAGAGGGTTGCCTTCTATGTTGTGGATACTGGTATACTTACGAATCTCGCGGTGGATAAGGTCTAACACGGGAAAGACGATATTGTCGTTAACTATGCCCGCCATTAAGCCATAACCCCCTTCTTCGACCACATAAGGTCAATTACTTGAAGCATTCCCGCGTCAACGGAGAAGCTAGTTCTGATTCCTTTAATAGTATAGACGGAACGAGTCGTGGTGGTCTTATCTGTCACGAGCACACTGTCTAACACATCGAGCGCAGGATTTGCAGGGATCGAGACTTGGAGAGTTCGGCACATTCGCTTCATATCGAAGAACGCCTTTTCTGCTACCGTTCTCTTTGCTTGTTTTGTCTTTGCCCAAGGAACAGAGATAACCATTGTTCTGATCTCGCCCTTTAACTCAAGAAGGATTTCCTTATCAATGAACTGCCCAGGTTTTCCATCAGAGTCAATGACTACAATGTGACTTCTTCCCCGCGACCAGTCGATGGACTTGGTAATCGAGATCAGGTTATCGTTCTCGGAGAACTCAGCTACAACTGGTTTGTCATAGTTAATTCTCTCAAGTCGATATGTCCCGTATCTGTCGCAGAAACTTCGGTATGGAAGTTCTCCAATTACTTCCGAGACAGCTTCAGATACTTTTATGGAATACTGCTCGAAGGTCTTTCCGTACTCCTCAACAAACGGATTGAGCCATCCATTAGGAGTCAGAATAGAATCTGCGTCCTTAACCTCGAACTCTCCTTCCTTATCGGCAATCGGAACAATGACCCTACCTGTTTTCTGATCGACCTCTACAAGGTAGGTCTCGTCGATCACGTAGTCAGGGTATGACAAGTCTTCGCTTGTCGCCCGCCACCCGATCAGACCTGCGTGTTTAATGAGGTCAAGAGCTACCGTGGATTTAACCCAAGCGGGCTTTTCAAATTCCGTAGGCTGTTCTACCGTAGGTGCAGGAGTCGGTGTCGTAGCCGTACTCTCCCAAGCACTTGGATTTGCCAGTATGTCTTGGTAGTAAGACCATACCTTGTCCACCCAGTTGTCTCTATCCCCACTCCAAACCATGGGAGCAATATCGCCGCCATCGTGGAAGTACAGTACGTCAGCCTTAGACGAAACTTTCTTCCCTTTGGATGCTAGAGCCTTGGACATACGTTCAGCACCACGCTTCATCTGCTCCTGGATACCTTTGTATTTAGGGTCACAGTACCCTGCGCTGTAGCATCCATATCCTAGGATGAAGCTCCCGTTTTCTTCCTTACCCATGCCCGCTGTACCCATTACTGTCTCATGCCTACAGATAGCAAGAAGGAACTTGTAATCGGGAATGCTATAAGCCGCCGCCTGTGTCTGTGCCGCTTGAATGATTTCGGTCTTCCTGTCGCCGCCCGTAGGCGCAGGTACAGGGTCGGGAACGTTGTCCACATGATCGACCTCAGGGTACGCCTTCTTCTCCGTGATGACCTTCTCGATTGCCCTCTTGTACATGTCCCTAGCTGTGATCTCTAGGGTGGACTCTCCATTCATGTCAACCTTATCAATCAGCCCCGTGAACACCCTAATCAGGTGTTGCCCGTACCCCATGTAAATGCGGATAGGTGTATTCTCACTAAGGACACCAATATGGAACCCATTGGCGAAGTACGACCATGGTGACACCATACCTGCTGTCTCAGGGAAATAAGCAGGGTTGTAATCAGGCGAGAAAAATCCTCTAGGGTTGGAGACTGAAAGCCTTGCTTCCCTTGCTTCTGCTTCGTACTGGTCATCAACCTCACAGCTAATGATGTTCGGAAGAACCTGGGTATCCATATAGACGAAGGAGCCGACCTGCAAGTACTCCGAGTTAGTAACTGTGTTACTGATGAAGTCCTGGTACTCGATCTCCTCCCAGGTTCCCTTGGAAGGGTCAATCTCAGCTTCAGCTTCGTTCTCTTTAGGTGGTGTTGGTAGGAACTCCTGGATTCGGATGTAGTCGATTGCGAACTTCTTTACAGTAGGTGGTGCAGGAGGTCCGATCCCGCCAGGGACTGGTGGTGTAACCATCTCCCCACCGTATACGACCTGGACTTTGATCTTCTTGGTTCCCTCAGGGATGGCGATGTTCTTCAGCTCGGTTACCTTTGTCAGGTCGTACTTACCTTCAAACTTGCTGACGTAGCCATACGCCTTATCGTCCATGAGGATTGAGACCTCATCACCAGTCATCATTCCAGTGAAGTTAGTCCCGAAACCAATACTGAACAGCCCTGCGGTCGGCATATTCAGTTTAGTTACGTCAATCTCAAACTCTACCGTGGCAGAGCTGACACCAAACGTGTAAACCAACTTACCTCCCGAGTCGTACATCGTCCAACCTGAATCAACAGCGGCAAAGCTTCTGAAATTCCAACCAAGGCTGTAGATGTCCTTCTCATACCAGTTGCGTTTATCGAAGTTCTCACTCAGCTTGACCTCTCCTGGGTAACCAGTCACGAACCCCTCGTCAACTGTTGATTTACCTAAGGTTTCCGCATCAGAGTAGAGCTTGCGCTCCCTCTTTAGGTACGCTCTAGGATCGACTGCCTTTCCTCCTTCACCCGTCCGAGTGTCTTGGTTAACTCCCTCCCAAACCTCAAAGTGTAGGTGACGACCTTTACCTGCGGCTCTCTCCGCTTCTGAAACTCGGTGACCATTCGTGTAGACCGCACCAGTATTCCCAAGCTTACCGATGACCTGTCCCTTAGAAACAATGTCATCCAAGGAGACGTTGATCTCACTCAGGTGGAAGTATTTGGTCATCACTCCACCCGCATGTTTGATGTTAACAGTGTTACCGCCACCTTCAGTTCTGCTTCGGGTAATGTTAACAACCTTCCCTGCCCACGCCGCCAGGATCGGAGTCCCCATGTCGTCCCATAGGTCAATCCCCTTGTGCGTACGACCGCCCGAACGAGCCGCACCGAAGTTATCGGTGACCGTAATGGTTTCAAACGTCTTGCCTTGTACAGGGAAGGTAATGTCGTCTCCATTAGCAGATGTCTCACCGTCATATACGCCATCCGTGGATTCCGCGACCCACACTTTCTTGACGGACGTGATCTCCTCAACCTCTGTGGTGATATAACGGAACTCCTCTGTCCGTCCAGGGATGAACGCAAGTCTATCAACCTCAACTCTTACATTGGGCAAAGCCCTCTCTCCGAGCTTCAGCCGTTGAGAGAGAACTTTTAGAACCTCATCTGAAATTGGAATCATCGTGCATCCCCCTTATTTGAATCTCTCAAGTGTCCACTTTCTGAATCTGCTCAAGAAGGTTACTGCTTCAGCACGGGTCATTGCGGTATCCCCCAAGAACCAGGTAGTAGGCTCTTGATTACCATTCACGGGTCTACCCATATTCGTCAGTACTGCGGCACCGTCTAAGGTCTTGACAATGTTGAAACCTGCAATCAGGGGATCGCCGTTGGAGAAGGTCTCGTCTTCCATCTCCGAAACAGACTGCTTCCACCAGTTGGTCGCTGAGGATTCAACACGCTCATCCTTGTCTTGGTAGTAGTAAGCAGATGCTCTACCAACATCCTGGAAACGTTCGCTTTCCCCCTTCTTGTAGTAAACCTTCACCTCATCTCCCTCGTTTAGAGGGTAGTTAAACACTATGGTGTGGTTGTCGATCTCCGTAACAATAGGTGCATACTTAGCAACACCATTCACCTTAACGGCAAGCTTGTTCTTTCCCGCAGGGAAGTTACCGTTGAGTCGGAATACCCTCTGCCCATTAAAGGCGATAATGGTTTGGTCAATACCTTTAGTAGGGGCTTCCATGTCGGTGAACCTAGCGTACAGAACCTTGCGGAGCTTGTTGATGAGGTGGAATGCTTCTCCCCTCGTAATGATTGAGTTAGGGAAGAAACGGTTGTTGTATGTTGGATTGTCCGTTGTCGCCTTAACGCTCTGACTCATCATCTTGTACACGCCGTTCTCGTAAATCCAGTAATTGAACTTACACGTCACGCCGTTGAGGTTGAACGGTAGGAACAACGAACCGCCTGGGCTGACACAGTAAACATCCGTTCGGTACCCGATAGCCTTTGTCGCAATTTCAGTAACAGCATCTACGTTACCCGCCGACTGTTGCCAAACCTGTTTAGGGATACTAAGCCTACGTAGCGGCTGACCTCCTGCATACAGGTACTCCTGGTGCTTACGGCTGTAAGGGTCATAGAAGTAAACATCGTTCTTTGGAATGACTGTTCTAGGGAGATCACCCAACCAAGACACGGGAGGTCTTTTCCAGTCCTCGTCCAGGAGTGGTACTCCGTAGCTACAGAACGCAACGATCTGACCGTTCTTGCATCCTGTATAAAGCTCGACATCCGTACCGCCCGATAAGTTATCTGCGGCAGACTTGTATATGGTTTGAACTCCGTCAATGAACACGTACAAGGGGTTACCCTCGGACGGTGTAATTTTCTTGGAGAGTTTGAACTTAGACTGACTGGTAACTGCCTTAATCTCCTCGAAGATGAAAGGCTTACCGCTCTCAAATTGGTTGTATGTCATTCCGTCAACGAAGGCATTTCCGTCTTCGAGATACATATTCGTGGCTTCCATTACATCGTTGTAGAACCAGTCACCCTCATTCACGTCAACCCATTTTCGCATTGAAAGCACCTCCTCACTTTAGATTAGACAGAAAAGGAGTAGGTCGCCCTACTCCCTGATGATTCGCTCTATTAACCTTTTGGTTCTCATGAGGAACGTCACGAACTCAGCTCTCGTGATGAAGTCCTCAGGTCTGAAGTACAAGACAGGGGTTCCGTCAAGTTCAGTAACTACGACAATACCGAGGTTAGCCATATCCTCAATCGCCGTTCTAGCCCAGTGGTCTTTACCTTCAGTGGTCTCAAGGTCTTGGAACTGTACAACGCTAGTGGCATCGTACCCGTCCTTTTTGATTAGGGTCATGGTCAGCTCAACCTTGTACCCTTTCTGATCTATGTTTGGGTCTCCTTGATGGTAGAACACAGGATCAGCCTTGATTGACTCAACCACCCCGAAGTAGATGTTGCCGCGCTCATCATAGAACTTATGAGTCCAACCAACATACATAGAGTAGTCGCGGAACGCTTCCTTGTCCTTGAACAGCATGTTGAGGATTGCCTTATAGGACGACACCCCCATCTGATGGAAGTGTGATGGAGCATTGATGATCTTGATTTCCTTGACCTGGGGTTGAGGAGACGGAGTGGAGTAAGGCTCGATGATCCGAGCCTTTACTTCCACGAACTCCATCCCAGTGTCAACGAACAGTTTGCGCTTGTACTTATCATTAGCTGAGCCGAACGGGTCACGTTGGGACATTCAGTTTACCTCCTTACAGTCCTTTATAGTTACTGCCCATGTTCGCCTTAACATCATTAGCGAACTGGTTGACGAGACCGCTGTTGTTCTTCTTGAGTGTTTTCTCAAGAGCAGAGGTCATTTTCTCAACGTCCTTGGTGTCGCCTGTCATGTTGTCGATGTTTACATGGACAGTGACGTTACCCGCCCCCACCATAACGCTCTTGTGGGTGTTGTTCTTAGTCATGTAGTCGAAGTAATCCATGACTTTGAGACCACTTGGCAAGTTGAAGGTCGATTGAGATTGTGAGGTGTTCTTGTTGATCTCAGCAAGGTTCTTGGACTGCTCAACGCCGATGGACTGAAGCTGTTTGAAGATCGTCATGTACTCATCGGAGTTAGGGTTGAACCCACCAGTTTTCAGGAGAGTGTCCCACTCAGTCTTGAACCCTTCCAATTGTGCGTTCACGTCAGCTACTCTTGCCTTCTCAAGTGCCTTGACTTCAGGAGCATCGTCCTTCCCGCCGTTAGCCGCCAGGAGATCGTACATCCTTTTGTCGTAGTCCATTTGAGTAAGGTCGAGCTGATCGGTCATCTTACGTTCGAGTTCGTCGATAGCAGAGTTCTTGACACCATCAATCTCAAGCTCTGTTTGAGCCTTCTGCGACTTCAGGTTATCAAGCTCAGCTCCAACCTTGTCCTTCTCGTCACCGTCAGCCATCAGGTCGTATGTCTCCTGTAGCTTCTTGATCGCTTCATCGAAGAACTTCAGGTTTTCTCTGAGGTACTGCTCCATGAGATCACGCATTTGCTTAGAGTCCTCACGAACACCGCTAATGAGAAGTCGGGAACGGTTGATTTGATAGGTAGACTCGTTATGAGTCATGCCCTTGTTCATCTCACCACTGATCTTAGCCATCAACGTGTCTAGGCTCTCATAATCGAGAGTTTGGTTAGCACCGTCAGTTGCAGGATCAAGCAATCCGTCCTTGTTGGTGTCAAGAGGATGGTACTTGTTCTGCTCCTCCAACTTCTTGTTAAGCTCCATTTGGGCTTCGACCTTGGCTTCAGTGGCTTCCTGCTCGTAGTTGTACTTACTTGCAAGGGTTTCTTCGACGTACTTACCATCACCATCACGTACAGCCTGGAATCCTTCCCAATAGTCGCCCCAAGAAGGTGCATTACCTCCAAGCAGATTACTCACTCCGCTGAAGGCACCATCCCAAACGAGGTTAGCCCCTTTCCACCAAGCACCCAAGCCCGAGGATTCCTCCCAGTCTCGGAAGTTGTTAGCAAGTCCTTCCTTGTTCTCAGCTTGGATACCCTTCTTCTCAGAGTCGGTCATCCCCATTGCAGTCAGTGGGTCGATAGCCGCCATCAGAAGGTCTGCCCCTGCCAACGCCGCTCCGATGTACGGGATTGCTTTCAGCGGTCTTGCAAGCTTCAGTCCTTTAGAGAGCGTATTACCAACGCCACTAATCTTACCGAGGATTCCATTACCTCCCTTAGCCGCATCAGCCACGTTATCAGCCGCTCCTGCCGCCGCTCTACCTCTACGGACATCCCCTTCAGTAAGTGGGTTTCCGTCACGGTCGGTCAGAGGTCTGCCGTTAGCATCACGGGCAGGGATGCTGTCTCTAGCCATGTCGATCTCAGACTGACGGATAACATTTCCGTCAGGGTCACGGAGGATATCACCGTTGTTGTCCCGAGCAGGGGCTTTCTTGTTGAACAGAGAACCCAGACTCTTGGTTTGGAACACGTCCTTGATCTTAGTGAACACACCACGCTTGCCACCGCCACCGTTAGGAAGCAGATCTTTTGCCAGGAGACCCATCATTGCGTACTCAGCAAGACCCATACCAGTCTGACTTGCGGCACCTGCGGCACCTACACCCATTTCGTTGACCCCGAGGGCACCCGTGAGGTGGGCACGTTCAAGCTCCTTCATCTTGTTGACATACTTGGTAGCGTCCAGGGTTCCCTCTCTGAAAGAGTCGTTGAGCTTGTCAACTTCTCTTTTCAGCTTCGAGATGTCATCGTCCGACATTCCTGCTTCCTTACCGATCTTGTTGATCTCCGCATCATATCGGGAAGCATCGACCGCCCCCGACTGGAACTCGCGGTTCAAGAAGTTCAGGTTGTTCTTCAGTTCCGTCGAATCCATACCCATGTCGTCCATTGCCAACGTCAGTGCCTTAGCACGGTTTTGGAGCTGAGTCATTGCCTGACCGTTTTCACCAAGCTCTGTGCTCAAGGCTTCAAGACTGCGTTTCGTCTTAGCGTCCTGCTCATCGAGGGAACCAAGCTCCTTACGAAGCTGTTCAACCTCTTTGCTCTTGGCTTTAGCAGTGTTGTCTGCTTGGTCACGCTCAGCGGCATGGAAAGAAGCGGCTGTGGTATCTCCATCAGCAACAGCCTTCTGATAGAGTTCTTGGTGCTGATCTCGTTTAGCTTGCAGTCCGAGAACTTCACCCTCCTTCTCCACTATCTTGGTGTTCACTTCAGCGCGGCGGGAATTACGGGCTTCCGCACGGCTTTGATGCTGTGCCATCTCCTCTTGAATACCAATACGTCTAAGGTTCTCCATCCGAGCGTTTTCGTTAAGAGCCATACCATAACTCTCAATCTTACTCGCCTGTTTCTTCTTATCTGCATTGTCAATCGCTTCATTCAGCTTGCCCCATGCGATTCTGACACCGACACCCGCCATGATTCGAGCGATAAGACCCATCGTGTCAGCAATACCTCCTGCGTTATCTCCGACGATGCGAAGGAATGCTGTAAGGTATGTCGCTAGGTTGGAGAACTCGCCTTTCAGTTCCTCCCAAGCTTCATAAGTAGCGACCTGCCAGGAGGTTTTAATTTGACTCTGACGGAATTTCCAAGTGTCCATCATACCTGCACGGATGTACATGGCAGTGTTCTCGTCAGCCCCTTGGATTTGAGCAACATAAGCATCAATAGACTCCTTGACACTCAGATTGCCATCTCCGTCCTTGTCACTACCTTCCGCATCTCCTGTTACGTGCATTACCTTCTCCATTGTGTGTTGAAGGTCGGCCGTGAACGCAGATACCGCCGCCGCACTACCCATGTGCCATTGAGGGAATAGCTTCTGCCACATTTGGATGCGGGACTCATCGTTCATGGTGGCACTTGTCTCAAGGATACTAGCGAAGATGTCCGAGAAGTCTTTCTGTGAACCGTCTTCGTTGTACGGGTTGAGGTTTCCGTACACTTCAGGGTTAGTAGCCGCCATTGCCGCCAACTCATCCCGACCCTTTTTGGTGTAAGGCTTGTCGAGAATCGCTTTCCAGAACGTACCTGATTCCGCACCTGAACGTGCAGTTGCCTGAACGAACATGGAGGAGTATGCGATGGAGTGAGCAAGCGCAGTCTCTTTATCCTGATCACCCATGGCGTTACGGAACATAGAACCTGCCTTCTGTTGAGTTGCGATAAGGTCTTCGATCTTAGCCTGGGAGATGTTCGCCGCCATAATCATCATGTTAGTGACTTTATTGAGGGCGTAACCGCTGATACCCCATTGGGAGGAGATAGCTTCAAAACCCGTAGCAGTTTTCTCTACGTCTACTTCCTCAATCGAACGAACCTTAGCTACTTCCTTGGCGAAAGCAGTGGCTTCGTAAGGGTTGTCGTACCTACGGGAAGCGATGTGGTAAGCCAGTCCCACTTCCTCTTGGTCGATACCGTTAAGCAAGGCAATCATCTGAAGGTCTTTAACGGCACCAGTTTTCATGTACTCGTTAACCTGGGCGGTAGCTGTCTCCACCTCAGTAGCCTTTTGTTGCTCAGTGAGTGTGCCGCCGTACTTCTGCTCCAACATATCCATCGCACCTTCGACCAGTACCTCACCTAGTCGGGACATGTTCGGAAGCAACTCGGGAGCAGTCACTTCTTCACCATCGACGCTCGTAGTGTAGGTTCCACCCGTTTGCTCAAGGTACTTGATTTGGAAGTTCTGATTTGCCTTAGCCAGTTGGTAATCCATCTCCTTAGCCGACTGGAAGGATTCATTCAGGAGCATTGTAGGGTAACCCATGACTGCACCCGCCGTGATGTAGCGCATCGTGTTGAGTACCGAAGTACCAAACCCTCCAAACGCACTGTTGGCTTGTTGGTTTCTCTTGTCTTGGACAGGGTTACTCATGTAGTTTCCAAGGATGTCACCCGATCTTCCGAGGTTAGAACCGATGGAACTGGAAGCTCTCAAGGCATTCTGTGTTACCATTTGCAACGCTTCGCTGTGTTTGAACAGCTCACCCGTAGCTTTGTCAATGGAACCAGTCAGTGTTCTGAGGTTACCTTCAGCATCCCGCATCTTAGCTGTCCAGGTGTTCGTAGCGTTGTTCACGTTCAACTGTGTGATCTCGTAGCCTTTGAGAGCATCTACGGTCTTCAGCACAGCGTTCAGTTGCTCCGTGAATACTGCCTTGTCACCTTTCAAGATGTTGGACTCACCGATCTTCTCGCCCCGCTTCTGCTTCTGAGCTTGCAAAGCCTTCAGCTCTCTGTTGGTCTTCATTAGCTCGTCACGGTACAGACGCGCTTGTACGATGTCACCATCCGTGATTGCTTTGTCGATCATTTCACCGAGCTTAGCAATCGAGGACACATCTACAAGGTTGTCAAGCTTCAGAGCTTCCAGGTCTCTACGAAGCTTGATGAGCTTCGTTTGGAAGGACTCGTCTGCCGCCAGTGCGTTGTATCTACGAGCGATCTCTGCCAGTTGGATGTTCAGGGTCTTCATCATAGCCTGTACATTAGCCGCATCCGTGTCGTTATTGATTGGAGCCGCTGTTACCGAACCGATACGGGCTTTGTGTGCATCCAGGTCGGATACCAACTTAGCGTAGTCATCGGAGGATAGCTTACGAAGGTACTTGTCCTTCATCTTATCCATAGCAACCGTTTGGTTGGCATCGTACATTCTGCGATTCAGGTCAACCCCCGCCAACCGATTAGCAACCTTCTCCTCTGCAATGCGTTGAGCTTGCAGTTCGAGAACACGGTTCAGGGCATCCTTAGCAGGGTTCATCCGAGTAGCATCAGTGGCTACCGCATTGATGGCGTTCTGTACTGCTTGAATCTCCGCTTGATCGACCTTACCGATCTGACGAATCTTTTCGAGCTTAGCGTTCAGGACATCCATCTCACGGGACACTCTGTTATCCTTCAGCACGTTATCCCACGATGTAGCGATCTCCTTCACACGGTTCAGGATTGTCGCCATATCTTCCTTGATGACAGACAGGCTTGAGAAGTCCGTGATTGGGCTTCTTACAAGATCGCCTACTCGACCAAGGTGATTGGATACTTGGGACTGAAGGGTAGCGTAGTCTTCATTGGACAACTTGTTACGGTACTTGCCTAGGAGCCTGTCAGCCCCTACCCGTTGATTGTCCTCGAACACTCTCAGGCGTTCCTCCATAGCCATCTTGCTGTTAGCGAGAGACTGCTGACGAACCATTTCCCTCTTAGCTTCGGATTCTGCTTTCGCTTCAGCTCTACGCTGTTCCGCTTGAAGTGCGCGATTATCTCTCACTAGATCGGCGTAGTAGTCCTTGGCTTGGCTGAACTTCGTAGGGTCAGAGTACGATCCGTTGATGAGGTCTCCCAGGTGAGCGATCTTATTGATAGGTAGTTGGCTGTTCATGAGAAGTCGGTTCATCTTCTCACTCAGCTTGTCAATCTGCCCTTCCATTCCGCTGACCTTCGCCATTCTGTCGAACCCTTTGGAGATTACGTCAAGCTCACGGTTCAGCTCACGCATTTCCATCCGAGCGTTGGTGATGTCTTTCTCGTTGATGATGTCGGAGGATGCGAGTCTGTTGACCTTAGCCTGTACCTCGTTCAGGTAGTTCTCAAGCATAGTGAACTGTTCAGGGTTCAGCTTGTTAAGGAACTTGGTCTTCATACTCTCAACGTTTAATTGAGTGTCGTAGCCATATTCCCTCAGCTTACCTTTCATCTCAGTCGCATTCGCTTGAGTCGTGGAACCCATGTTCATCTTGCGGAACTGTTCCACTGTGTATCTCAGAGACAGAGAAGCATCCAGGATTGCATCACGCAGGGTTTGGTACGGAGACTGATCTCCAACGCGATGACCTTGTTGGAATCTGCTGACCGCTTCCTGCACACGAGCCAAGTATTCCTTGTCGAGGAAGTTATGGAGCTGACCTTTTTGCTCATTGGTCAGGTCACTGTTCTCGAAACGGTTCTTGGTGTTCAGCACCTTGATCTGCGCTTCTCTCTCCCAACGGTTCATCATGTCGAACTCGTTGTATCCCTTCGGCAACTTGTCTGCTGTTGGGTAACGAGGGTCTACCAAGGCGGTCGATCTCGGGTTACCTACTAAGGGGTTATTGGCTTCCCCGAATGGGAATGGACGTGGAGCCGCCGCATTCACCGCCGCGCCCGCAGGTGGACGGTACCCGATACTTTGGGTTACTGGAGGAAGGTTCTTAATTCCGTCAATGGCACCCTTGTAGAATGCGTCCAGGTTCTTGGTCAGCGCTTCAACCATTCTGAACTGAACAGTGTCCATCATCTCTCCCACACGCCTAACCATTACGTGAACGCTAGTCAGGTCAGGTTGAATATCTACCCTACCAAGAGCTTCACCGTATGCAGAGATCGCGGAAGTCGTGTTCTTAGCCACAGAGTTATGGAACATGTTCATTACCTGACGAACACCCTCTGTCATTACCTGTCCAGTAGCCTTCTCAAGGGACACTCCCGCCTTGAACGCCTTCTCCCAATCGGATACTCTGTCGAACCCTTCTGCTGTAGCCAAGGCACGTCTTACATCCTTATGGAGTTGTTTAGGGTTCATGAAGATCGCGTTCGCTCCATCAGCGATACCACCAACGCCTTCGACCACTTTGTTGGAAGCCATGTGCATCATAGACTGCATGGCTTTCCGCATGTGTGCCATAGGTGCGTCTGCCGCAACGTTGAGTGGGGTCGCTTCAGGCTTCCAAGCCGCAATGTTTGCCATGACCGCTTCCTCAAGTTTCTTTTGGACGTGAGTGACAGCACCCGTAAGAACCAGTGGCTCTTTAGCGTCCAGGAAGGTTACGTTACTTTGAGCGATCATACGGTTCAGTTCAGTACTCAGCTTTCCGTGCATTGCTTCGGTTGTTGCGGCAGTCATTGCGAATGCCCCGAACGCATTGTCTACGGCTTTAGAGAACTCAGTGACCGTCTTCTGAAGCGTGGACTCCATCTCTTGCTTGATACGAGCCTGATCGTCTTTCGTGAAGGAAGCGAAGCCCTTGGCGTTGATTCCCTCTGCAAGGGAACGGGCATTCTGTGCCGCTTGATTGACGATCAACTTGATAAGCTCCTTGGACTCTTGAGCCATTACAGCATCGAGCTGAGCAGTGTCTTCCGCAGAAGGTTTTGCACCCGCCCCCTGACGCAGTTGAGCAAGAAGATGTTCTGACTGAGTGCTAAGGATCGCTTTCAGTGCTGTATTGATCGCAGTAGTAGTGCCTTCGGGCAGAGTTACAGAACCTACGGTACCTGCTTCTCCGTGAGGTACTGCTTTGAATCCTTGAACCATCTCTTTAATCACATTCTCAATCTCAGCTAGAACGCGAGGACGAAGTTGGTCTACAGGAAGGTCTACTCTAACCTCTCCCAACTTAGAGGAGTCATATCGGAAAGAGGTTACGTTAGTGATAGCACGAGCGAAGGAGTTAAGGACATCCTTGTTGCTTGCTGTCAGTTGAGCTGTCATCTTATCCAAGGACTCCTGGGAATCCACGAGCATCTTAGCTCTCATCTGCTTAGACCACTCGTTGAAGTGGGCGATGATGAGGTTGAAGTCGATGCCCAGGTTTGCTTGGGACAGGTTCTTCACTGCACTCTCAGCAGATGCAATCAGAAGCTCCTGCACTCCCTTGATACTAGCAACCCATTTGTTTGTTTCTGCCGAGCCTTTAGTGGATGCGCCCGAGGATGGGTCGATACCAAGACGAGCCGCTAATCCAGTCACGATACCGTTGATCTCAGCCTGGATGTGGTTGTTAACGATGTGACCTACATTGTCGAGGGTAGCCTTGTAGTTGGCGTACTCCTTAGTTCCCACAGGGATAGTCTTGATCTCCTCACCAACAGAAGTGATAAGAGAACCGACCTTATCGACAACAGTAGTTCTAAGCTCTTGAATCTTACCCATTACAGCAGTAAGCTCTTTGCTTGTACCGTTCAATTTCAGACCTTTCAATTCAGCATCGAGCTGAGTGATCTGAGCCACAGTAGTCTCCATAGCCGCACGGAAGTTCATCATCCCCTTGTCCAGGTTAGGTAGCTTCTTCAGCTCATCCAGGTTAACGTTCAGGAGATGTTTGTCGATGTCTCCAATGGCTTCCTTGATGCGGGACACAGCCATGTTAAGTCGAGCAGAGTCGATCTGTACTGGTTGGATATTACCGATGGTGATGTTCTTAGGATCACTGATGTGTTTCATGAACTCCGTAGACACGGAAGTCATTAGCGTTTTCAGGTGCTCCTCGCCCACCTCGAACTTCATAGGCTTAGGAACCTTTGCAAGCGTACCGTCCTTCATCTCCTTCGTAGCAGTACCCCACGCAAAGGACATGCGGTTGGTGATTGCCGCTTGAAGTTCAGTATTGAATCTGTTTTGCAGTTCACGGAATCCGTACTCGGAGAACACGAAAGGCTTGACGTTCCCTACTTTGATGGAGGACTGGTCAATGGCTTCCTTGATCTTGGTACGTACTTCAGAAGTCATGCTACTCCACTTCTTCTGAGTCAGATTAATAGACAGTGGTGCTAGGTCTCCTTCGATGGTAACCTTACCGCTAGTCAACTTAGAAGCGATAGCAGACTCTACCGCAGATTGAATGTTCTTTGCATTGAGCTTCAGGTTAGAACCGTCTTTGATCTCTCCAACCGCTTTGGCGATCTTGTCACCAATAGCGAGGTTCATACGCTCTGTATCGTTAGCAACTTTGTGAACAGCGTCCGAGAGGGTATTAAAAGATGTCCCGAGCTTTGAAACCTCACCCGCGAACTCTCCCGTCTTAGTAACGGACTGTCCAAAGTCCATTAAAATCTCAGTTGTTAATGAGTGTTTTTGCCCTTGAGTTTCAGCCATTACGATCACCGTCCTCATAAATAAATCCCGTTCCACCTTAGTTTAGGCAGAACGGGACAGAACTCACTTATCCTCCGAGAGCTTGTGCTAAGAGACCAATGTCGTCTTCTCCAATCTCGGTATAATCTTCATCATCGTAGGTTCTCTTACGTCTAATAGTACCGTCAGCTCCGACTGACTCTCCTCCCCCACCGCCGCCACCGAACATGCGGAGAGGTGCTGTCATAAGCTCTACCTCGAATTGAATGTACTTCTCGGCTGACTTACACAGCTCCGCGACCTGAGGGAGTGTGTACTCCCAAATCTCCCACTTGTTCAGTCCACAGTGCTTATGGAGGGTGAAGAAAATCTCTCCCCAGTGTAGTGGCTCCTGTGTCTCCACATCACGGATTTCGGTGCCCTCCATCGGCTCCCCCTCGTCGCGTTCTACTTTTTTAGACCGTTGAGACCGATAAGGATGTCGATGACCTTACGGGTAGAGTTCAGATCAAGGTACTCGTCCAGGTAATCCCGATTGACGATGTACTCCCCGCCCTCACCTCTTGTGACGATATGTGGGTAGTTCTTAAATGCCATAGCGAGAATGTCGAACAGGTCTTGCTGGCGCTTCTCATCCTGCTCCTCGTCATCTGTAGGGATGAAGTTGAGGATGATCGCATCCACATTAACTGTCTTCAAGAGCTTCATAAGGCGACGAGCATCTTTCAAGTTACATGGTGGGATACGATACTTCCGTCTATCTCGCAGTGTAATGACTTCATCATCCTCGAAGAAAGCCCGCTCAGCCGCGTCTGCTTCCTCCTGGGTAACCTGCTTATTGGCAGGGTCATTCTTAAAACGTTCTGCGGCTTCAGCATTAAGCTTCTCAGCCAGTTCTCGTTCTTCGCGCTCTTTATCTGTTTCCATGATGTGAACCTCCCCTGAGTTTATGTACTCCCCCGAATAATAAAAAACCCTGGCAAGGCAAGGGTCTGTGCAGGGGAGGACACAGATTCCGTTCGATACCTTGCCAGGATTATGTGGTTACGTCTTAGACGCGGGATGTCGCGCTGAAGCGTTTGATGCTTCCCAGTTTACCGTCAGCCCGTTCAGGGTCGAGGATTTGCAGGGAGATCGCAGACGCGGAAGCCGAAGCACGTTGAGCGTTAATGCTGAACGTACCTTTAGCACGGCACATGTACAGCTCGGTTTCAACACCCGCATACGTGCCATCCTTTTGTTGGAATGTACCGTGGTGGATCACAGAGATCGGGAACGGTACTTCGTCAACAAGCAGGTCAACCAGGTCAACGACTTCTTCACGCTTGTAGTTCATCACGGTGTCTTTACCAATGTGAGCGTTGTTCAGGACAACCACTCCGTTGGTGTCATCGTAGAAGAACTCATCAGCCGCGATAGTAGCAGGTAGAGTCCCGCCTGGAAGTTTCTTCAGCAACTTGTTCGCGTCTTTCAGTCGAACAGCAAGCTCTCCGTCTGCTCCGTAGATAGTACTTGCGAAGTTTGGAGCAACCTCAGCAAACCCCGAATTGAAGGTTCCCGCAGTCGCTTGATCCTGCTCGTTCAGTACCCATACGAAGGAGTTGACTTGCTCTTGGACTGTGGAACCCATCATCAACTGAATGGCATCCAGGTCGAACTTCGCGTCAGTCGCGGATACCTCAATCGACTTGGACTTAACCAATACGTCGATTGCGAATAGACCGTCACCGCCGAAGATGTCCTCAAGTTCTACGTTGAGGTCGATTTTCAGGTCTTGCAGAGTACCGAGAGTAATTACCTCTACAGCACCCAACGGGTCAGCAGGAAGGCGTTTAGCCATGAAGGTACCTACGCCCTTGATAATCATTTTCTTTGCCATCGACTCGTTCACTCCTTTTGTTAGTAAAAGTCTACTCCTCAAGAGTCACTGAGAACTCAATGACTACTGTGAAGCAATACGTGTTTGTCGCATCAACATCCGTCTCAAACCCTTGAACGAAGTAAGACTCGAAACTCTCGATGTCTTGCATGGGGTGAAGCTCTCCATCAAACAACTTGATGATTCGGTTTGCAAGACGTTGTGCAGTGTCCACATCATCACTGGTGTAGATGTCAAACACGAACGGGCAAACGTACACATAGTGGTTATCAGGGTTGCGTCCTCCGTTAGGAGTGTAAAAGGTCACTAACGGCATGTTATCCTCGACCAAGTTAGTGGGCTTGTTTCGCTTTTGAATGCGTCTCGCCTTAACGAGGTTGTCGGCACTAGCCCCTACTCCTAAGTAGTTTAGAACGTCAAGGTCATTCGCTAACACCTTGTAGATACCGTTGTACAAATCCACGACAGCCATAAATACTCCCCCTTAGTCTTTTCCGAGAGTGAAGGTCTTCTTGGCTACAAGGTATCTTCTCGGGTCTACCTTGCTAATAGCCGATCTATATTGTTCCAACACGAACTTCTTGGTCGAGTACTTAGTAAAGGCTTTTCTAAACCAAAACTCTCCCTTGAAGTCTTGTCCTATTCTCTTGAGTACGGGTCTTCTCTCGCCACCTCTTGGTGAGTTTGTTACACGAGTGTTTCCCCCAAGGTCTCGCCAACGACCCTTCTTGTCCTTCGGCTGAAATACCGAACGGGTTACGGATGGTTGACCTGCGCTTCTCCATGGGTTAGGGTCTGCCATACCTTCGATCCAGTACCCTGAAGGATCTTGCTTTCCACCGATACCGTACTCGTAGTAGAGACCAACATATGATCTCTTGAACGAGGAGTTCTGCTCCATAGCTCCGACACCCATCTTCAGGAGTGTTTGAGCCTTGCCGCCCACCGCGCTTGACATCCACTCGGTCTGTAGCGCGACAATCGAAGCGATCATATCGTTCCTACGATCACGGTCGCTCATTGGAGCTTGCCCTTCAATACGTACTGTCTTCTTCTCCCTCATATCGAGCTTCCTTGCATTGGCGAGTGCTTCAGCAAGAATGCTCTGTCTGATGGTCATGGTAGCCGCTTTGAGTTCTCTCTTGAGATCAGTTAGAAACTCCTGCTCCCTGAAGTAAATGATGTTGTTCTTCTCTGAGGGTCTTCCTCGTCCACCCCGTGCCATCTACATCACTTCCTTGTCTCGGTACAAACGTCGATCATGACGCACCCCTCGAAGCTGACAAAATCAAGAGCATCTACCTTGAACGGGGATTTCTTTCCGTTGATGGTGAGACTGATCTTGTCCAGGAGCTTCACGTCAATTAGCGGGGCGTAGATGCGAAACTCCACCTCAGGGAGTAGACCCATATTCTTCTGCTCAATTACAGCTCGTCCTGACTCCACGTAAACACTAAGCTCATCTGCCACCATGACGAGGGACTTCTTGATGTTCCCGTATTCGTCTGCTGTCTCCTCAATCCGCTCCAGTGTGATGGAACTGTTGCACTCAAGCATCCTGCAAATCGTGGCGATCTTGTCCGACTGCACGATCTCATCCATGGAAGCCAGTACAAGGTAGTGGGTATCCGTAATGGCATTGCGTACTAAGTTTCCGTTATGGATAGTGATCTCAGGTACGAACTGCCCCTGTCGGTGAGCTTCCAAAGAGATTTCAGCGTAAGATACCTTGTTAGCTCTACCTAAAAGGGCTTTGGTCGTTTCAACAACGACTCCCGTGGAGTCAATTACCTCAACGGGAGAGCCTTCATCCAATATGATCTGTCTCTTAACGTCCTTCACTTCTCATCACGCCCCCGTATCCCAGTTTCGATTAGAGGTGATCTTACTAATGAGCGGAGCATCTACTCCGTCACCGTCAACCACTACCGTGCTGATCTGACTTAGGGATGTTTCGTAATCCGCAAGGAACTGCTGTGCCCTTTCATCCCAATCAACTCTCTCCTTCTTCCACTTCACGTCAATGGTCGATACCTCTTGGTTCACCCGCCGCCCCATGCTAGGGGCGATCAGGTAACAGATGTAAGAGACCACAGCATTCTGAATCAGTAGGAGATCGACTGCATCAGTGATCGAGGAGTACTCGGGCACCCGCTTGATGACGATTGCTTCAGCAAGGTCTACGAACAGCGGTTGGTTAATGTCCGTGTCAGGAACCTCTGATTCCTTCGCTCCCAACTTAGATCGAACGACTGTCTCGTACCCAGTTGTCAGAATAAGCATGGTGCCCCCTCCTTTTAGTTAATGAACTGTTCGATGCGAACCGTAGGTCGGCTTGCAGATCGAACGAATACCTTCACCGCACCCTTGAACTCTTTCGACTCCCCAGGGGCAATACGGTCAGCAGGATCAAAGCTAACCATATCCACGTCCGAGTATAGGTCTCCCGCACCCAGGTTCGTGATAACCACACGCTTAGCTTCAGGGTGTACGCCGATGATCTTGTTCTCGTACAGACGGAGCTGATAGTCGTAGGCTACTAGCGGCTCATCGTCGTTAGCCTGGACTGCACCATCATTGCTTGGGGCTTCAGGCTGTTCTTGCCCGACAACTGCTTCGCCAGTTCCTCCTTCTTTCTCTTGAGTTCCTGTGTCTGCTTGTCCATCCTGACCTTCCTCCTTCTCTTTGAGCAGTGCTCTCAGCTCGTTATATTCCAGTTCCTCGATCTGCTCAGCAGGTACACCGAGGTCTTTAAGTGCTTTGATTACGTCAGCCTTCTTCATGGGGATAGCCCTCCTCAATTGGTTTTGATATAAGAAAAGTCGCTACCGCTAGGCGATAGCCTTACAGTAGCGACCTATTGTGGCGTGGATTAGGAGAACGGAGTTACCGCGTCTGCAAAGATGAAGCCCGCAACATCGGAGATCATCTTTTGGTTGTACCAACGCTCAGCTTCTACGATGGTAGCCTTACGACCAACCTCGTACCACTTACGTACTTGTACAGCACCTTGGTTGTCCTTATTCCACATGAAGCTGTATCCGAGGGATACTTGCTTCTTACCAGGGCGCGGTGCGATGTAAGCAAGAACTACAGAGGTTCCCCAAATGTAGTTCAAGTCTTCACGCTGACCTGGGAGGTAAGAACCTGCATTCGTGGCATCAGATACCAGTGCAGAACCTACCAAGAAGTTATCAACGCCGAACACCGCTTTCAGCAACTCTTGCGAGATGATGCCGCGCTCAACGTACTTGATAACGTCCTTGATCTTAGGGTGAAGTTTCAGCACGTTCAGCACTTGCTCGGACATAATCATCGTGTTAGGACGAATACCCGATTTCTTGTGCAGTGCTTCCTTCGCCTTGTGTACATCAAGGATTGGGTCGGAGTTTTCGTAGTCACTCCACTTGTACGTACCCGCCGAACCGAGCGTCAGGCGCAGGTCGTTGTGGTAGTTGTTCGCGTTCATGACTTGGTTAGCCGCGTCAACCTCTTTGTTCAAGAGGATACCTTCGGTAACAAGCTCCGTACCTTCACTTTCCAGGTCGAACTCCTCATCGGCGTTAGCCGTTTCTTCGTCAGCAATAGCGTGACGCAGGGCGTGTCCCTCAGTGAAGTACGTATCATTGGAAAGCGTCCAGTTGATCTCATTCGCTTCCGTACCAGGGGCACGAAGGTCGTTATGAGTACGGAACTTCTCCATACCGTACACGTAGTAGCGGTCAGACTGCTTCTTTACTTCCAACGGTTTGAAGATAGAGTCAGCGATATACGCTTCATTCTTGTAGCCGATGGAGATGTTCGACAGGGTTTTGTCGATATGCACCTTCTGAACTGTTGGCATCTATGTCACTCCTTAATTAGTTGTGGGATGGGGGAAAGGCTCCGTTATCGAAGCCCCTTTACTACTTAGTGAAGACGTGGTATTGCATCCGTACAGGGATTACATCACCTGCAACCCCGCCCTTTTCAGCGAAGCCCAGTACGTTGTAAATTCCCGCAGGAGCGTTGTCCACGGAATCACCCTTACCACCTGCAACCGCGTAGATGCGGTCAGTTACCGACACGGTACCATCGAGGGTAACCAGTGCGATACCTTCCAGTTTGATTGCGATTTGGCGACCTGCTTGAGAACCACCATCACGCAACGGGTCATCTAGTCGCTCGTCGTTGTCGGCTACACCCAATGGGATAGCATTGGCACCTGAAATTTTCGTCAGGTCTTCGCCGCTGTGCTCAACGATGCGGTACAGAGGAATCTCGTTCTTCCCTGTGTCAGGGTTGACGTTGTTCGGGTCGATACGGTAAGACTTTTGAAGTCTTGTGAATTGACCTGCCATTACTCAGCACTCCCATCTGCGTTGGAATATTTCTTGAACATGAGCTTAGTTGCATCCGTAATGGAAACACCTTGCTCTTTTGCGTACTTGGTAGCTTCATCAGCTACGAAGTTACGGAACTCGGTCTCAGTCTCGAAGTCCTCTCGGGATTTCGGTTGACCGTTGTTCAGGCGTTGTTCTCCACCTACACTACCGTCAGTAATCCGTGCTCCTGCAAAGCGAGTGTTGACCTCAGCTTCAAAGCCTTGGATTACCTCTTTGATCTCAGCAACGGACAAGGTTCCAAGGAACTTCTCGTACATTGTCTTGTTGAAGGCATTACCTTGTGCTCGTACACCAAGGTCGAGAGCTTGTTCAGACAAGTCTTGACGATAGGTGTTAGCCAGTTCAGCCTTCTCCGTCAGCTCCTCGTTCGTGCGAGTCAGCTCCTCGATGGTCACGTCTTTAGTAGCAGAGAGTTGTTTCTCAGCTTCCAAGTTCGTAGCCGCAGTTGCTAGTTCTCCGCGAACAGATTCAAGATCAGCAGTCAAAGTACCGACCTGTGCGTCTTTAGCCGCGAATGCTTCTTTCACTTTGGCAGTCAGTTCGTCGGGAGTTTGTGTCTCGGTAATCTCAACACCTACTTGCGAGAACATTGCTTGAAGTTTTGCAAATTCCACTTCGGATTCACTCCTTTGCTTCAGATATTCAGCACCGTTGGTACGATCAGCACTATCCGTGAACAGTACAGAACCATCTCTCGTGTAGTACTGGGTAATAGTCGCGTTCAACGGGATGTTTTTGAAGTTCTCTACTAGATGTAGTTTAGAACCTTTAGATTCTCCGCTAACGCTCTCACCACGAGAAAAGTTATTCTTGATCGTGGCTCTGTTACATGCACCCGCATATACAAGAGAGTTCTCAAGTAATTCACCGTCTCCGTCTTCTCCCGCGATAACATAACAAGTCTCGGTTCTGAATACTCCGTCATCACCTTTGATCTCGTACTGTTCTCCTGGGTAGTGCGAACAGTTCATGTAGTCACGAATGTCGTGATTACAAAGAGAGCAGTTCCACGTTGCGGCATTGAAGCCGATAGACGTATCAAAGATAGTCCCTGCATCAATCCCCTTCACAAGGTCATCTGTACTCATACCGCTCTCGGTCTGTCGCCCAAGGTCGATATAGAACTGTCCGTAAACTGATTGGGTGTACCCGTATTCCTCATCAAACTCCTCACGAATATCCGCACCGAAGGAACGACCTACGGGAAGACTTCTGCTGTTGTGGTTCATCAGAAGCCCTACCCCTCTGTTCGCGTCCTTGACGAATTTCCGAAGAAGGTTCGGGTGCAACTTGGAGGAGTATGAAGTCACTTGGTCGTCGATCATCATGTTGGGGAAGACGTAAACTTCCTCCTCAGTCAGCTCTCGGGCTGTGAACTTATTAATCCGCGCAAGTTGCTCGGGTGTTGGTCTTGGCATTTGAACACCTCCTGGATTCATCAACTCTTAACTTAGAGTAGACACTTCCCCTCAAACATCACTTGGTGGTGTCTGAGGAGTCTGTAGGTGTCTTCTCGTCTGTACTTCCGCTTGTTGCCCCGCCATCCTTGTTCTGAACCGTGCTCTTACCAAGGTGCTCCCAATCAGGTTCAGCAACGGCAGGAGTGCCCACAGCACCGATAGAAGCCGTGTCTTGGTCAACCCAACCTTGGTCACGCTTGTAAGCCCAGTTTTGAAGTGCGATCTGCTCGAATTGTGCTTGCTCAAGCTCGGTACGAATTTCTACAGGCTCGAACTTAAATTCCACAACCCCTTGCTTCCCCATGACGTTGAGGTACAGCGTGAGTGCGCGACTCATGATTCGCTCGACAACCTCTTGCATGGCTTCTACACCTTTCAGGTAGAGCTTGATCTCCATCTTTGCAAAGCTCTCTGTGTTGCCCGTAGAGCGTCTTCCGAGGATGGTGGATAATGTTTTAAGTCCTGCTGTGATAAGCCCGTCAATGGCTCTCATAAGCTTCTCAGGGTCGATCAGGGAGCCCCCTCCACCACCGCCCTTGCCGCCGACCATTCCGATCTCAATGGAGTTGAAATGCACGAACGTGTCGTCCACTTCCAGGTCGTTGTACATGTCGATGATTTCTCTCAGCTTCTCATTGAGCCACTTCTGCTTCTCCTTCTCGTTGTTGCGAATGTTGATAGGCATACGTTGAAGGAGAACGTCCTCAAGGATGGTGATGTCAAAGCGTGGGTAGCCTTGGTTGTGGACTACCGCCTTGATGTCATTCAGAACTTGCATTTGGAACATCACCATGTTGATTGCACCTATTAGCGGAGAACGTCCGTACGGATCGTCGATGCGGGCATCTAGTGTCTCGTATAGGAATGTAGGGATGTCCAAGCTGATTCTGTCTGTATCCTGGTAAGGGATATATCTCTCGTTCTCGTACTTAAAGGTGATCGTCCCTGGGTCTACAGGGGCGAAGAATGCCACGTTCTTCAAATCCTGGGTAAGAACCAACTCAAGTGCGCCCGCCCCACGGGTCACCACGCTCAGCAAGAGTGAGTTCAGTACTTTATGGATTGAGTGAGATGGCTCGAACTGCATAATGTTTGGTGCTTCAAGGCGTTGGAACAACTCTCGAATCAACTTCTCTCCCGCCTTGTCCGTCTTGTCACTCCCGACCTTGTACACGTTGGTGGTGAACTTTCCTCGCCCGAGTCGCAAGAAGTTCCATAGGGCGAACGATACGTCAGGGTGAGCGTCGATCAGAATGTCCAAGAGGTCTTCAATGGAGGAAGACGATAATGAACGGTCATCCAGTCGTAAGTCCCGCTGAGCTACACGGCTCAGGGAACCACCCGCACCGCCGCCGCCCGTTGCGAACTTAGGGATCGTCGTTCGGGTTCCACCAAACTCAGAAGTGCTTTCTCCCGACCATAGCGGGTCACTACTTGTGGTGATTTCCCCTGCTAAGTTCTGCCCGCGCTTTCTGCCGCCGCCGAGAAAACTCTTGAAGAAACCTTCTTTAGCTTCAGGTGATCTCTGCGTAGACTGTTGCTGTCGCCCTGTATTGGCGGGCTTGTTCCTGCGAAACAGGCTTGTAAATCTATCGAGTAAACCCACTCGTTACACCTCCTCTTAGATCAAATCATCAATCTTGTGGAACACTTTGCGGTGCTCCTCCGCGAATAACTGAACGACTCCGTATCCTGGAAGACTTGCAGGGAATCCCTTCTGTTCTCCGTAGCCGCCGTGTACGAGGGATGCTCCCGTGTTCACGAACATTTGCTTCAAAGTAACTGGCTCGTCCTTTCCAGGTGCAGGCAAGAATACTTCTCTCTCGAACTTCAAGAGCTTGTGTGTATGCCCCATGAAGTACATATGAGCAACCGCTGTCTCGCGCATCTTCAACATAGCGTTGATTACAGACGCTTCCGTAGTACCGCCAGTGGCTCCGTGCCATGCGTATGCGGAATAGGTCTGTCCACTGCCTAGGTTGTAGTTCACGATTCCCGAGAACTTTCCGTATGCATCAGGTCTACCGATACGGTGGCAGAACTCTTGCATGATCTCGAAGGACGTGTCTCGGATAATACGTTCCTCGTGGTTACCTTCAATTACGATGTCGATCAGGTCTGCTACAGGCTTGAACGTCTCCACCGCCACCTCAAACTGTCTTTGAGTCGGGTACGTTTCTTCGTAAACAGATCGACCTACAGATGTTTTAGTCGCAACCTCCATGAGGTCTCCCATCAGAACGATACGAGTTCTATTGCGATTCTTTACTGCAAACTGCAAGGCTTTATCCAGGTACTTGGGGTTGTATTGTTTACTACCGAAGTGAATGTCTCCAATAGGCAGGACATACATCGACTGGTGTGAACCGCTATAGCCTGATAAGAACTGCTTCATCTCTTACTCCTCCCCACATTTGGTCTTTACATAGATTAGACCGAAACGGGTAGGCGGCAACGCGGATCGCGGCGGCGGGTGGGGCGGCGAGGATATAAGAAAAAGAGCCTACCGAAGATAGGCAGACTCTTTAAAAAAGGGTTCCGAGCACAGCGAGGATATTAGTACTGGTTATGCTCATAACGGTTGTTATTAACTTTATATTCTTTGTGCTCAAAATTTGGGATTTCATGTCCCAAAAAATAGGATTTCATGTCCCAAAAAACAGGATTTCATGTCCCAAAAAATAGGATTTTATCCCACTAAAGTCTCCTATGCTTTCCGTCTTGCTCCTTGGATCACAGGCATAGCAAAGTGCTCGATAGACTCTACTTCATCGGTTGAGCAAATCCACGAAGCACCTGCACGAGCATCAGAGAAGTCTTTCGTCTTGTCCTTGTCGTGGTCGATCTTGTTCCCGTTGATGAGCTTCATGTGGCGTAGCTCCTCGTTAGCATTCATGTGAGTCTCGTCGGGAATGATGTGGTCAAGAAGCTCGATCATACCTGTATAGATCAAACCCTTCAGGTTCGTGTAGATTTGCAACTGGAATGGGTTAGACCAGTTTTTATCCTCCGCTTCAACACCGTACTGCATGAGCCGCTGAACAACATCTGCCGAGTTAAACTTATCGAACAGTGCCTTCTTAACGTGAACCTGCTGACAGATCATCTCAAGGATTTCTGCTACATTCAGGAGGTCTACTGGAAGACGTTCCTTCTTAGAAGGCTTCCATTCGAGAATCAAGTCTTCTACAGGTTTGTTCACCCACTTCTCCACGATCTCCCCATTCTCGTTCACTTGGATAACTGTAGGCTCCGCATGGAATAACGAGATACAGTAGGAGTCCGTTTCGACACCACCGTCACCGCCCAGGTAGTAAGTAAAGGATGGATCAAGGTTCAGGTTGTGTACCTCAAGTCCGAGGAAATGTCGCTCCACACCGTTCTGAAGGGTGCGTGTAGAGATTTTAGTCTGCACCACTAGGTTAGAGCACTGCGACTGCTTACCGACTTGGATAACCTCGTCAATGCGCTCAGGGAACTGGAATAGACCTTCCTTGTACTTTGGTGGAATACACTCATACTTCATCATTGAGCCTTCAGGGTCACGGTCATAGTCCTTCTTAAAGGATGCCTGACTCTTAGATGTGTTTACCTCCCACGTCTTTCCAATCATCCCGTAAACCTCGGGGTCTCCTTGTAGAAACTCCTCGTACTTCTTGAACATGAAGTCATCCTGGGAACGAGGGAAGGAGATGAAGATCATGAAAGACTTGCTCTCGTAACGAGACAACGCAGAGGAACGGAATGTAGCATAAGCGTCTTCAGCCTTATCATACTCAAAGCCCGCAATCTCATCGAAGATGATTACAAGAGGGTTGTATCCCTCGAAGGAGTCAGCTTCGGAGTGAGCGGAGTGAGCCGTGATATTCTTGTAGAAGCGGATTTGGTTCTTAGTTAACTGGAACTCGTTCGGAGATTTAGGTTCCTGAGAAACCCTCTTGAACCAAGGGCAGTTGTTCAGACGAGCCTTCAACTTCTTGAAGTATACGTTGTTCGCTTGGTACGCATTGATCGCCACGTTAACCAAGTCAATGTTCTCGTCCTGACCGAACCCGAAGTAGTCCTGTGGGTCGTTCATACACGCCAGGAGATAGCCTACATAAGCCAGTATGCCGCTTGCTAGGAAGTCCTTGCCACTACCCTTCCCGAACATTACAACAAGCTCTGTGACCTGTCTGAGGTCTTCAGCGCACAACTTATCGTCGCCAGTCATCTTATACCACAAGATGTCGTTACATTTCTCCAACAGCTCAGTCTGTTTCCCTGGGTATGGTCTCTCGTTACAGAAATCCTTGGACGAGAAGAATGTCACGAGATCGACAGGCTCCTCTCGCCAAATCCCCGTCTTCTGTACGTTACCCTCGGCTAGGTTGATGAAGTCATCCATCAGACTTCCCAAGAGATCATCTGCCATATATGTCACCCTCCTTAACTTTCAATAGGTTCTTTCGTATAGAGAAGGTATAAGCAAGCCGATACCCCTCCTAAGCGAAGCCATCCTGTTAAAGGGATGGCTCCTGCTTTGCAAAGCAAGTTCTACAAAGAGGTTCATACATATCATCACGAGCCACGAAGGTCGTACCGTCTCCCTTGTAGTAGTTAAGGGAAGCGAATTCCCCGCACGAGCACCGCGTTCTCAGTTTGAAGCAGTTGTCGGCAATAGCCGCGATCATAGGCATTTGGAAGAACGGAACACCGTGTCTGTCCATATCCAATCCAGTAACGAATACACTAATGCCGATCTCCCTCAGATTTTGAAGGGTCGGGATGAGAGTCGGGTCATCGAAGAACAGGGATGCTTCTTCAATCCCTACCATAGTGAGTCCTGGCTTCACATGAAGAAGAATCTCGCTTGCCTTCTCTACCCGAGTAACAGGATAGATGAGACCATCATGCGTCTTGATGATATTAGGCTCGTCCCTGTCGTCGGAGTAGGGCTTGAAGCATACAGCACTCTCCCCTGCTTCCTTCAAGTTAGCAATCAGATTGGTTGACTTGCCAGTGAACATCGTTCCCCAAAAGACCGTAATCTCCCCGTGCTTAGTCATTCGCTTTCCCCCTCATCATGTCTGCGAACCACGTAGTCCCTTTTGCCATCTTCAGCTTCTCAGCGATAACAGGAATCTTCTCGGGACATTCTTCTTTCAATGTAGATAGCACAATGTCCATGAACTTCCTGATGTTGTTGTAATCGTTGATTTCCTTTTGAATCTCGGTCATCTGCTTCAGGAACTCACGCATTTCAGAGATAACAGCCTTGTACTGGTAAGGGTTAACGAACTTACCTTTCTCGTAGGCATCCTCCTCCATTGCTTCCAGGAGCATCTTCGTCTTGTTGTATAGTGAAGTCACCTCGTGGATAATGTCCAAGTGATTGTTGACTACCTGAACCAATCTACGCTTGTCCTCTTTTACAATCTGCTTGCTGATCTCAGGCAACTTCTCGAAGAAACGCATGACCACGTACTTGTCGAGGAGATCACCGTCAGGAACCTTACCACTCGCGTTCATCTCATCAGCGATTTGCTGATAGGACAGACCGCTCATACGGAGGTTCACCACGTCCTCCTCAAGTTTGTACTTGACGATCTTGCTCTGCTTCGAGGTAAGCGAGAGTTCTTCATTTCTTTCCTCTGCCACTAACCTCACCTCTTTCGTTTTCTTATCTTTAGGTTAGGCTGAACGCACCAAAACGCACCAAAGAAAAACCCCTCTACATGAGAGGGGTCGGTCTGTTTGGAAGCTCGTCTATGATTTTCGCAACCTGTTCGGCGCGTTCCTTAATCTCGAACTCATCAGCGGTGATGATGTGGATATGAGAGCAGTAGTTTCCGTGTTCGTAGATACGTTCGGGGGTAATGAGCACGACATCAGCAACAGCTTCCATCTTATGCTTACCCTTCTCGAACTTCTCGGGGTCGGTTAAGGAGTCGAACACTACAAGGTTAGGGTAAGCGGTCTCTACTGAGCTTGCCATACGGCTGTCGTTTACCCAGTAGACCACCCTTCCACCCTGCATCAGTGATCGGACATTAGTACCCGCCCGCGCCACCACGAAGTTTGGAAGTTCGGGGAACGGGTACTCTAGCTCATCAACCTGATAGAACTCCTCACTCGAATTGATGTAGACCACGTTGTACCCAAGTTCCGCTAATTCCTTCAGGAGCCGCTGTGGTCGTCGCCCGAAGCTTTCGCTGTGGAAGTCGATGGCGGGCAGGTAGACGATGGTCGTATTAACCTTCGGTGAGTAACGAGAGAAGTTGAACTCCTCCATATCGAACTCCAATACCTCAACTGGATCAACCTGCGGTTCAACCGCGTGGCTACCGAAAAGCCGTTTGAACAGTTTTCTCATCGACCTCTCCACCTCCCATCACTTTGTTTATCATCTTAACCGCATCCATCGCTCTACTGTCCCAGGAGTTAGCTTGAGCAACCGCTGTTCGTGCCGCGATCTTGGCGGGACTGTTCTCTTTAAGTGCCTTGTCAACCATCTTGCCGCAGTTAACCCTATCCATGAAGTAGGTAACGTCACTGTATTTGTTGACGATCTCCTCCATGCGGGTCGTTACAACTGGCTTGCCCGCTGACAAGTACTCGTAGTACTTGATCGGATCACAGCCGCGAATCATCTCAGTTAACTTGAACGGAACCATACAGACATCGAACTGAGCGATATATGCAGGAAGAACTTTGTAGTCCTTGTGCGGAAGACAAGTCACGTTCGGATGCACTACGTTCTTTTGATACAGGGCATTGTTCCCGATCAGTACGACACGATGACCTTTATTGGCAATGTCAGTAATCAACCAGTAATCCACCCAGGATGCCATCGCCCCGTGGAAGCCCACCACCTTCTGACCCTCGTTTACCGCAGGGAAGTCGGGAGGTTTCGGAAGGGAGACCTGCGCTTTCTTGAAGTGTTCGTAGTCAGCTCCGTTAGGGCACATGAAGATCGGCTTGCCATCGTCCTTATGAGCTTCGTACATAACTTTCGCCGTGGTAGCTACGAGATCGGCTCGGGCGAAGCATTTTGGGATGTAGTTCTTCCAAATAGCAAATTCGTCAGCGGAGTTGTCCAGGTAATCGAATACAGTGAAGTCGAATCTGCGTCCGTCACGGTAGTTGTACTGACCTGGGTTGGAGAACCATAGAACCTTCTTCCCTTTGACAAGGTGGTCGTAGCTCACACCCTTGCGTACAAGGAATAGGTCTTCGTTGATCTTTTCGATTGGACGGGACATCTTTTGATACGATTCTTCATTAATGAAGATCGCCCGCACACCTGGAATCTTTGAGAACGCAGTCATCAATTGCTGAGGACGTTGGAATAACAGATTCCAGTCCAAGGCAGGTGGGTAAACAATCGTCATTTCAATGCTATCGAACACCGCGCTCTCCTCCTTCCTTCTATTAAGTAGCCACTTTAGCAATCAACTCAGCCCCTTCCGCATAAGCGTGGATCGGGCGAAGCCGCGTATCTACGAATAATTTGTAACCTAGTCGGCGGGCTTGTTCGCAGAATGGCGCATCTTCCCCAATGGGATGCAGTCCGTATCTTACTCCTGCTTCTACAACCTCCCTCTTTATCAAGTACACCGCCCCTGTGAGATCAACAGGAATGACTCCCTCCTGGAACTCAGGGACATGCCGCCCACCGATCATGGCATTATGCGCTTTGATTTTCGGGTGGTTTTGGATAAGCATGGAGCAGACATCCAAGTCGTTGTCGATCAACTGCTGAAGGCTTCCTTCAGGAATGATAATATCCGTATCAATGGATAGTAGATAGTCGCAGTCGGACTGCAAAAACTCGTGAAGCAGGATGTTCCTAAGTAAAGCTAGATTGCCGTATGAGTATTGACCGCGAACATGACCGTACTTCTTCCCTAGATTATGAGTAGCATACGGGATGCCTTGGTCGATAAGGATTTGTTCAGTCTCGTCATCGCTGTCATTCAGGATGTACATGAACTCTTTGTCCACATCCTGAGACATCAGCGAATCCAGATGCCGCCCCAGTATCCACGCTCTGTTTCTTACAGGAGCACCTATAAATACTTTCGCCATTGCCATTTCCCCCTTTTCCTCTTTATCTAGTTTAGACCGATAGACATTAGCCTTTTGCCGCGCCCGCCAAAAAAACACCAATTCCATTTTATATAGGTAACACCGGCTTTTTTTGAAACGCCCTTAACTCTACAGGAATGACCTCGTATAGAGAAAGTGTGAGGGGGATGAAACGATGGACAGATTCAAGGCTCCCGATCACAGGGACGAGCCTTCTCCTATCGGAAAGACCTGCCCTTACTGCAAAGAGGACATCCTCGAAGGCGACGAGATTGACGAACTGCATGACGGTGAACGTGTTCACTCGGACTGCACGGATGAATATCTCCGCGATCAGCATGTCCTCACTCGACGCACCGCAGTGAGAGGGGAGTGATTCTGATAGGGACATTAATTGCACTACTCGCAACAATCGTGTTCGTAGCCATTTTGTTATGGTTCTTGGCGGCTGTCGTCTTCGTTAAGGTGGCGAAATTCGCTTTGAAACTCGCAAGACCGTTCATTGACAACTTAAAAAAGAACAAGGGGGAATAACGGTATGAAGAACAACCGTGGATTATTCATTGGAGGAGCAACAGTAGTAGGATTGGCGGTCATCGGTACCTTGATCTATCTGTTGCTGTGCTTGACGACTATCGCACCAGGGTATGTAGGTGTGGTTTATGACCGCTCGGGCGGCTTGGAGAAGGAGACACTTCCTCCTGGTTGGCACTTGGTAAGTCCTACGAAGAAGGTAACTGAGTATCCGATCAGTACGGAGACTGTCCACTACGAAGGTGACAAAGCGTTCAGCATTGCTACTAAGGACGGTAAGGTTGTCAAAGCCGAGCTGATGTACTCCTACCATATGGATGAGAAGCGTATCCCTGATGTGTTCGCTAAGTTCCGTGGGCGTACTGACAGTGAGATCGAATCGACTTATATGAAAGATCGCCTGTCAGCAATGATTCAAGAGATCACTTCCAACTACGGAGTGCTTGAGGTTTACGGTGACAAGCGTGGGGAGATCAACAACAAGGTGTTCGAGTCCTTCAGAAAAGACTTGGACGCTGTAGGTATTGAAATCGAGACTTTCAACTTCAGTAAGATCGAACCTGACGCTGAATCTCTGAAGGCTATCCAGTCTTTGGTTGACTCTCAGCTCAAGCTTGAACAACTGAGAATTGAGAAAGACCAGGCTCAAGTCACTGCCGAGAAGCAGTTGGTAGTAGCTAACGGTAACGCAAACGCTAAGATTGCGGAAGCACAAGGTGAAGCGAAAGCTAACGCCGCACTCCAACAGTCGATCACTCCTGAACTTCTGAAGAAGATGGAGATGGAAGCCCGCTTGAAGTGGGGTTGGGTAACTATTCAAGGTGCCCAGGCTGTTGTGACCGAGAACAAGTAATGGACGAGGGAGGAGAAATCCTCCCTTTTTCCTATTCTATTAAAGAAAGGAGTTGTTAACGATGTACGATTGCCCTGATTGTATGAGCTTCCTAGTGGTTTGTCCTTGCTGTCAGCACTCATTCTGCCCTGACTGCGGAGCTTCTGAGGATGAGATTGAGGAGAAGAAAGAACAGGAAGGTGATGAGGAATGCTAGGAACCTGGGACTTGATTAAGAACTGGTTCCAAATGGCGGCTAACGGTGAACGCCATGCTTCAGTTCGGTTCGGGGATGCTTCCAATACCATCCTTGCTCATGATACCGTGCTTACCATGGACTTCATCAAGTCGCATTACGGTTGGATCAGCGACCCGACTTACTGTGGCATTACCCTTCCTAACGCGAATGCAAGGGACATCATCGTTCACTGCTTGCGGAACGCTGACTACGTAGGTCACCTGACACAGACTGATCACTGGTACTTCAAGCCACTGTTCGATATGTGCTTGCGATACTACCGAGTGGAGCCGAAGGAGACCTTCTATGCGTTCGAGAACAATTACATTGCTCGGTTCAAGCCGTTCTATGACACCTTCAGGACTTTACCAATTTTGCTCTGTGGAGCCAAAGCTGTCCAGTACAAGGAAGTACTAGAACGCCGCTACGGTTTCACTGGAATCGTTGGTACCGTCGATTGTCCCAACTGGGAAGGGTTACAGAAGGCTACTAAGGACATGGAAGCCCTATATAAGACCAATCCATGGCGACTTGCCCTCGTTTGTGCAGGTGCTCCTGGCAAAGTACTGGCTGTGAAGGCGAAACTGCTCGGAACAGTGGGTGTAGACTTCGGATCGGGTGCAGATGTAGCCATTCAAGCTGATAAAGAGGGCTTAGATGCCTGGGATTACAAAGGATTCCCCGATTATTGGGCAGGAAGACCACGAAAATAGCCCATTTTGACCCCTTTTGGGGTCTTTTTTGTGTTCTATGTGCAAAAAATAGCCGTTTTTTGCACATAATTAAGCGTTTTTCGTCACTTTTTCATCGTTTTTGAGCTTTATTTTGCACTATTTTGACCCCCTTTTTAGCCCTAAATTATAAAAAGACCGCCCTATTTAGGACAGTCTTTGGGAACCTGGGTGCTCGTAAGCAGTCCAGGAGGGTCACTTAATTGGCAGGGGATGCAGGAATCGAACCTACGAATCGACATTCAAAGTGTCGTGTCTTGCCACTAAACGAATCCCCGATGGAGCGAAATGAGGGAGTCGAACCCTCACCGTCTGCTTGGAAGGCAGAAGTTCTACCATTAAACTAATATCGCATTGGCACAGGCTGATGGAATCGAACCACCGTTAACGGGTTTGGAAGCCGTAGTTCTGCCACTGAACTAAACCTGCATATTAAGATGGACTGAGATGGAATCGAACCACCGTCTGCGGGATTTCACTCCACCGCTAAGCCACTCAGCTACCAGTCCATATGGGGTGACGGACGGAATCGAACCGTGGACTCCTGATTCACAGTCAGGCATGTTACCACTACACTATCGTCACCATGGTTGGAACAGATGGATTTGAACCATCAACCTCCCGCTTATCAGACGGGTGCGCTAACCAGTTGCGCCATGTTCCATTAGGCTCCTCCGTCAGGACTTGCACCTGAAACCGTCTTTGCGCGAGACAGCTCTACTAACTTGAGCATTACGTGAGGAATATTGGCAGGGAAGCCAGGACTCGAACCTGGAACATCCGCATTAACAGTGCGGCGTTCTACCATTGAACTACAACCCTATAGGAAACCGTAGGTGGACTCGAACCACCGATAAAGCCACTCATTCTCGTCGTGAGCAGGAATCAAACCTGCGTAGCAGTACCCCGTAACGGTCATATGAATAGGAGATGTTGGATTTGAACCAACGACCCCGTGCGTCCAAGGCACGTACTCTAACCATCTGAGCTAATCCCCTGTATTGGCGGCTCTAAGGGGAATCGAACCCCTCCCTCTCCGCTGACAACGGAATGTCCTAACCGATAAACGATAGAGCCAAGGCATCACCCTGTCGGACTCGAACCGACTCTGGCGGCTAGTTTCCCCTTAGGTACTCGTAGCCACAGTGCATCCCACACTGAGGGCTAATAGTGCTCCCAACCCGAAGGTCAGGAGCGTATTTGTTACTTACCAGTCGCGGCTGTTTGAACAGTAACCTTGGAGTTACCTGCGGCAACGACAGCATTCGTAGCAATGGATTCAACACGGCTGTTAGCGGATTTTAGTTCTTCACGCAGTGTAGCGATCAGAGCTTCTTGGGATTCCACAGTTTCCTCAAGGGAAGTAATGCGGTTCTCAAGAACCCGTTTGTCAGCTTTATTCTCAGCATCCTGCAAGCGCAGTTCACCGTCGAACTCCTTCTTGGCTTCGGTTTTACCTTTGTTGAAGGCAACCGCTTCAGCTTTCGCCACAACCTCAGGAATCGCAGTAACCTTGGCTTGAAGTTCAGCAACCACGGACTCGGAATGATCGGCAGACTGCTCACGAGCTTCAACAGCTACTTCGCGGTCAGCGACTTCTTTAACACGATCTGCAAGTTCAGAATCCAGTGCGTCCTGACGATCACGCTTTTCCTTGTTGAACTGGTATGTATCTTCTTCCTTCTGACGAGCCAGTTCTTTCTTCCAAGCCGCCGCTTGTTCTGCTTTCTCCGCTTCAAACTCCTGACGAGCTTCCTCAATCACAAGTGCGTAAGCGTCCAGTACGTTCTGCTTCGTTTCAACCGTTGTTTTCTTCGCCACGTTTTCGTTCCCCCTGGTAAGTGTTTTAGTTGTTTTGGTTTGGGTAGCGGGATTCGAACCCGCGTCTACTGGTTATGAGCCAGTCAAGGAACCGCTCCTCTATACCCAGTCATTAATAGACAATCGCTTCGATACCATCACTCGTAGTGACAAGCTTCAGGCGACCCTTGAACTGCAACGAACCCTGCGTATGAGGATTGTCGGGAGTGTTCTTCGTCGTGAAAGGAACTTCAGAAGTGAGGTTCATCACGTAGTATGTCTCGCCTTTACACTTGATCGTCCATGGAGCAATGCCAGGATTACCGATGCTTTTCTTATTGAAATGAAAGACTACTCTCGTTGGTTTATCGCTGATAACTTCTTCGATCATAGCTCTCACCTCTCTAAGGATTGTTTTAAGCGGAAGGATGGATTCGAACCACCGATCTTTGGGTTTGCGACCCAACGCCTTAAACCTCTTGGCTACTTCCGCATGGTAGCGTGTACGGGAATCGAACCCGTGATCTCCGATAGAAAGTCGGATGTCTTAGCCGCTTGACCAACACGCCATGGTGGATGAGGTAGGAGTCGAACCTACACAGCAGTTAAGCCACGGGTTTACAGCCCGCTATTCTCGCCAGTGATTGGTGCCCATCCAAGTGGTTGTTCCTCTATGAAACATAGATTAGTGCAGTTAACTTAGGAAATAACACTCCAACACGAAAAACCTGAGAAAAACTTCCTCAAGTTGAGTTTCTTCTATATAAGGGAGCAAAAAATTAAGCTCTTACTTCCTCTATACGAAATGACTTACAAGATGTTAAACTGGAAGAATACAACAAAAGGGGGAACATACTTGATCTATGTCGTAGCCGTAATTGCATTCTTAATCCTGGGAGCGTTGACTCGTGGTGCTCCTGTCTTGGGACTCTTTCTTATATTAGGGGGATTCGTACTTGCCTTCTTCTTAGGAGTTACTACAGAGCAGATCGAGACATTTTCACCTGTGATCGGAGGAGCAGTCCTCGGGTTCCTATTGGGACTCATAAGCAGGTTCATAGATTAAAATTTCCCACCTCACCTATAGGTGGGATTTTACATTTCTTGGCGTTTACGAGAGTCCAAGCGTATGCTAATATATGGGAACTGCCACCATTAAACAAAAAAGGAAGGTATCATCATGAAGAAAATTGCACTGGTCATCACACTGGCATCAACCCTTGTTTTCGGTTCCACTGCCGCGAACGTACAGGCATCGTCATTTAATGACGTAAGCGAGACAAAACACTCTTGGGCTGTTAAAGCCATCGACTTTATGAGTGAGCAAGGAGTGATCAAGGGATACTCAGACGGAACGTTCAAACCCGACAATGGAGTGACTAAGGCAGAGTTCGTAAGTATGTTCTCCCGCCTTTTTGATAAGTACACTACCAACGACTCCACCACCCGCGAGTTCAAAGACGTTCCATCTACTAATTGGGCATATGAACCAGTATCTAAGATAATGTCGAACTATACATACTTTACATACAGCAAAGACGGTAGCGGGATGAACTTCCATCCAAACACTAAATTGACTCGCCTGGGTGCCGCGAACTTGTTACCCGCACTATACGAAGAAATTGACGACGAAAAGGAAGTCTACAACATCCTACGAAGCATGAAAGACATCAAGGTTTATGAGAACGTTAACGGCTATGATCAAGATGGTAGGTTTGATGAATCAGTAGATCGCACTAACTCACAATTTCCAATCATCTTCAAAAACGGAGCACTAGATGACGACTATTCAGCTATCGTAGGAATAAAGATTGCAAGCCTTCAAAACGAAGGACTAATGACCGCTTATGAGGGTAATTTCAGCCCTAACAAGACACTCACTAGAGCTGAAGCCGCTACTACCCTATACCGCCTTTATACTCAATTAAAGGGTGATGGCGATCTCTCGAATTACTCAAGTATTAAGTAGAACGAAAATAAGAGCGCGGGGCTTAACTCCCTTCGCTCTTTTTCTATTATATAAGACACACCGCACCAACCTTACGAGAAAAATTTCCCCGCGCCCGTAGGAGTCCCATTAACTCGCGGAGCGAAAAATGTATTACCCCTAGATTTACCCCGATTATGCAGGAAAAACCATACCTCCTTGACTTAGACAACAGCCGCCCCACTCCCATGCCCAATGCCCTTTACCCGCGCCCAACACCCATGCCCCCTTACCCTTTGCCCAAGACACGAGACCCCGCCGCCCGTGCCCCGAGACATTGCCCCAAGACCCTAACTCTCGCGCATCAAGGTTCACCAAAAATTTCCCGTAGGAGTCATGACGCTCCTGCGCCGTGTGAAGGATGATAGAAAAACCCGCGACACTGGGGGGGTTAATCTCTTGACCCTTGTTTGTTTTTATTTTTTATAAAAAAACATTGCTCAAAGGGGTTGCAATCCAATCCTATTGCGTTCTTAGATATGGTCATCGAGTTGGTCGCCGCCACCGACTCGATAGGGAAACATCCCGAATGTACGACAGGCGGCAAAGACGCGAAATGCGCCTAGATCATTGACAAACACATACACGAAACATGCACGGCTTGTGCATGGGACGAAGCTTCTCTTGTGAAGGGTGAAGTCTGCCCACATGAAGGATTGTACTATGGCAACAGCCTACGCTTTACGGTTCATGCCCAACATGTAACGAGATGTCACGAATTGCCCACGTTACGGGACGGTGTAGTACAAGGTGCGGTATCCGTAAGTTAATCGGAGGTTCAGATGCCTTGCTATGCTAGAGGTCTGTTCACTCATGGGCTAATCAGGGCTACCAAAGGTAGTCACTATTAGTGCCCATCAAGGGCAAAGGAGACTAAAAACCATGATGAACAAAGCCATTACTATGCCTAAATTTGAGAAAGAAGCAAAGAAACGCGCTGATTCCAAGAAGGTACCCGAGAACATTAAGATGAGCGTAAACGATAAGAACAAGCTTGTAATAGAAATCGACTTGAATGTAATCGACAAAGAACCGCTTGTACTTGGGGAGAAGTCTGCCCGTGTAGCGTCCACTCTTGGCGGTATTCGCTTGAAAAAGGACGGTTTTCAGAACGTTGTACTTAACCTGAACGCCTATATACCAGTGGATGAGTATGTATCCCCTGTACAGGCACCTGCCGCACCTGCGACACCTGCTATCAAGGCACCTACAGGACAGCAGATTGATATGGATACCTGGGAACAGTTTCAGCAATTCCTCAAGTTTCAAGAGATGATGGTACAAGCCGCTAAAGCTTAAGACAAGGATACCCGAGCTATGCTTGGGTAGTCCTGACTAGCCCATGAGCGAACAGACCAAGAGCCGATTGCACATAATCCGTATTATGTGATGTGATGGGCAGACCCGAGTGCCCAAGGCACTACTTTGTCCAAAAACAGGTGATTATTATGTTATTCGCAAGATTCGTGCTAGTGTGTGACCGCATAGAACGTACAAGAGAGAAGATGCAGGTATACCGTGACAAGGGGTTTGAGAACCTTACAGTCGATGAACTACTAGAGTATGAGCATCTAATGGATGTAATGGACGGTCTTGATTCACAACTAGCAACACATATAAGAGAGACATACGCTTGATCCGTAACCTAGCCCTTAGTCTTGGGTGCTAGGGTATGCCCATCACAACGCACCACGCACCACTTCCGAGCATGACGAGAGATAGCGAAGCCTAGCACTACACGTAATCTAAGGGTACTCCTAAGGACTACGAGAGTGTATCTAGTAGGCTCATGTAGAGCGGGTATGAGTGTATACCAAGGCATTGTTCAATGTGTCCGAGGGATATACTCTCTAGTCTTCCTCTCTCTATAGTCATGCTCTCTTATATGGTGGGAGTCTTATATAGGATTGTAGACAGCCAACAGGTTGCTCTGCCCCGCCCCACCTGGGGTAGGTGTGCCCTAGCCATCCAACAGGATACCGAAGGCTTATATGGACTACCTTTACCTAGCGAAGTCACATAATACGGTCACCTATATTCTCATGCTTTCCCTAGCTGTGGTGGAGGTATCCTGAGGTACCCACTCCCTACCCTTTCGGTATACCCGAGTGCCCAAGAAGGATACCCATACCCATGGCTAGGTATGCTCAGTCACTTAACTCTTATATATCTGTGTCGTATAGCTAAATTGAGTGACTGACCATGCCTAGCCCACCCCGCCCACACCCCGATTTGGGGTACGTTGGTGCAGTATAGAGCGTCCTATCGAGTGCTGATAGCACCTAAGCGGAACAGCTCTGTATCACGGGTTCTAGCTTGGCATAGATGTGTCAAATTCAAGGAGGAATACCCATGCGTAACAAGATGATGGTTGCATACGTTGGCAAGGTCGGTGGACTCAAGGAATACCTCAAAAAGCTCATAGCAGAATACGAGAAAGTAGGTGCCTAAACATGACAAGATCACAGGCTGTAGTAGCCGCAAGCAAGCTTAAACGTAGATGGGCACTAAGAGATATGTATATATACGGTCAGCTCACTATCAAGTAATAGCTTGGACACTGCTCCCCGCCCATCTCCCCGAGGTGGTCGGCATGGAGTGCCTAAGAGCACTACTACATACCAACTAGGAGGATTCACAAATGAAAGACGTACAAGTGCAAGTAAAGGTTATCGAGGGTATCGAGGTAAGAGCGCATGAGAAAGGCGAGTTCATGATTGGTGCCTTGATTACGAATAACGGTAAAGAAGTCGGAGCAAGCGGTATCGTAGCTGGTGTACCTGAGGACATCACAAACTTCTATGCGGCTATTGAAGCTATGGCAGGATCGGTAACGAAAACACTGCTTGATGCTGAAGTACCACCACAGGTCATCGAAGGCATGATGATCGAAGCGATTCGGGACGGTATCAAAGAAGGAGTGACCCGTCACGTAGCTGAAGAAATGCCGCATGTACATGCCATGGCTGAACGGGCTATGCAAGGTGACATCGGTGCCTTGCTTGGTATGCTCTCCAAAGTATTGGCTTAGAAACTGCTAAGGCACCAAACCTTCGGGTTGGGTGTTCTGATGGAGTGCCTAAGAGCACTATCTAAACTAGGAGTTGGTTATCATCGAACACGAAGTGATTCTATCCAAAATCAGATCCAAACGTGAGAACAGTCAGACCACCATGGCAGACATTAAGCGCATTGTTGCGGCTTATGAGTCAGGTGACTGGTCGGAAGTAATTGACAGCAAGCTTTACAGAGAGCATAGCGGTGAATATTGTGAACTGCTTGAGTACATTAACATGCCTGAATGGTTGGTGGGTGTTGTAATGCCTACCTTTGTTGACCAACGGTACATACGAGATCGGGATTTGGAGATCGCCGCCCCCACCGCCGAGGATGCCAAGAGAAAGTGGTTCGAGCATATGAAAAACTGGATACGTGAAGACGAGAAACATCTCGTTAAGGTAGTTCGGAAGGGAGAGGAACTGAAATGAACGACCTTCTCTCCCTTTTGATTGCTGAAGGGTTGAAGGCAACCATCAACCATACCTTCGGTAACCTGATCGAGGTTGACCTTGAGGATGAGGTTATCCAAGTATGGCAGACCAACGCTCCACATGAGAAGCCTAAATATGAAATCACCGACACGAGGGACACAATCAAGATGGTGTGCCGCTCTGTTGATTCAGTACTGACCCATATGGTTCTATGGCTCGAAGCGGTTGTTAGTTAGACACTGCTCCCCGCCCATCGCTTTGGCGGTGGTCGGCATGGAGTGCCTAAGAGCACCCAAAATAATAGCCCCTAGAGGGCAAGAGGAGAATATAAACATGGAAAACGTAAACGTGAAATCGGTAGCAAACAACAAGGCGGTACTGGAAGTTGACCTGACTCAAGACCTGGGTGCAAGTGGTAGCGGTAAGAACCTGCTGATCGCCAAGACTGGTAGCAACATGCCAATCGCATCAGGTGTGAAGATCAACCTGAACGTATATAGAGCACTCCCTAAAGAGAATGAACCTGAAATCGACTTCAAGGGTGCCAAGGCTGAGATCGGATTCGCAGGTGGTGTTGCTAAGGTAGCAGGTAGCAAGCTTACCATCGAAGTTGACCTCACCTCTGACCTTGGTGAATCGGGTAGCGGCAAGAACATCCTGATCGCTAAAACAGGAAGCAACCTGCCACTGTTCAAGACGATAAAGATGAACCTGAACGTGTACAAACCAGTACCTAAGACACCTACTAAGGTACCTGTAACTGGGGAGCCTGAGCAATTGACATTGGTCTAATAGATGCTGATCGGGTACCTCAACCATGGTTGGGGTATCCCATTGAGCACCTATGAGTGCTACTAATTCTTTGAGGTGACAGCACATGACAACGTACAAACGTGCATCAAACGACAAGGCTACTCTGAAGATTGAACACGACAATCACCCTTCTGACCCACGCCAAGAGATGGATGGTTGGGTAGGCGAGATGATTTGTTGGCACAACCGATACAACCTAGGTGATACACATGACTACTCGGAGCCGCGTGACTTCCTTGAGCACCTTGCCAAGGACTACTACAAGGGTGACGAGGACATGGATGACCTGACGATGGCTGAGCTGATGGGTATCATCGCTCCTCATGTTATCATCCTCCCCCTCTACTTGTACGATCACGGTGGTATCACAATGAGGACTAAATCATTTGGGGATCGTTGGGATAGTGGTCAGGTCGGTTGGATATACGCTACCAAAGACAAGTTCCGTGAGGAGACTGGTTACAACGAAGATGAGCTGTTCAGCACTGATACCAAACGAGCTGTAAAGGTAGGCGACCAAGTGAAGGTCAAGGGTTACGAGAATGATGGTCTTGACGGTTGGGTGGAGGTAGTTTCCTTCTCCCGAGGTATGGTTCAGGTAGACCGCGACCACCACATGATCGAAGGGTTCAAGCGTCCTGACAGTTGGGTGATCGTGAATGAGAAAAGCATCACTGAGGTCATGAGCAACAAGGCGGTGCAGATGCTTGAAGCTGAGGTTGAGATGTACGACCAGTACCTAACTGGGAGTGTGTATGGGTTCATCCTTGAAATCAAAAATCCGTGCCACTGTGGTAACCCTGAGTGTACTCGACATGAGGTTGAGGTAGATAGCTGTTGGGGTTTCTACGGGGACGACTTTATCAAGAATGGTATAGCTGAGCACATCGCCCCTGAGTATAGAGAATTACTAGAAGCATTGAGCTGAGACAGAGCCTAGGTAAGCCAAGTTGAGACGAGCTGAGGAGACTAGATAAACAGATGAGCTGAGGAGAGATAGAGATGAGAAAGTTAGGGATGCGAGTGAGATTTAACCTGGGTGAGCGTGTACGTATAGAACTGGGTGACCACACAGGCATGACTGGTGAGGTCGCCACCGCCCCCGAGGGTACTACATACAACTGGAAGAAGGAAGTATTCGTTCAGTTGGATGACGGTGACATCATACGAAAATACAAAAACGAGGTGTGCAAACTATGAATCTTGAGAACTGTCCCGATTGCAAAGGAACTGGTGAGTATGTAGCCAAGAACGGTGACTCGTGGACATGTGAGTTTTGCTATGGTGAAAAGTTAGTCCCTGCTGAAGTAGCAGAGGAACAAAAGCAGAAGTGGCAAGGGTACAAGTCCATGATGGAAGGTTACGTTGACGTAGAGGATTGAACAATAGACACTGCTCCCCACCCATCACCCATGTGGTGGTGGTTGGTATGGAGTGCCTATGAGTGCCACTGAGCACATGCACTAACCGACAATATGAGGAGTTGTTCACATGAACACAAAGAAAACAGCTAACTTTGAACCTGCAATCACCTTGTCGAAAGATACCTTCACCCATGAGGGTGTCCAGTACCATACTGAAAGCCGTAGAGCTAAGCGCGGCGAGATGATCCTCACGACTAAGACCATCGGACACTATAAGAAAGGTCAGGTGTACGAAGTATCCGACTACACTGGCAAGGAAGCGTGGTGCAAGAACGATGAAGGATTCCCTATCCCAATCCGTCACGCTGAGTATGTGGTGCTTGTGCCTATGGTTGAAGCACAACCCCTCCCCACCACCGTGTACTCCCCTTCCATGCTGAATCAGCTTGAAGCAAGTGGGACACCGATCTTCAACGAGTACCACCATACGGTGCTTGACTTCAGTGAGGTGGATCGTGGGCACACACTGGTCATGAAGCTTCCCGCAGGTGACCACATCACGGTATGCGGCATGATCATGAGCGATAAGGTCAACGCCATCGTTGACATTGAGTACCACGGTGACAACGGTCAGCAGATGATCGGGTTCACTGGTAATGAGACACCTCAGGTACGGGACAGCCGAAGCAAGCACAAGCTATACAGCTTGGACATCCGACCTGACCATAAGGATAAGCCATACGGCGATACCCTGACATTAGCGTTCCGCAGGGTTGATGAGGTCATCATCGACATCTCCATGAACGTAGGTTCTTGGATGTCTAAGAACACTGACAGCCTACCTGATGGATACGACTCCCGTGTTCTCAACCGAGCCATCCATGAATGGGCGGTAGAGTTTGAGAAAGAGTTTGGTAGAGAAGCACGGGACGACTACTACGACAGGGTTGACATCTTCTCTGAGAAGAAGATCAGCCAATGGGCACAGGAATACACCGAATAATCGGACACCGTTACCATACCTCACCCCGCCGTGGGGTATGGGATAGGGTGCCTGATTGCCTTTGAGCAACGCACCACTAAATTACGAGGTGATAGCATGAGTGAAAGAGTAGTGTTACAGAGCAGAATCAACGTGGGTACATACGAAGGCAAGCGGTTATCGGTGGAAGCAGTCATCAAGCTGAAGACTTCCTCCCGTGAGACCACGACTCATAAGCACATCAAAGAGTACTACACGCTGTCCATCACGGGTAGCTACAACGGCGGTGGCGGTCAGTGCATTGATGCCCTGAAGAAGTTGGATTCGGTAGAAATACCTGAACAGGACTTGAAAGACCTAATCGAGATTTGGGAACGGTACCACCTGAACGATCTGACAGCCCGATGTGAACATCATACACCAATCCCCGTCAGACATGACGACCCTGAGTACGATCACTACGTATGGTTGAGTGGTAAGCAGTGCCCTAACGGGTACAGGTACGGATCATCTTGGTTGATCACTGAGCTTCCACAAGAGGTTATCGACCGAGTGGAAGAAATCTTCACATCCCAACCAAAAGCCCCGTCGATCACCGAGGAATGGGAGTTGACCATGAACGGTAACCGTGGTGAGCTGACTGTTGGCGACATCCAAGTGACCGTGGATTATGTAGGTAAGACCAACCCTATCAAGGTATGGGGCGCATCTCACAAGGACATTGACTACAAGACGATTTACCAGTACCTCGTGACCTGCATCCACAAAGGGACGCACAAGACTATGAGCTTTGACTTCTTCGACAGCATCGACAACTCCAAGAAGCCGCCGTTCGCTCCTAGCCTGGGCTATTCGGTTATGTGCTGTATCCGCAGTGATTCATTCACAACGTCAGCCAACTATCCTACCCTTGAGAGCTTCTGCTCCGAATTTGGGTACGATGCTGATAGCCGCAAAGCCGAGAAAACTTACACGGCTTGCATTGAGCAAGGTGACAAAATAAGCAAGGTATTCGATGCAGAACTGATCGAAACCCTCCCGCAGTAAAGGGAGGATTGACCGATATGGATTCAGCAGCCTATGATAAAGTTGTGATCGAAGGTCGGTACGCTGACGAGTTATGTCAGCGTTTCGACATGATGGATAATGCCACTGGAAGCATGTTAGCACTGATGGGGTTTGTAAGTGACTTCAGGTTCCCCTTGATGAGGGGCATCCTACTTCTTGAGTACGGCGGTACAGGTGATGTGGTCATCACATTCAACCTTGACGATGACCGAACAGGTAGCGGTCATTACAAGATGAATAGCGGGATTGAATGGAGAGTTCAGGGTACCAAGATAACCCTCCTCTCCGATCCCCCTAACCCCGCTGATCGGAAGAAGGTTACTGAGATCGCTCAGTACTTCACCAACGTGTTCAAGGCAGTCATGCAACGTATGACAAGACGTAAGGATGAAGTTGTGAAGGAGGAACGCCGCATACCCAAGGTCAAGAAGGGTAAGGTCAAGCACGGTAAGAAACAGAAGAACCGAACGGTATACGTTAGGCAGACCGTCTACAAGGTATCCTCCCCTACCCCATCCCCTACTATAGAAGAAGGAGAACGTGAGAAGCGTGACTATGAGCGGCAAACGTTCAGATGGACAAGGGCAGGACATCACCGCCGACTACGCAACGGCGAGGTTAGATGGTTCCCTGAGAAGGAGATTGTTCTTGATCCTAACGCAGTGAAGGAAAGTAAGACCTACAAAATACAGAAAGGTGAAGGTGAACAGAATGACGGTTAAACGTAACGAACTGGCAGAAAAGTATGAGAAGGTTGAGGGTACCATCATGGTACCTATCAAGTACACCCTGGATGACTTGGAAGGTCTCCTTATTAGTGCATGGGAAGGTGGAAGTACATATTGGGTCGGCAAGGTTGAGGTGAATCACCCTAAAGTAGCTAAGCAGGTTGCTTATGACGCTGACTGGGCTACCTCTGAGTGGGCTTTCAACGCACTTGTTGAGGGTGGTAGCATCTATGTCGAAGACAACGAGGGTGGAGAATACAAGGGCACCATCACCTTGGAAAGCTTTAAGAAAGGCTTTGAGAAGTTCGTCGCTCACCGTGCTAACCAAAGCGCACTGAACTTTATCTACAACGGCAGTATTGACGGTGGTCAACTCGATGCAGGTGATGCTGATGGAGTATTCCAGTACGCGGCATTCGGAGAGTGGGTGTTCGGATGATTAAAGGTATTCACCTGGGTAAGAATGTTGGGCTAGAGGGTATTAAAGAGGTCTACCATGTAGAGGTCGCTGTCACTGATAACGGGACGGTTAACTTCTTCCTGTTCAAGGACGGTCATCCCCTCTCCCCCGCCGAGATGTCCCCTGAGGAAAAAGAGTTCTTGAAGGGTGAACTGAAGTCTGTCGTAGACGATATGCTTAACTAAATAGATGCTGATAGAGAGACCCATCCTAGCATACCTGGATGGGTCTTTCGCTTGAGCACCTATAGAGTGCTACTTAACATACCCTCCCCTATACCGTATAGAGAGGGTAAAGGAGATGACTTTATGCAACACACAAAAGAAAGCATCAAGGAAATGATTATTGGAACTGGTATTCTTCAGGTTACCACCCGTGACGGTGAGGATTTTGCCATCGTGGACGGTTACCCTGATATTGACCGCTGTTTGTATATGATCGCTGAAGCACTGGCACCTGAATCCATTCAGGAATACCGTGACTTCCACGACCCAATCAACAATCACCAACTGATCCAAGGTGACCGACTGGTGACATACGGTAGCCTAGCCTATGCAGGGTGCGCTGTACCTGAGGTTCTTGAGGTAGCCCTTGAGAAGGCAGGGATTGAGGACATATGGTTCGAGAATATCGTTATGGAATACGGGTTCTCAGATCAGTATTGCCTATGTGGGGGTTGTAGTAAACCCATCTGCCACTTCCCTTCTTCAGGCTCCCCCGACACCCACTACCACAACAACGGCGAGGTGGTGTGCGTCGATTGCTTCAAGAGTAACGGTCTGAAGGATGAGTACCTAGAAACCTGCATCAACAACCCTCGGAACGCAGTACAGTTCGGTCTTGTATCCTTTGATGAGCTGTACGCCGAGGGCTTTGAGAAGCATCACCAATCGCCCTACCACAATGGTCTCCATAAGGGTATGAATGACGTACCTGAGGAGGTACTGAAGAAACTGAACGAAGAAGGTTTCGATGAGGTGCTGTTCACCTTGGACGAGAACACCTCATTCCACATGACCTTTAGTGCCTGGGTACGCCGAAAGGAAAGCATCGAAGGAAAGGCAGTGATCAGTCCAGAGCTTAGGGATGAGATTATAGAAACAGCAAGTAGAGAACTAATCCTCTACGATGTTTATGAGGGCGTTTTAAACGACAGCTTTATTCTGTATGGTGCTAAAAAGATTGCAATCGAAGGTATAAACCCCACTGAGTATATTGTACTGCACAATAAGTACGTCAATGTATGGACAAGCGAAACAGAATTAATTGCAACGAACGATATTCAAATCGTTAACAGCTATAAAGAGCTGTTCGGAGAGGGTGAGGAACAATGATCGGACGGTTTGAACGGGTCGTAGTTATCTTTGGTGGTAGGGACGAGAACTTCAGAACCTTTGAAGGTGGTAAGTTTGAAGCACGTACCTATGAGGAGATGGAGGAGATCGAGCGTAAGTTTGATGCACTCGACCACCGCTCCACCTACTGGCAGATGTTTAAGGACAAGTACGTTAAGTGCTCATGCGGTGAGGAAGTACCTTGTGGTCGCTTCACCAACACATGCGAATGTGGTAGAGACTACGGCTTCGACGGTAGCCTGTTGGCTGATCGCTCCCAATGGGGCGAGGAAACTGGCGAACACTGGACGGAGGGTTACTGATGCAACGTCAAAGCCTTAATACGTGGAAGACCATATTCAAGAACCTTGCTGAAGACGATCAGGAAGTCGAAGTAACATGGCTAGACCCTGGGGATGCAAGTGCGGGTGAGTGGTGCTTACACTGGGAGAACGAGCTGTTCGAGGATGGCTTCGCTACCGAGAAGGAAGCAAATGAGCGGTTGAAACACCTACAAAAACAATTACTGGTGATGGAGGGGTAAACATGTTCAACGTAGTTATCAAAGCATGGAAGAACGACGAGGTGATCGAGACGATTACCAAAGAGCCTGTATCGGAGCGTTCCGCTGAACGTATCGAGAGAGGGGTTAACATCAATCTGAACCACGATGAGTATTACACAGAAGTGGTACCTGCATAGACCCTGCTAGGACAGCTCACCTTCGGGTGGGCTTTTCAATGGAGCGGTCTATAAGGGCTGTAGAAGGGACACCCCACCTTCGGGGTGGACACCCTCCCTTCAAAGGGGGTGACCTGGAAATGGACATCTTCTTCGCTACAGCCTTAGCGGTGTTGGGATTCGTTCTTGCTAGTTTAGGAATTATCAATCGCATTCTTAAAAAGCTTAACGAGTCCGTTCGCCTGTTGAGTAAGCTGAGGACTTCCCTTCGCTTGTTCAACAAAAAGAAAAAGGACAAAGCCGATTCCCTCCCCCGCCAAGGTTCGTGAGTCGATTAAGTCCCTTTCAGGGAGGAACAAGTTCGCCGCTTGTTCCTTCCCTTCTACGGTCTATTATAGCCGCTCTGCTTTACAACATCAAGTGCCGACGAGCACTAATCAGGAGGAACTAACATGGAAGAGAATATCAACTTTGAACTGAAAGTAATTAACCCTATCGAGGAGATCATTACCGTATCCGCATCCGTTGACTCAGGGTGGTCGGGTGGTCGCTATCAGGTATCACTGTCTTACAACCCTGCACGTAAGGTTTTCATTGTATCCGCTCCAAACTACTGGGTGTCCATGGAAACTACCAAACCACATAAATGTGCCAACAAGATCAGTGAGCATGGTATCAGTAGAAATGACGCATTGACGATTGAAGCTATCGTCAATCAGCTCCTCCTCCCTGCCCTTCGCAAGAAGATGGATGCGGCTGAGGAGTTTGAGAACCATGTGTACTCCCATTCGGTCATGGGGTACGTCCGTCAGAACCTTGACCTTGAAGCTAATGATGACTCTAAGGACATGGAGATCGCTCAGATGTCCCGTAACGAGGTGTTCGACCGTGTGCTTGAATGGAATGGATTCATAGGGTACGGAAGCACGGTTCGTGACTGGGTTGAAGGTGTATACGGTGTGAAGCTCAGCAAGATTCGTATGTAATTTGTCCCCTGCTCCCGCCTATCACCTTCGGGTGGTGGACGGCATGGAGGGTACAACGCCCTACCCTATAGTGCCATCGAGCACAGAAAGAGGTTACATCATGAGTTTTTCCAAAATTGATACTGCACAAAACGAACTTATCAACCTGATCCCTAAGGAAGCTAAGGAGACCCGAGAGAACCTGCTTGCAGTGATTAGCAACATTCGGGTCATTCAAAAGGACAACATCCTTGCCTGGATTCCCATAAGTCACATCAACGAGGAATCCGTTGACCTGAGTGAGTTTCGTTACATTGATGACTATGAGATCGTTACGGGTTCGCATACTGCACTCGACAATACCATGTGGCGTTCTGAGGAAGCGTACCGTGAACACCTTGAGAAGATTTCTGAAAGGAAATTTGTTGTAGGTTCCTACTGGAAAGTAGCTGACGTGAATAACGAGTATGACTCATTAGAGTTCGGTTCTATGGGTGACGCTGAAGACCACCTCGAAACCCTTGTAAACGGTGGGGTGGATCGGGAGCTTCTATTCGTAGAGGAGAAGTGGTGTATACTTACAATGTCAGGTGACAATTACGACCAGGAAGAAGATCGTAACGGCGAGTATACCTACGAGTCGGAAGCTGAGAGTGACATCGAAGACTGCCGCGTCGAGTGGATTGACGAACAGGTTAGAGACCTTGGAGATTTCGAGTACGATGAGGTCATGGAGAATACAGTCTTCCGTTACGGTCACAAGAGATCGGTTAACCACGATCTAGCTCAAGACCTGGGAATGGCTGTCGTAAGGTTCGATAGAGGTGAGCACGAAGGTTATGAGTACATCGTAGTTAAAGGAACGGGAACGGATTCGACCCCTGCCTACGTATGCTACCAAGCCATTGAGTTCGGTCACGTCAGTGAGAACGATGCTCGTTGGTTCACAGAACATAAAAAGGAGTTCTTCATCGACGTTGTAGGACAGGAATTGTATGAGATGGCTATGAAAGCACTGAACCTTGAGCGATTCATAGAGGGGGCTACCGATACGCCATGAACATGAAGAAGTGTGATGGTTGTTTCAAGGAATCCTTTAGCTCCTGCGGCAATGGACAACAATGGACTTGCCCACACTGCAACAAGGACATTACACACGTAAAGGTGCAACTCCCACCACAGGTTAAATCCTCTGAGAGGATGCGGTTAGATGCAAAATACAAGTACGAGCCTTATACAGACAAATGACAAAGAAATTAACAAGCGGCTTAACTATCAGGAGGTTGTTTCGTATGAATAAAGTAGGCGTTATGGATGCGATCATGGAGCAGTTCGGGGTTGAATACGGAGACATCTTTATGGATGATGACGGTACGTTCGAGCTGAACGACGATGAACAGCGTTATCGGTACATAGAGTTACCTGGGGAGACACAGAACGAGTTCCAATACGCGTTCCATAAGGTAGATTAGGACACTCCCACCCTGCCACTGGACATCAGACGGTGGCAGTAGGGAGTGCCCTAGTGTACCCTGGTGGCACAACCCATCCACGCCACAAAAACAATGGAGAGGAGTTTTAATCGTGATTGAGAATGTGGCAGTGTCACTAAAAGAGTATTATGAGGAAAGATATGGAAAACCTAACGGGGATAGGGAAACATTAGACGTGCTTTATGACATATTCAAAGACCTAATGCACTATAATTTCGTCACTGCTGAAGTTAAGGAGGGAATCAGCGAGTACTACAGACTGATTCAAAACAGGGGATTACCTGCTTACGAGTGGATTCTTGAAGCCTTCCACGTAGTATCCAAGAAAAGTGTCGAAAAGAGAAACTTTCCATATGTCATCGGAATGTTAAGAGGTTGGTTAAAATTCGGGTTTGGTCACATCCCCTCCCAAGAGGAGGAGGAAATCGTAGACTACTTCCAAGAGGTTACTTGCACAGAAGTCTCTAGCGATACGAGACAGTTGTTGCAGAACTTGATGGGCAGGTACGGAGTCCTTAGAATGACTAGAATGATCTCCTCCCTCCCGAAAGAAAAAGACAACCTAGACCTTTCCAAGGTCATGGCTGTAAAGTTGTCAGAACTTCTTGAGAGCAAGTATTTAGATAAGTGAATCAGTAACCACCAACCCCTCTCCTATCCGAGGGGTTTCTTGTGGTGTGAGATCAAGGGGGAGTTTTACGAATGAAAAGCTCACGAAGACCTTCTAATGAACTAACCGACTTCGAGTTGTTGCAAGAGGTCGATCAGTTTATACTAGACGCTAAGGCATTAATTGGGAAGGGGGTGAGCGCGAGTGCGGATATTAAAGGCACTCAAGCGACTCGTAAGGTCGAACTCAAAAGAAAAGATTTGGAATCAGCATAGGTGTCCTCATTGTAATCATCTGCTGTTCGAGAAAACAAATGATTTTGTGATTGGCTCAGTGAGGGTCAAGTGTCGGAAGTGTAAGAACATTGTGCATGAGTAGTTTTGACTCTTAGACTTTTGGGGGGAAGAAATAACGGAAATACTTAGAGAAGTCTTCTTGATAATTTCCCCCACTTGTCTTATTATTGTGAGATAACTCCTCAGCTTACACATTCAGACCGCCGTTGGAGAGGAGCCAAATTTAGAGATCATTTAACAGTCGGAGGTTATTTTTATGACGTATTCAAAAAGCCAAATGGACGCTATTGCTCAACACCTTAGAGATAGGTTTGTGGCAGGTGAAGTCGAGGGTCATGAGATCGTGGTAGCTCTAATAAGTATGGTTAAAGCTGATCGAATTTTATTAGATGATGTTGCACCTATTTTGTATACAGTATATTTTGGTAACCCACAAGGCGTTATGGTTGCTCTTGAAAAAGCTCACACTTTAATTGATGAAGAAATGATTGATTCAATAATAAAGGAAGTTAATGATAAATAAAAACCTACTAATATAACAATTAAAATAACATATTAATACTACTGTCTCTTTATTGAATTGAATTTCTACATAGAGAGAGGAGACAAAATGAGAGAGTTTTACAGTAAGTTCTTCTTAGTCAGTCTAGCTTGTTTCCTTATTTTAGGTATCATAATTTTCTTTGATAATTCATTTATGCAAATGCTCCGCGTTATTTTCCACCTCTCCCTGGTTATCCTAGTAATAGGAATTATCGGTTGGCACGAGAATAGGAGAAAGCGGAAGGAGCAAAATATATGGAAAACGTAAATAAGGCAGTTATGTTCTTGGCTGTAATTGAAACAATGCTTGAAGCTTTGAAAGGTTTGCCTGTTGACCAAACTGAATTGGTCGATTCTTTAGCTATGTTAGGCTTTAACCCTACTGAAATCATGTATGAAACACAGACGCTCGTGGCTTTTCAGAAAGTTTGTAGAGGTTTCGCTGAGATTGAACTTACTGAGGATGACTTATCAGCACTAGAGCAGGGGTAACGTCATGCAGTCATTGAAGCTTCTATCCACTTATGCACGAAACGGGGTAGTCATCCTTAGTAAGCTCAAATCGCGGAATTATCCACTCTACTTGTATCTGAAGTCCAATCTCGGGCAACTTACTCCCGCCCTAACCGCTCAAGGTGTGGGGGTACTCGATGACTTAAAAACACTTAAGGAGCCTGAAAAGATCAGGCTGTTTTTGCAATATCACTATGGCGAGACCGTTGACCTTTCAGAAGTTAGGCAGATTCACAGGACGGTCTATAACTACCTCTTAGGATATGGAAAGCCCCGAGAGGTAGTCGAGGGTTTGGGCTTTAATGTAGAGTACCAATCCCATACCCCCAACTTAGAAAAAGACCTGGGTAATTTAAGAGATTCTGATGGGAACTTCCCTCCTCTCCCCCAGTCCACATACAATAAAGTCTATTACCGAGCTAAGAAGCAAGGTATTGACGTAAAACACTACCTCAAGTCTTTAGGGACTTGAGGTTATTTTTTTAGGAGGTGGTTACTTAACAGCCTTACTCTCAAATCGTATAGATCAACTAGGAGGTGTTTGACGTGATTAACGCAGAAAAGATCAAAGGCAATGACGGGAAATGGTGGATTAAGGCTTCTTTTCGCAACGTCAAGACGCTTAGTGACGCGATGAGCGAGGTCAAAGGCGCGATCTATAGTCCTATTCAAAAGGTTTGGGCAGTTCCGCTGATCTACCGCGAAGATTTTGAGCAAAAGATGGGAAGCTTCCTGATCAACTGGACAGACGAGGAGAAAGGAAGCAACGGTGGTATCAGTGAGGACGACATTCCAAGTGAACCAGTTGTCCCTGGATACTCGGTTACCTACAATGCAGACGGTGACATTATCGACCACCGTGGATTCAAAACCCGCCCATGGGGAGAGTTCCAGGTCAAAGGATTTAACCTACTGGTCAGCAAAGACTTTCTGATCTTGGCTGATGACGCGGGTCTTGGTAAGTCTTGGCAGGTTGCTAACGCCATTGAAGCTAAGAAGAAGCTCGGGCATCTGAAACGGGGTATTGTCCTGGCGAAAGCGAGTCTGCTGTTTAACTGGCGTGACGAGATTCACATGCACACCAACCTAAAGTCGGTAGTAATGGCAGGTACCGTTAACCAACGTGCCAAGCTGTACAGCCAACTAACAAATGAGGAAGATTGGGATGTCCTCATTATGTCCTACGAGACTTTCAGATGTGACATCCACAACCTTGAGCTTTTGGATAATTACAAAGAGCTTCAGTTCTGTGTTATGGATGAAGCCCACAAGATCAAGAACCCTTTAAGTAAGATCGGTTCCCTTGTGCATAGGTTGAACTTCCGTAGCCGTTATGTTCTGACAGCTACCCCACTCCCCAACTCACCGCTTGAAGCGTACAACTACCTTCACTTTGGTAAACGTGTACTGAAGAACTGGTATGAGTTCCGTGGCCACCATGCGATCATGGGAGGGTTCGGCGGCAAAGAGATCGTCGGCTACAAGAACATTCCCGAGCTGAAGAACCTGATTCAGGTGAACATGCTCAGAAGACGCAAGAAGGACAAGCTGAAGGAGCTTCCTGAGGTTGCATTCAAGACAGTCAACCTCTCCATGACCCCTACTCAGTCCAAGATGTATCAGGCTGTTAAGATGGGGATTTTGGAGGAGCTGAAGGATACTTCCTTAGATAGGATTCCATCGGCACTTACTAAGCTCCTTCGACTCCAACAGGTTACAGACTCCATCGAACTGATCGGAGCTTCCCCAGGGAAGAATACAAGCTCTAAGCTCCTAGCCCTTGACGAGATGATCGAGGAACTGGTGGAAAGCGGTAATGAAAAAGTAATCATATTCTCCCGTTTCCGCACCGTGGTGGAGCTGATTGAGAAGCGATATGCAAAACATAAACCTGCGGTCATCCATGGTGACGTTGATGCCAACGGTAAGACTGAAAACTCTGCTGTCCGACTGCTGAAGAAGAAGTACGGTCAGAAATGGTATGACATGCCTGAGGAGGAAAGACGTAAGCTCCTAGATGAAACTATGACTTCGGAACGTCAACGTGAAGTGTATAGATTCCAAAACGACGAAGATTGCAGAATCTTCATTGGCTGTACACCTGCTTGCCGTGAAGGTCTTACACTCACTCAAGCAACTCACGTTATCTTCCTTGATTGTGAATGGTCACCTGCTTATGTTGAGCAAGCCTTCTCCCGCGCCCACCGTATCGGTCAGCGAAACGCCGTTACCGTCTATTACCTTGTATGTGAAGGTACTATTGATGAGCACGTACAGGAAACTCTGCAACGTAAGGAAGCCATGGCACAGACCATGCTCGATGAGGGCATAGACAACCTCGATCTTGGAGTAGCGAAGCAACTGATTGCTTCCCTCGCAGGTATTGATGAAAGGATGGTGGCATGAAAGAACTAGAGATATTGCTTCTAAAGATGTGGGAAGATTTCGGTATTGAGTATATCTATAAATACAAGAACCGAATAAAAGTATACAGAAGGGAAGGCTTAGTTAGCTATGAGCTGTTCTGTGACCTAACCTGCGGTACTATGTTTACTGACGTGGAGGATACAGCAAACGGCGATGATCTGTACGCCGAGGACTGCAAGGTAAGCGTCAAAGTATTAATAGAAAGAAGATATGTATCATAATGTACAGTTCGACGCTAAAGTGAGCCACAATATCTGGCTAAAGAACCGTCCTCAAAAGGGCGGTTTCTTTATTTGGAGGACGCTAATGAAGAAGCATATCGAGGTGGTAAAGATTACACAGCAATTAGGTATAACAATATACATGCAGGAGGGTGATCTAATGCCTAAGGCAGGGGAATTAGGATTCTGTCAGCGTTATGGATTTGGGGTGGTATCTGAAATTAGTGAATGTGGTTGGTGGTACTACTTCGAGGGTGGAGATGTAGCAGTAAATAAACCCTCAGTCAGAAAAGCCACTGAGTCTGAGATAAATACATGGAGGGATAAACAATGCCAAGACCTATAAGCAAAGTAATTCTACCTGACGTTCCTCCTATCCCTGAAGGGTATAAACGGAACTGGCTATGGTGCCGCAAGTGTGACGAGATTTCCTATTACGATTATGTTCCATACGATACAGAAATGCCAAGCTTCCATACTACATGTGGTCACGACTTCTTCAGCGACCTAGAGTATCTGAAGGATTCTGAAGTGGAAGGCGGTCTTCCCGTCTCCCCTCCACCTGTAAAGAAGCGTTCTAAAAAGACTGCTTGAATTATTTTGATTCAGGTCTTAACTGCTCTCAATCGACTTCGTATAGAGAAAGTGAAGGGAGATGAGAGCAAATGAATAAACTAGCTCAGCAAGTTTTAGGGATTGAGCCTTCCGAGAAGAAGGACGTATTCGCTCAAGAAACATCGGTTGGGGAGGACACACTCCGAGAGTACCACTTCCGTAATGAACGTAAGAAGCAGGACGAGAAGTGGCTCAAGGAGAACAAGGGTGCCATCCTTAAAGGCTTATCCGAGTTGGGCAAGCGCAAGGCAGACTGGGGCGGCTTCCGAGCTTCGTACTCCACGCCTGATAAGTCACACTTCGACAAAGAAAAGGTGATCGAGTTCCTTGAAAGTAAATACAGTCACCGAATCTACGAGGATATCATCCAAGCGGTCAAAGTCGTGGATGAAGATGTTCTTGCAGAGTACGTTGAGAGTGGAGAGATCGACCTGGAAGCTCTCAAAGCTTACGCATGGGTTGAGAAGTACGATGCACCCCGTCTGACTGTATCGGTGGTCAAGGAATGATTAAGGTCGGTGACCCTGTATTCATCCTCCCCGCCCACTCCCTGCGCTTTGCAGGTCGGTGGGGAGAAGTTATGGAGATCACCGAGGAGGAGTTGATGCCCTTGTTGTTACGCTTCAAGGGCATGGACATCCAGTACCGATTCGACTCCCACAGTGTCCTATCGACTGAGGATTACTACTCCTGGTTCTCGATCAGCCGTCCCTGCCTTAACAAGCTAACGGGTGAGATCATTGAGATTCAGGTGAAACAATACCCTAAGATCAGAGACATTGACGGTGAGATACATCACTTCGGTAACCTTCTCCCTGTCACCTACTGCGAACGCTGTGGAACCAACACCACAGGCGAGTTCGCCGCGCTGTGCCAAGACTGCGCCTACCCATTACCGATTGAGCGAGGAGATGAAAGTAACCGTGACTAGAACAACAGCTAACCTATACCACAAAGGAATCCAGTACCAAGCGGAGGATGTATACCGTAGCACCACTACGTTCGTACACTACGAGGTCATCTCGTTTATGAAGATCAGCGGAGCCGACTTCGTTGTACTGAAGATCAGTAACCATGATCAACCTTCTATGCACCCTATTGAGGAGTTCCACCGCTTGGTTGATCTTCACGATCTCGTTAAGGTTTCCCGCCCACGATATGAAATTGGTGATCGCTTTGAACACCCGATGTCCAACCGCACTATGAAGGTACTGAGCGTATCCCCTGACAAGTGCAATGCTAACGGCAGTTATGCCTACTTCATGGAGGTCATCAAGGCGAACGGTAAGCCCTTCTACAACGTAATGAGTGAGACATTCCTTGATAAGTGTGTTCGGGACAAGTTCTGATGGGAGATATAGCTGATTACTACGCCGACCAAGCAATGTTCGACGAGCCGCGTTTCAGAGTCACAGAAGATGACCCGTTAGACGAGCTGACAGCCCTTGTAGACGACGAACTCATCCGTAGGGTACGAATACTCTACCGAGCGGCTAAAGAGCTGTCAGGGGCTATGAACGAGCAGGACAGTCGGGTACAGAGTATCTGCAATCACCACCAACTGGTCGGGTATATGACCGAAAAGCAAAAGCGTTCGCTTTGTCTGTACATTCTGAACTTCGGTAAGAGGGTTGTCAGTATCTAATGTAAGGAGCAACACCGTTTCAATGAACTATGACTGTGAGAAGTGTGGTAAGCACAACAAGGATATCTTAGAGCAGGTCAACCACATCATAAATGGGTGTGAGACCGCTAAAACCAAGGAGGATACTACCAATGCCAAAAGTAACTGAAGTATACGTTGAAGCTACGTTCACCAAGTCCCTGCCGAACTACCAAAACTACAAACCAACAGCAGGAGTTCGTATGACACCCAGTAAAGATGAATCCACTGATGAAGTGTTCGCCTACGGTTGGGGAGTTGTCCACGATCAGATCGCTGAGCAACTGAAAGCGTTCGATGATAAGCCGCAGTCGGGTACCACTAAAGGTCTCGGTAAGTAACCAACAAGAAAGAAAGGGTGACCCAACATGATTAAACTTAATGGCGCAACCCTCAACTTCAAGGTCTTCCCTAATGGGGAGACTTTGGTTGACGGGGATCAAATTTTAGACCTCTTAGCAGACAGAAACTATGACGCTGAAGTCATCTTCAAATATGAAAACGACAGTGACCTCGTGAAGCTCCTGTTCGTCAAGTCCCACCTGGATAGGTACTTCTGTAAGAGAAGCATTCTGAAGATCGCATACATGCCATACAGCCGCATGGACAGGTCTGAAGGGTCATCGGTCTTTACACTGAAGTACGTCGCCAAGATGATTAACGACATGAACTTCGACTACGTTAATGTGATCGAGCCGCACTCTGATGTCACGTTGGCACTACTTGATCGTTGTGAAGCTACTTACCCAACCACCGCCCTCCTGCATGAGGTCATGATGGAAGTAGACTTCGACATCGAAAAGGATTATCTGTTCTTCCCCGACCAAGGTGCTCAAAAGCGTTACGGAAAGAACTTCACTAAGTTCAAGCAACTGGTTGGGTTTAAGGAACGCAACTTTGCTACTGGGGAGATCGACAAGCTTCAACTGGTCGGCTCTGTCGAGAGTAAAGGGTTCAAAGCGGTCATTGTGGATGACCTCTGCTCTTACGGAAACACATTCATCAGAAGCTCCAATGCTCTGCGTGAAGTAGGCGCGGCTGAGGTTCATCTCGTAGTGACTCATGCTGAGGACTCTATCTTCAAAGGAAATGTGTTCACCTCTGAGCTGATTGACCATGTATACACCACGAACACTCTGCTCACCGAAGTACTTGAAGCATGGGAGAGCAAGATTAGCGTGAAGGAGCTGATCTAATGGAGAAGCTACCCCTGATTGACACAAACGGAACTGACCCCTTCCTCCACCCCACCAACGCCATAAACAGGCTTGTGAATGAGTGGAGAGAGCACGGGAAGATCATCATTGCCTACGACTTCGATGACACCGTGTACGACTACCACAAGCGGGGCAGTAGCTACGACCAAGTAATCAGTCTTCTGCAACGCTGTGAAGCCTACGGTGCATATTTCATCGTCTCCACTTGTTGTAGTGAGGACAAGTACGACTTCATTAAGGACTACTTGGAGAGTAACGGCATCCCTTATGACGCGATCAACGAGAACGCACCGTTTGTACCCTTCACTGGTCGGAAGATTTACTGCAACATACTACTTGATGACCGCGCAGGACTTCTTACTTCTTACGTAACTCTTGACAGTGCCTTAAAAATACTTGAATCGGAGCGTGTAATCCTATGACAACTACTATTACTACTAACTTTCCTCCTGAACTTATGTGTGATTTCTATAAACTGTCCCACCCTGAGCAGTATCCTGAAGGTACAGAGTACGTATCCTCCACATGGACTCCTCGCGGTAGCCGCCTGGAAGGTGTGAATGAGGTAATGGTGTTCGGTGTGCAAGGCTTCGTGAAGGATTTCTTGATCGACTACTTCAACACATACTTCTTCAATCTTCCTAAGGACGTAGTGATCGCTCAATACAAACGATTCATCCGTCACACGATGGGAATTGCTGAACCTAACGCATCCCGTATTGCGGCTCTACATGACCTGGGCTACCTACCACTGAAGATCAAGGCTCTGAAAGAAGGTACTCTTGCCCCTACCCGCGTCCCAGTAGTTACTGTGGAGAACACACTTCCTGCATTCTATTGGCTGACCAACTCCATTGAGACGGTTATGTCCTGTGAGGTATGGATGCCTTCCACAAGCGCAACAATCGCGTTCCAGTACCTTGAGATTCTGACTCGGTATGCCGAGATGACAGGCAGTGACGAGGGAGCTATCCAGTTCCAGGGACACGACTTCTCCATGAGAGGTATGGCAGGTCGTCACGCGGCGGCTTCGAGTGGTGCAGGTCACCTGCTCTCCTTCAGCGGAACGGACACATGCCCTGCTATTGGATACCTTGAGAAGTATTACAATGCAGACATCGAGAATGAACTGGTTGGTACCTCCATCCCCGCCACTGAACACGCTGTAATGTGTGCCAACGGTCAGGACGAGAGAGAAGTACTATTGCGACTGATGACTGAAGTCTACCCTACTGGATTCTTCTCGGCTGTAATGGACACATGGGACTTCTGGCACGTAATCGAAAAAGTGCTCCCTTCCTTGAAGAAAGAGATTATGGGACGAGACGGTAGAGTAGTTTGTCGTCCTGACTCGGGAGACCCTGTTCTGATTCTCTGCGGTGATCCTAATGCTGAGGAGGAGATCGTTCGCAAGGGATTGATCGAAGCACTGTGGGATACCTTCGGTGGTACTGTAACTGATCGTGGTTACAAGCAACTCGATACACACATCGGTGCTATCTATGGCGACTCCATCACTCTTGATCGTTGCGAGGAGATTTGCAAGCGACTGATGGACAAGGGATTCGCTTCGACAAATGTGGTGTTCGGTATCGGATCGTTCACGTACCAATACAACACCCGAGACACATTCATGTTCGCGATGAAAGCGACTCATGCAGTAATCAACGGTGAGGAAAGACTTCTCTACAAAGACCCTAAGACAGACAGTGGTATGAAGAAGTCGCAGAGAGGGTTGGTTGCTGTTGTCGAAGACATTAATGGTCGTCTGACTTATAAGGACGGTATGTACAGAGCTGACTACGAGGAGATCGCTCACCTCGACCAGTTAGAAGTACTGTTCCTTGACGGAAAGTTGGTTCGTGACGAGACCCTAGGCGAGATTCGCGCAAGAGTTCGTAAACAACTGAAGTAGGTAAATCCTGTAGGAAGTGGGACACCCCACTTCCTTTTTCTATTGGACAAGTGTATACTGTCTTTGAATAAACTCCCTAAGGGGGTAAGAGCAGTGTTATCTGAGGAGCCAATAGATAAGATTTTTTAAGATGATGTCTACGAGAAAAGACTCGCGGGGAGAACAGCAAATGTCTCACGCGGGGCACGGGCAAAAAGGTACCCTCATGAAATGATGACAGGCAAGGAAAAGCGAGACTATACTAAATCAGGAAAGGTTCAGGTGACTAACATGTACGAAAACATTCTGCCTTACGAGGAGTTTAAGAAGATCGAACCTGCGGAGAAGCGTGCAGAAGTTCTTCAGAGTTGGAGAGACAAATTTAACAACGCTCAGATCGAACGTACTTGGGGGATGAAAACTCATCAGTACTATAAGGTTGTCAAAGAACACGGACTGAAGACAGCTACCCCAGGCAACGCAAAAGCTAAACAACAATCCATAGGTGCAGGAAGCAATGCTAACCAACGCACCAATAAAAATAATGCAGTCGTACTTAACAGTGAAGGTTTGGGGATTAGTTATGCGGGAGTCTTCAACATTGCTGATCTCGAAACCAAGTTCACTAAGATCGTGGGCTTCCTGAAGGATGAGGGCGGTGCGTTCTCGGTAAGCATCTCAGTCTTTGAGGACATTGCCCCTGAGCAAGCGAATGAAGGAATCAAGATCAACTACAACGGAACGTTTAGCGGTGAGGAGCTGTTAGCTCGTTTCGACAAGATCAGCGGCTTCCTGAAGGACGAGACAGGCAAGTTCAATGTCCGCATCCTGGTTCAAGAAGAAGCGGCTTAA